CTCCGTGCGCCAGGTGTCGGCCCGGTTCCCGAAGTTCAGGGAGCCCGTCAGGGGCAACCCGGTCTTCAAAATCTCGTACACGACCTATCAGCAGTACTGCCGACGTTGCCAAGGATACGGCATCGAGAACGACTACCGCATCCAGGCCGGGGGCGAGCCGCAGACGATCGGCAACGAGAACCTCCTGAACCAGGACGTGCTCAAGGTGCTCAGCACCATCAAGGGGTCGAACCCCTTCCACCCCGAGTACGGCACGAACCTGCTCACCCGGATCGGCACGAAGGCCCTCGGCACGGGGGCCTCCTCGATCAACGAGGACATCATCACGGCCCTCTCCGTCTTCCAGCGTCTCCAGACCGCCGCGGGCAAGTATCAGGAGGTCACGCCGCGCCAGAGACTCGCGTCCATCCTCTCGATCAACACGACGCCGGCCGACTTCGACCCCACCGTTTTCGAGGCGGTCATCGTGGCGGCCAACGCGGCCAACGTGCCCGTGGTGATCACGATGGTTTTCGCTGCTCCGGGAACTGCCGCGCTCGCCGGTACCAACGGCCTGTCCCTCGGCCTCGAGGGGTTCGGCCTCGACCCGAACACTAGGTACCTGTCCGGGGTGGCTCCCCAGTGAGATAGACGATGGTAGCTACGCCCAAAGTCACCGGTCCAGACGGCGTCCTCCGAGAAGACACCATCTTCTCGACGACGATGTCCTCTCGTTTCTTCGACGGGACCATCGCGAGCGACACCGTCGACATGCAGGTATCCATCCGAGGAGGGGCCTTCACCTCGGACCCGGACCTCATCGTCTTCGAGGGCGACACGTTCTCGTTCCCGAACCCGGCCGCGTTCTCGGAGGGTCTCGAGCTCGTGCCGGGGGTGAACCTCATCCGGGTGCGGTCCATCTCCTTCTCGGGCGCCGTATCGGCCGTGGCGACGGTGCAGGTCACTCTGGTGCAGGAGGCCGACATCGGCCTCATCGGGACCCCCCCCACGAACGTCAGCGTCGAGCGGTTCGACGACTCGGTTGGGGTTCGTGTCGAGGGGGTCGACGAGACGACCTTCCGCGGTGTCAACTTCTACGCATCTCGGTTTCAGGGCGGCGGAGCCACGGGCTACCAGCGCATCAACGTCAACACGATCACCGACTTCGAGGGGGTGCAGGAGACGTCCAACATCGCGGCGCTCACCATAGACAGCCCGGTGGCCACCAACCCGGACGGCACTCCGGCCGCGGACCCCCTCTACGTCAAGATCGAGGAGACGCAGACGAGCAGCAACGACGTCCTCGAGAATCTCGAGAACATCGTGCTCACTCCCGAGTTCGCCGCCGCCATCACGGAGCAGGAACAGGACGCCCTGCTGCGCACCGACTTCGTAGATGTGTTCGAGGTTCCCGAGAACACGATGACCCTGCGCAGCAGCTACACCCTCGACTCGGTGGTCGAGCGCGTCTTCTACACCTTCGACCACCACCGGCAGTTCGGCCCGAGCAACGACCCGCCGACGGTCCCCATCGGCGAGTTCTCCAGCACCCCCTCTACGGAGCCCCTCTTCTACGTTGCCACGGCGGTCTTCTACGACGCGTCGCGACAGGTCGAGATCGAGTCGTCGTTCTCGGCCGAGGTTGTCGGCAAGCCCGTCGTCATCCAGCAGAACATCGGCACGTTCCCGGCTCCGGCACGCCTGACCATCGTCCAGAACACGATCGACTCGCTCACCCGGACCACCCCGAACCTCGCGGTGCAGCCCGGAGCGGTCATTCGCGACACCGTGGTCGACCCGACCTCGAACGAAATCACGCGCCTGCGGTTCCTGGTGGACTTTCTCTACCGCATCCAGTCTTTCGACACGCTTCTTCAGATCGACGGCATCGAGCCTGACGGCACCTCGACGCCGGTGGCGCGCTCGCCCTACAAGCAGGCGCTGCAGCGCGTCTTCGAGCTCCAGAACCCGTCGGACGTACAGGTCATCATCGACACGTCCTTCGAGCAACTCGCTTCGAGGAACAATGTGTTCCGCAAGGCCGGCGTCCGCGCCCGAGGTTTCGCCACGTTCTTCACCCGGACCACGCCGACGGCGACAATCTACATTCCGCTCGGCACGCGGATCGCGAGCGGAGCAGTCCAGTTCGTCACAACGACCGACGCCTCCATCCCGATCAACAACGTCGGCGCGTTCTTCAATCCGAGCACGGGTCTGTTCCAGGTCGACGTCCCCATCGAGGCTCAGCAGCCTGGCACGCAGGCCAACCTCGGGGCCGGCCAGATCCGCACCATCGTGAGCAGCCTTCCGGGCCTCTCCGTCACGAACCCGAACCAGACCTTCGGGGGTCGCAACCAGGAGAGCAACCTCGAACTCTCCGTCCGCGCCCGGGCTGCCCTGGCGGCCGTGGACAGTGGTACCGAGCAGGGTACGCTCCAGACGGCCGCCGACGTGGCGGGCGTCTTCGGGGCCCGCGTGGTGGGTGCGGGGGATCCCCTCATGCAGCGCGACTACGACACCGACTTCGACAAGCACGTCGGCGGCAAGGTGGACGTGTGGGTGCGAGGCGAGGCCGTCGGCAACGTGACCGACGTGTTCTCGTTCACGTTCGACGTAGCGAACGACGTGCAGTTCCAAGTTATCGGCAACCCGCTGGCCTACACGTTCCGGGCACTCGACCAGAAGCTGTCTCCCGCGAACCCGATCGCCGAGATGCTCGACGATTCGGCTCTCGGGCTCGGACTGCGCAACGCGACGACTGGGGCGTTTTTCGATCTGGCCGGGGTCACCATCCTCGACTATCGGACGATCCGGCTCGACCCCGACAGTGCGCAGCCGACGATCGCCTTCGGCAACATCCTTCTGGGCGACTACCGCTACGTCACGACGATGAACTTCGTGTTCACGCGGCAGCCCGTGTCCTCGGTGGTCAGCGTCACGGGCCCGGTCTCCGGCGAGTTGTCCACGGATACTTACTCGTTCGTGCGACCCGACGACCCTCTCTTGAACGGACGATCCACGCGCGCACAGGTGTACCTCAACATCATGCAGGTGGACGGCGTCCCGAGCGGAGAGTCCATCTCGATTTCCAACGAACAGCACATTATGCTCGGGGAGTTCAACGAGTTCCTGTTCAACCTCGGGGCCAACCCGCTCACCATTGAGGTCTACAATTCCACGCGAACGGTCCTGTACCGGGGACCCGTCGATCCGAGCGGCGTGGCCGACTACGTCATCGTCCCGGGTACGCAGACCGTCGCCACCGCCATCCGGCGGACGCCGAACAGCCAGATCCGCAGCGGTCAGACGGTGCTCGTCGACTATAAGCACGCGGAGAACTTCACGGTCGAGTACCAGACGAACTTCGTGATCCCCACGGTGCAGCAGTCCCTCGACGCGCAGAAACATTTCACCGCCGACGTGCTGGCCAAAGGATCGTTCGGGGTGGGTGTGGACGTGACTGCGACCATCGTGACGCAGACGGGCCAGCAGACCTCCTCCGTCGACACCGCCCTCCGCACGAACCTCACCACGTTCTTCCGGGCGCGCGGCCAGGGGAGCGCCGTCCGTCAGTCCGACATTGTCGCCGTCCTCGACAACACGCGCGGCGTCTCCTTCGTGGAGGTGCCTCTGACCAAGCTGACGCGCACCGCGGGTGGTCTCGTCGTGCGCGAGGAGGTTCCCTCCGAGGCCGGCGATGTGGAGGTCATCCTCGGCAGCACGGCGCTGCCATTCTCCACGGACACGGTCAAGACGTGGCTGCTCGAGAACCCGCTCGACAACCCGACGAGCCAGGGAGGAGGCGACGGCATGCAGTTCGCGGGCGTCTTCAAGGACGACCTGGCGATGACTCTCCAGACCTCCAACCCGGCCGCGCTCAAGGACGGCGCCGACCGGGCATTCATCATCGGGGACGGAGGGATCGTCATCCCGAACTACAGCGACGACGCGACGATCCGGGCCAGTTTCCCCGTGGCCAACACTGCCACGGAGATCGAGGCGATCCGTGTCCAGCTCACGGCGAACCGCATCCTGGTCTCGCTCGCGGCCGACGACCGTCCCGAGCTGCACGACTTCACCTGCACGTACACGGTGGCGTTCGTGGCCGAGCGGGTGCAGGATATCGAGGCGAGCTCCATCGAGTTCTTCGAGGTGGGCAACCTGATCTTCACCTTCACGGAGGATGTGCGAAACAGTGGCTAACGAGAAGAAGCCTCTGATCCTCCCGAAGGATCCCTACCTCCCCTTCACCCGCGACCAGAACCCGGCTCCGGTTCCGCTCGAGGGACAGCAGGGAGTCAGGGCTCTCCGCAACATCACCGACGCGATCCTGCGCACGTTCCAGCAGGTCGTCCCGTCGAACTACGTCGCCGAGATCCCGGGCCCCTACTACGTCCTCCAGTACCAGGCCGTGGCCGAGCAGCTAGCGCGCATCCAGCTCGAGCTCGAGGAGGTGGGTCTCGAGTCCGACGTCGACTTCGCGCGGCCCGAGTTCCTCTGGCAGATGATCGGCACGCTCGTCTTCCCGAACACGCGGGAGATCCCCGTCGGCATCCCCGAGGTGGACGGCGACCTGACGTATCGCGAGTTCCTGCGCCGCATGATCGTCCTGCTGCTCCAGGGCGCCACCGAAGACGTTGTCGAGGAGGGTCTCAACCTGCTCACCGAGGCGGTCGTGCAGGTTCTCGCCAAGGTCGATTACTCGGACATGCCGGGCGCCTACTGGGGGTTCCCGGACCAGCACACCTTCGAGATCAACGTCCTCTGTCAGACCATCTTCACCGACCCCACCACGGGGGAGCTGATCGAGGGCGCGCTCGGGACCGGGTTCCCGATCGATCCCTTCAAGACCCTGCGGAACAACATGCGCATCCTCCGGGCCCTCAAGCCCGCGAAGGCGCTGTACGAGTACCGGCACCTGTTCCTGGACTCGTTCGGAAGTCTGTTCACGGCCGAGCCCTTCATCGAGCTCGACCCCTGGTACTACGAGGACTTCCGCAAGTTCTGCTGCGGCATGAAGGAGATCACGGGCGACGGCGGCATCACGCTTGGCGTCCAGCTCTTCTCCGACCCCACGCGGGACTTCAGCGCCGTGTGCGTCGGGGCCACGCTCGAGATCTTCGACGGGCCCAACGCGAGCCCCTCAAACGGAGGGACGGACGCGGCCACGCTCGGGGTGTACCGGGTGACGGGCATCCAGAGGCTGCTGGCCGGAGACGACGTGGAGGACGTGGACGCGAGTCCTCAAGTTCCGGTGCCGCGCCCCTACACGACGAGCCCCACGGGGCTCAGCGGCCTCGTGACGACCGTCCTCGGCGAGGACGGAGTTCTTGAAGATACGTCGCAGGATTTTTCCGATGCCGTGGAAGGTGAAATTATCACGATGATAACGGCGGGACCGAACGCCGGCAGCTACCGTCTCGAGACGCTGCTCGGCAACAACGGCGGTCCCGTGGGTCTCGTCGCGCCGGGATCGGGCGTGACTCAAGTGCGCATCGCGCCCAGCATCCTCACCACGCTCACGCGGATGCCAGAACCGGCCACGGGACAGTCCTACAGGGTGTCTCTGGAGCGTCTGGGCGTGCGCACTCCCTTCACGGTCCTGGGAGAGGACGCGTCGGCGCAGTTCTACGTCTAGTTCGGTGGCCGGCCTATAGGCCCCCGCAAGAGAGGACCGGCATCTCCGGCCGAGGAAGCCCATGCCCGCATTGATTCAGAGTCTCGTCAACGGCATCAACCCGGTCGTCGGGGCGAGCCGCGACGACCTCCGCGCCGGGGACGTCGTCCAGCTCGACCAGGTCGGGGGTCCTGCCACCACCTACGCCTGGTCGATCGCCTACGCGCCCGAGGACAAGGATCGCAACCCCTCGTCCGCGGTGCTCGTCGGCAACGTGTTCGGGCCCGGTCCCGTCACGTTCATCGTCGACAACCAGGGCGCGTATCTGATCCGCCTCGTGATCGATGCGGGTCTCCCTACGCAGGACGAGCAGTACGTTCGTCTCCGCTTCGACACGATCTTCGGAGACCTGCGGCTCGTCGCCGCGGGCGAGCGTCGCGACGGGAGCGGTATCATCCCGGTCGACATCGACGCGACGGGGTGGGCCGACGACCAGAACTATAACCTCCACCGTCTCCTGTGCCTCGTCCAGCACGTCTCGGCCAGCGGCCGCATCATCTACGTCGACGCGAACCGCGGCAAAGACAATCTCCAGGCGCCGAACGACCCGGTAGTGGCCGAGGGATGGGCGGATTTCTCCACCGTCAGCGAGGCCATCCTCGCCGCCAACACGAACGCTGAGTTCAACGGCGGCATCATGCCGAGCGCGACGCAGCCGATGATCGTCGCGGTGCGTCCCGGGTTCTACCAGGAAGACATCTCCTTCGCGCCCTACGTCCACGTCATCGGGTGGCCCTCGAGCGGCGGGGGCATCGGAGACCACCCCGACTTCGACCGCAGCGTGACGATCCGGGCCGCCAACGCGGGCGCACCCGCGGCGACGTTCACGGCCGCGCTCCCGAACCTCGGCGAGTACTGCTACGTCTCGAACCTCATCCTCGAGAACGTCGGGGCCACGACGAACGCGCTCCTGCGCAAGACCGGCGACGGCGACGTCTACCTCGTCAACGTCGAGCTCCTCCAGTCGGGCGGCGCGGCACCGAACCAGGGCGCCGGCATCTCGGTCGAGAGAGGCCGCGCCTTCCTCCACGACTGTCGCGTCGTCCAGGAGGACACCTTCTCGGGCGACTCGCTGGCCTTCCTGGTCGACGTCTCGGCCGGCACCGCGAGCCTGGTCGCCCACCAGTCGACCTTCATCGGCCCGAGCATCGGCCAGGTCGATCCGTCCCTGAACGGCGGCGTCACGGCCTACTTCTCGCACTGCACCTTCGAGCAGACGGGGAACGACCCGGCCTCCTTCGCCATCCAGACGTGGTCGGAGTCTCTCGTGCTCGACGACTCGACGCTCACGGTCGACCCGGGCGGCGTCGTGACGGTCGGCATCGAGGCGAACCCGACCGCGGCCGCCGTCCCGGGCGACCTCGCGGTGAACCTGCGACGCACCCGGCTCGGAGACGACAGCGCGGGCGCGCCGGGCTTCCTCGAGATCTCCATCGACGACACGGGCGTCGTGGGCACCTCCTACCTGCGAGCGGCCTCCTCCGAGTACGCCCCGGACGTCAACATCACGGGCAGCGTCACGCGCCAGGCCCTCACCGACGGGCGCTCGCTGTTCTACGACAACACCGCGTCTGGCCTGCTCTCGGAGAACGTGCAGGACGCCATCGACGAGATCGCGGGCGGTGGCGGTGGCGGGGCAGCCCCGAGCACCGCGCCCTTCATCACGCACGCCGTCTCGGGAGCCCTGACCAACAACCGCGTCCTGGCCAACGGCACCGGCACGTCCATCACCAACTCCGGCGTCGACGACGGCTCGATCCAGGTGGACCTCACCAACACCGGCGTCGCTCCGGGCTCGTACACCCGAGCCGACATCACGGTCGACGCCCAGGGCCGTATCTCGCTGGCGGCCGACGGCACCGTCGAGTTCACGTACACGACCCCGATGTTCATCCCGACGTCGGCGTTCGTGCCCCCGTTCGTCATCAACGAGTTCAGCGTCTTCAACTTCGCCAACGGGTTCAGCTTCCTCGGGGGCGCCTCCGGTGCGCTCCAGGTGTACTGGGACACCGACGGCGGCGGGGCCGGCTTCGCCCCTCTCACGTTCCTCGACGTGTTCGCTGGCCCGGTCGGCGCTCCCGTCTCCATCCTGCCGGTCCCGCTCGACCTGAGCACGCTCGGCCCTGTCCCGACTCTGGCTGCGATCACCCTCGCCGCTGGTCCCTTTTCCTTCGCCGCCGGTATCGTCCTCCAGGTCATGGTGACCTACCCGAGCCCGGCCTCCCTGGGGACCGATGGACTCGTCGTCTCTCTGACGGGGAATATCTAACCGGAACCAACTTTGTGCTGTGGTAGATGAGCGTCTTCGGCTACGGGCTTGAGCCTTACGGGTACGGACCCTACGGGGGGCTCGGCGGCGTCACGTTGCCGCCCACGGTCCCTCCAATCGGAGGTTATGGCGGCTACGCGTACGGACTCAACTCTTACGGTTCGCTCGGGGGGTTCGGCAAGCCGACCATCGCGGTCACCGGAGGATACGGCGGCTGCTCCTACGGCACGAGTTCCTACGGCTGCGTGGATGCTCTCGGAACTCCGCCTGAGGTCATCGCGGCGATTTCGATCACCGGGTTCATCATCGAGGTATTTTTCTCCCAGGAGATGTCGCCCGACGCCGACCTCTTCGACCCCGCGAGTTACACTCTCATCGACATCACCGGCGCGGCGCCTGTCACGGTCCTGAGCGTCGAGGTTGGAGTCGAGGGATACTGGGGACCGACCTCCGTCCTCCTCAACCACACCGGCACGACGCTTGGCGGCCTCTACCGCGTCGTCGTCTCGGGTCCTCGAGACATCGGGGGCACGGCGATCGCCGCTTACGCCCCGCTCAACCAGGCGGACGTACTGTGCAAGGGCGAGCCTCCGCCGTTCACCATCACGCCGATCTCGGGCACCGAGCTGCTGTACGAATTCGAGTATGACATGCTCGACGAGGCGGGGTTCTCGCCCGGCATCGAGGAGCTCGACGCCTACGGGTTCATCACCACGTACCCGCAGAACATCCTCCCGCAGTTCGTCACGTTCCCGCACAACGCCGATCTCAAGCAAATGAAGATGGACGTCATCGGCATGACGTCCGCTGAGTACGTCGGCGTCGTCAGCCCCGCCACGGCCATCGACTACGACGCGACCTACCTGCCCAACGCGCCGCAGGCAGACTTCATCTCCCAGGAGATCGGCGACGGCACGACGACGCAGGGCGTGAACGAGATCCTGTTCAGCAAGCAGGTGGGTTTCTCCTACGGGTGGAGATTCCTCGACACGTCGGGACGTCTGCTGCCGGACTCGAGCTACCGGGTCGACATCACCTTCGACGCCGCGGCCGAGGCGTCGAAGATCGACCCGGCCCCCGCGGCCGCCCCGGTGATCCTCGTCCTCGTCAACGACGGGGCCGTGCAGGTGAGTCTCGGCTTCAAGCGGCTCGCGGGCGTCGACACCCTCGAGATCGAGTCGGGAGCGTTCAGCGCGAGCTCGAGCATCAACTGGTCCTCGCAGGAGGTCACCGTCTCCCTCGTGCGGAACCAGAAGGCGGACACGTACACCGTCGTCGTGAACGGAGAGCCCATCGTAGCCGGCCTGACCGCGAGTTTCATGGCTCCTCCCGGGTTCCCTGCCGGTGTCCAGTTCCACCTCGACCCCACCGGCGTCTACGAAATCCTGGACTTCCCGCTCAAGGGTCTCGTCTTCACCGCCACGCAGACGATCTTCTCGGCCGCGTGGAACTTCCTCCACAACCAGAACGCACCCTTCGTCGGGAACGGCGCGAACGCGAAGGACTTCCTGCTCACGAAGAAGGGGCCGCTGGTGAAGGGCTGGGGCGACGCCACCCCGGCCACCAAGCAGGACGTGGTCGTCTACGTGAACGGAACGCCCGTCGAGGTGCTGCTTGTCAACCCGTACTACGGCAAGATCTTTCTGACGATCCCGATCCCGTTCATGCCTCCGGGCGTGATGGAGGTGACCGTCGACTACATCTGGTTCCCGTCGCCCATCATGGCGATGGCGGGCCTCAACACGCTCGGGCTCGTGCTCAACAAGGCTGACTGCAAGCCGCTGTGTCCGACGGGCGGCAACTCGGAGGGCGTGGGGCTCCCGGGCGGCGGCACGAACGGCATCGAGTTCTCGCGCTTCCCGATGGGGATTGTGCTCGGACCTGGCAGGCCGCAGACGCGCAAGCCTCTGCTCCGTAGCCCCCGCTTCATCGCGTTCCAGCAGCAGTACACGGCCGCTCTCAACAGCCCGACGACGCTCCTGCTCAACCGGAACCCCGACCAGATCGCGCTCGAGGGGGAGAGACGAGACATCTCCGGCGAGGTCGTGTTCTACGAGGGCACCGTCGATCCCACGGAGGACACCCCCGCGTGGGAGGAGGTAGGCACCAACGAGATCTTCAGTCTCTCGGAGTTTTCCATCACGGGAGGGGACCCCGACACGTTCGACGGAGATCCCAATCTCCCCGACAATGTCCTCGCCATCCCGGACGCCCAGGCGCAGGGCATCTACCAGATCTACAAAGTCACGGCCGGTCCTTACGGGGAAGGACAGGTTGCGTTCTTCAGCCGCGAGATCAACACGAGTTTCCCGTCCTCGATCACCCTCGTGACGCGACTCCAGATCCTCGAGTCCGAGGACGTCAACGTCGAGGACCCCGATCTCGACGACATCCCGGTGCCCGACGGTGTGTTCGTGGGGGTGGGTTTCGGGTGCCACACGAACAACCACCTCTATCTCGTGGGGGCGCTCCTGATCAACGACGTGCAGCACGTCGGCATGCTTGTCGAGCCCGCCTTCCCCGAACTCGGGGAGTCGTGGGAGTTCGCCTACCAGACTCCCATCCAGGTCCAGGACGCCACAACGTTCAGCGCGCAAAGCGACGAGCTGCCGCAGCTCATCCGGGAGCGCCTCATCTCCGACGAGATCGTGCGCTTCCAGATCATGGACGGCACGCAGGCCGGCGTGTACGATGTGCTCGAGATCATCGACCAGACGGACGGCACAAGCACGGTCTCCATCGACTCCTCAAGCCCCTTCCCGGCCGACCCGAGCCTGTACGGGAACCGCGACTTCACGGCCGTGTTCGAGGCGCGGTGGGACGGAGACAACGAGGAGAACAACCCCATCACGTACCGTCTCGTCGTCAAGAACGACGTGAAGGGCATTCCCGAGGGGTACGCGGAACTCTACGTCGGAGGGTCCTTCTCGGGCGTGGCGCTGACGCTTGAGGGAGCGCCCCCGTTCGCCATCCCTCCAGACGGGGTGCTGCTCTACCCGACCGGCAACGAGGGAGAGGTGTTCTGGGGATCGCTTGATCGCCGCGCGAAGAACCTGAGCAACTGGCACTTCGTCCGCTACGGGCTTGCCCCCGGAGCGACGACGCTGAACTTCCGCCAGATCGTCGTCGCGGCCGAGATGAATGACCTCCCCGAGGACGACCCGAACAACGTGTGGTTCCTGACACAGGAGTTCGGCTCGCGCGTCATCGACTCGACCGGAGATCAACTCCTGCTCAAGGCGACGAGCGCGGACAACCAGGTCGGGGTCGAGGGCCAGGATCTCAGCATCGGGTACGCGCGCATCGAACCCTTCCTGACCCGTCGGATGGCCATCGACGTGGACACGACCTTCCAGGTTGACAGCGGAGTGCTTGGGGCCGGAGACCTGCTGTACAGTGTCAAGGACGGCCGCAAGGAGGTGCGCCTCGCCACGCTCCTCTACGACGAGACGGGATCCGAGCGCGAGCTCCTCTATCTTGAGAACGCGTCTCTCTCCGGCCTCCTGCTGCCCGACCAGCAGGAGTGGTTCAAGACCGGCGCCCTCACGACGGAGCGCGTCGAGGGACACCGCATCCAGTACGAGCAGGTCGCGGGCGATACGCTCATCTACACGTACTCTCTGCTCCAGGCCCCGGCCGTGGCCCTCGCGTCCGACGGGCGCATCTTCGAGGCGACGCTCCAGGTCGAGACGGTCGGGACGACCGACGTCGACGGCGACACCGGCATCTTCCTCGGCACGGACGTCGGTCCGATCGGGACCGCCCGGGGCGTGGGGCTCCAGCTACGCGTGGCCGCGGGAGTCGACCCCGACCAAGTGTTCCTGTTCTCTCTCGAGACCGGGATCGAGGTCGCGGCCTTCGACGTCGCGTGGAACGACGGCGAGCCCCACATCTACCGCGTCATCGCGGACAGCGACGTCATGACCGTCTCGGTCGTGGTCGACGACGTGGTGCTCGGCACCGCGGATCTCCTCCTGTTCGCGCTCTCGTCCACGGACACGGAGGCGACTCTCGGGTTCGCCTCCACCGTCACCTCGTGCACCGTGCAGGTCGAGGACATGTCCGTGGTGGTGCTGCCGCCGTCAACGGCCAAGCGCACCCTCGGCGTCTGGCTCGGCGGCGACGTGACCGACATCGACAACTGGAAGGTCCCGCGCACGGACACGCTCGACGTGCCCAACAGCGACCTGTCCGCCGTGGTCGAGGAGATGGACTGGCGCGCGAGAGTCCGCGCCCGAATCCACCGCGATCCCGGATGGGGCGTGACCATCCTGCGTCCCGACCTGCTGCCTCCCCCCTACTTCACGGGCAACTTCGCCACCGACTTCACCGAGCCGAGCGCGGGCTGGATCAACGTCGAGTACGTTGATCTCCCGAACGTCGACGCGTCGCAGATCTTCGGCTTCGTGTCCTTCGGCGCGCTCGATCCACAGTCCATCTCGCAGGCTCGCATCGACGAGGTTCGATACCGCATCTACCGGTACGCGACCGAGGACGTCATCATGCCGCCGCACATGGTGCTGAACCAGTACAACGTCATCACCAGCGGCGAGTTCAACAAGGACGTGACGGTCGAGGAGGTCTCGATCGTCTCGACCGACTCGACCACCATCGAGCTCAGCGCGACCAACATCACCGCCGACCGGGTGTTCGGGTTCACGTTCGTCAACGCGGCGGGAGAGACCGTCGAGTACCTGCCGGGGTCCTTTGAGTTCGACCGCGACACGCAGACGATCACCATCACCTCGTACATGACGCTGGGCTACTACCCGTCGCTCGACGTGCCGGACGACGATCCTGACTTTGTCAACAACCCGAGTCTCAACGACACGCAGAACTTCCCCTACCCGCCCGAGGTACTGCTCGACCCGACCAACGCCGAGTTCGAGGGAGGGACGGGCGGCAACGGCTACCCGATCGACGTGCAGGTGCCGATCACGGTCTCGTTCGCGCCCGGCAAGCCGTTGACGCAGACGTACCTGTGCTCGCAACCCCTGCTCGACGGGACCACGCTGCTGAACGAAGGAACTCCGCCCTACGAGACCGCACAGACGGCGAAGGCCACGAAATCCCTGATGTGGGGTTCGAGGATCAACGATCCCAACGACGTCCTCAACACCGACCCCGACTTCATCCTGAACGACCCGTTCCGGTTCCTCGGGTTCACGCAGGGCAAGAAGATCCAGTACGAGGACATCGACTTCTGCGAGGTGTCCGAGGGCGACCTGTGTCGCCTGTCTCCCTTCTGCGACGACAACACGCCGGGGGCTTCCGAGGCCGGGTTTCCGGGCAACGAGCCGGGCGACATCGGCAACGGCCTCATCAACGTCGAGTTCGGTGGCCTCGCGTTCACGGAGACGGACCCCATCTCCTTCACCGACGGTCCCGGGGACGGCTTCGGCGGGTTCGCCGGCACGACCTTCCTCGAGTACAGCGGAGGCGACGAGGATGCGGGGGGCAATCTGAACGAGGCCATCCTGTTCACCCCGCTCGGACCCAACACGCCGTCGTTCCAGAGTCCCGACGGTAGCGTGGGGTGGAGCGTCTTCGGCCAGCTCTACGACACCACGACGAACACAACCACGAATCTCTTCTTCGGCACCGGAGACACTGGTCCGTAGCGGTTTTCGTCCTATCAGGAGGCAACTAGCAGGGAGTTCCCATGCCCAAGATCATTCGTGAAAACATCCAACCGGCGCGTACCGGGTTCAAACTCGGCATGGGACAGCGCTACGCGGAGCCCTCGCTCCTGCGAGTCCACGGGCGCGTGTTCTGGAAGATGCGCGACGCTCGGTCGGGCGACCTCCAGCTCAAGCGTGAGCAGGACAACGTCGTCACGCTCGACGCCGGGCTGCTCGTCGCTCGCCTCATGAAGGACCCGAACGAACCCGCCCACGGCATCAACATGCTCGCGGTGGGCACCGGTGCGCTCGGTGCGGTCCTGAATCCTGACGCTCCCACCAACCAGCAGCGGCGTCTGAACAACGAGATCGCGCGCAAGACCTTCTCGGAGACGACCTTCCGCGACGCGAACGGCGCCGCGGTGGCCTACCCGACGAACGTCGTGGACTTCACGACGATCTACGGCGAGTCCGAGGCCGTGGGCCCCCTCAACGAGATGGGCCTGCTTTCCACGATCTCGGACAACACCGCCGTCAAGAACGACAACCCCAACTTCGCCGGTCAGGGCGGCGAGCCGTACGACCCGACGATTGACGTCTCGAACTACGACGAGCTCGTCAACTACCTGACCTTCTCCGTCATCACCAAGCCCGCGACCTCGATCCTGACCATCACCTGGCGATTGAGTTTTTGACGAAGCGATGAAAACGTGCCCCTCATGCGGCGTTGAGAAGGACGCCACTGCCTTCGGCAGGAACAAGCGTCGCCCCGACGGCTTGTCCTGCTACTGTCGCGACTGCTCGCGCACGAAGGCACGAGAGTTCGCCCGGACGCCCGCGCAGCAAGCCAAGCGCAGGGCGTACTACGAGGCCAACAAGGGGGTTCTGCTCGCACAAGCGAAGGAGCGGTGGGAGCAGAACAAGGAGCAGTACGAGCCTGCGCGACAGAGGTGGGCCGCGGGCAACCGCGAAAAGCTGCTCGCGTACTACGCGGACAAGGGAGCCGTGCACCGTACCTTCATCGACGAGATCAAGCACGACAAGCCTTGTCTCGACTGTCGCCGCGTCTTCGCGCCTTACATCATGGAGTTCGACCATGTCCGTGGCCGAAAGCGGTTCAACATCGGTAAGATGGCGAACCATAGCCGGGAGCGCGTGCTGGCCGAGATCGAGAAGTGCGAGCTCGTGTGCTGCGTCTGCCACCGCATCCAAAGTCATGCTCGGCGCCCGGCCGCGAAGACTCCAAAACTCCTCGCGTTCCGAGAGTGGATCAACGAGATCAAGGATAGGGCCTGTCTCGACTGTCATCGCAGGTTCAACCCCGAGGCCATGGACTTTGACCACGTCGAGGGTCAGAAGGTTCTTCAGGTTTCTGACATGTGGTCTTGGAGCCGCGAGAAGGTCGTCGCCGAGATCGCCAAGTGCGAGTTGATCTGTGCGAACTGCCCTCGTGAGCGCACGGTGTTCCGCATGAGAGAGGCTGCGTAGCGATGCCCACGCGACCCAAGTTCTACCCCGCGTCAGTCAGCCGCTACCTCGACCCGAAGGAGCGGTCCTGGGACACCGTCGTGGCCCAGATGGGGAAACTCGTCCTCGACGCGGAGAAGAACCTCGAGCAGGACATGCGCGACCTCGAGCGCATCCGCCAGCTCGCGCGTCAGGTCCCGTCGGGGTGGGTGCGTGGACAGTCCCGCGGGGACGCCTACAACGAGTTCAACTACGACGACCCGTGGCTGCCGGGGCCGGTGCTGAACCCCGACTTCGTGCCCAATGCCCTCCACATGCAGAGGGTGCAGGCGCTCGTGGCGGGCATGCTGCTCGACATCGAGTACGTCGACACCGACGCCAAGGGCGACAATCTCATCATCCTCGACGCGCCCACGACCTTCGACGGGACGCCGGCCACGTTCAAGCGCACCGACTTCGTGTTCCTCGAAGTCTGGCTCGCGCTCGTCAGCGAGAGCCCGAACGCCAAGGGCAGCCTGTTCGTGAACGATCCCGTGGCCGTCATGGTCGGCGACACCGTCACCGTCGACGGCGTCGTCCTGACGGCCGTGCTCGTCCCCCCGGGTCCGCTCCAGTTCCAGATCATCCCGCTCAACCCGGCCACGACGGCGAGCAACCTCGCCGCCAAGATCAACGCGAATGTCCCCTCCGTCACCGCGGTGGCAATCGTGAACAATGTGCAGATCACGGCCAACGTGCCCGGGGTTGCTGGCAACACCATCACGCTCGGGAGTTCCAACCCCGCAGGCATCCTCGCGTCGGGCGGCTTCCTGACCGGAGGCGCCGATACCTCGAACAAGCCGACGCAGATGATGGTCTACCGTCACGGCAACGTCGACTCCTCGGCCGCGGTCGCGCTGCCCGATGACATCGAGGACCCCGCCGTGGGCGTCGAGACGAGCAAGCGCGTGCAGGTGCAGTACCGCATCCGCCATACCGGCGTGGCCGAGGGCGTCAACTTCAAATTCGAGGGTGACGGGTTCTCCAACCCGAACATCCTCGCGCAGGGCACCAATGTCGCCCCCGTGGCGATGTACCCCTTCGTCCCGGCCGACCTCAAGTCCGTGATCGACAACAGCGACGCTCGAGACGGCATCGCGGGCACGGACATCGGCTACGGCCTCCTCGACAACGGCCTGTGGATTGCGGGCAACGGGACGGCCTCCTCCGCCACGGACCTTGGGACGATCGACGGTTTCGTGTATGCCATCCCTCTCTGTTTCGTGTTCCGTCGCAACGATGCTACGGCCGGCATTGGGTTCAATCCGCTCGAGAACACGAACGGGGGCCTTGCCCACAACCACGGGGGTATTGCGAACCCCAGCCTGTTCAACCCGGTGGCGGTCGGCGAGTCGGGACGCCCGGATGGAGTATTCGCCGACCAGATCGTCGACAACGACGTCCTCGACCTGCGGCGCCACGTCAAACTCGCCGACCATGATTTCGTAGGTGAGCTCCAGTACCAGATGCAGTGCCTCCAGGATGGCACCGTCCGTACCTGGGCCATCGACACGGCGTCGAAGCAGGAGCTGGGCGCGGGGTCGGGAGACGTGTCCACGCGCAACCTCGTGGCGAATGAGATTGGACGCACCGCGGCTTCGGGCGGCGTGGCCCCGCTGTCTGGCGACACAACCCGCGGCGAGACCATCCGCAACTTCGACCACATTGCGCGGCGGTTCGGGGACCAGCCCGTCGTCGAGCGTGTCGTGTTCGCGCTGCTGCCGACGGATGACTCGGTCAGCTTTCCGGCCAAGTACGTCGTGCGCCCGGGCTACGCGGCCGCCTTCACGGGGTGGGCCGAGGGCGACGAGATCAACATCGACCTTGACGAGTTCAACGCGTCGACCCTCGGCGACTTCGACCCGGGCAACGTGACCTCGTGGGTCTCCCCGAGCGCGGTCTGGACCGTTCTCGCCCCTCCGGGGAGCACCATCACCGACGTCCTGTCGATCTACCACGACGACGGCAACTGGGGCGTCGCGGTCGACCAGACGCTCAAGGCGACGACGATCATCGGTCTCGGGACACCTCACCTCCAGATCACCCTCGACACCAACCCCACGCAGGTGACCGGAGGGATCAACGCCGCCGCCCACGATATGGTGGGAGACAGCATCACGGGCGACGTGGGATCGCCCCGCCGCGTCTTCGTCGAACTCGAAATCACCTACCCGCTCGGCGTCGGCACGACGGACACCCCCGACCACGAGGTCGTCCCGGACCCGGGCCCATGGCCCTACGGTCCGATGCTTGAGAACTGGCTGCCCACCGGTCCCGACCAGCGACCGGCCGACATGGAGGATCGCCGAGCCCCCGCCTTTCGTCAGGGATTCCGGGAGGTCGAGGTTGAGTACGTCGCCAACGACCCGACCGCCGGAGGCGGCAACGCGGGCATCCCAATCGGCACGCTGACTCTGGAGACGGTCGTGAGTCGCGACCCGCTGAACATCGTGCTGCCGCGGAGGTTCTGGGGCGACAGCGTCACCTCCGTGCTCGTGACGGACGTCGACGACGGCAACCCTCGAGACGTGGATGACCCTAACTCGCATTACGGGGCCTCGAGCCGCCTCGTGGTGCTCAATAACACGGGTATCCCTCCCGCGGTCCCGCTCTCGGGCGCCGGCCAGACGCTGTGCGAGGTCCGGTTCTTCGCGCAGGACGCGGTGCCGAACTATGGTCCCGCGGGCGCCGGCTACCAGCAGACGATCTACTACCGGACCAATGCTCCGCAGACCGTGGGAGTCAAGGAGGGCGTCATCAGCACGACCATCCAGGACTTCCCGTACACGGGGGCCGTCGGCCCGCTGCCGTCAACTCTGCAGGTCGAGCCGCTCTACATCAGCACGAACGTATGGACCGGCCAGGTGGGCATGGGTAGTGTGGAACTCCCGTTCCCCTACTACGCGCCGCTCGATCAACTTCCCGTCAACGACGGGCGCACCGAGGTCCCGCCAGCTCCCGTCACGTTCCCGGGAGAGTACTACTTCGCCGCCACGGCCAGCATCTCGATCGACGACTTCGACGCCGAGGTAGGCACACTCGCCCTGCACTCGCTCGTCCCCGCGGACGGCTCGACGGGCTGGACGGTCGGAGGCACCCCGGTCACGGACGAGCCGTTCAAGGACACTGAATTCCGGGCTGTGTACCCGGTCATCAACCGGAGCTCACACCGGCCCACGGCGATGGGGCAGGGGATGAGCAACGTGGTGCGCCACAAGGTGTTCGTCCCCGTGCTCGCGCGGTCTCTTCAAGACAGCTCGCTGTTCCGCAAGGACGAGATCCTCTTGCTGGTCATCACCCGGTGGGCGCTCCTCGATGCGAACAACGACGTTACGTTCGCCGACGCCGGAGGCAACACGGGCGTCGGAGTCTACCGCACGAAGAACCTCCTCATGACCACGGGGAATCAGGAGTAGCGCCATGCCTCGCAACGTAGACCCCGGCAGCATCAAGAAGGGATCTGGTCTGGCGAACCAGAACTCGGTGGACTCCAACTCGTTCACCGACGAGGTCATCGAGGGCCAGCAGCACGGTCTTGAGGCGCACATCAACGATCCGCAGGACGCCCACGACGCGTCCGCGATTTCGACGACGACCTCGGGCGGCATCTACTACGGAGACGACGTCCAGTCCAACCTCGACGAGCTCAGCGCGCTCGTCCCTCCGCGGCCGCCGTCCATCGGAAACTTCTCCACCTTCCTGGAGTACACGGGCATCCCAGACTGGGGGCGCCTCAAACTCAACGACGGGGGCTTCGTAGCGCGAGGGCAGGTTGTACCCCCGGACCCGGGCGCGCCCACCAACGATTTCTTCGTGTTCAACGAGTTCTGGTGGCCGCCGTTCGAGGCGCAGAATATCTTCCCCGCGTCGCCCAACCCCCCGGGAGGCGTCTTCACGACGCCGGGCCAAGACCCGAGCACGGACCCGACCTTCAACGTTCTCGAGGGAGCCGCGACGCACCAGGGCGGTTTCACTCGGACGATCCCCGTCATCGAGACGGCTCGCGTGCGAGAGAGCGGCGACTTCGAGACGAACGTCTCGGGCACCGTCTACCCCGCCGACCGTGGCGTCATCGCCCTGTTCCACTGGCCGGCCGGCGGAGACGTGTCCGACTTCCTCGCACAGCCCCTGACGGACCAGGTGGTCGCGGCGATCCTGTGTGGGCAGGGCATCAATGGAGACTGCGACGGCGACCCGGGGGGTATCTTTGAGGAGGGCGACCCGAACGTGTTCGCGTTCCCTGGTCGCGCGACGGGACAGTACGACCTCGTCGAGTTGCACTCGGGCACGAACAACCAGACCGGCGACCCGTTGCCCGGAGGCGCCAATTCGGCTGCGGGCCAGGTCCGGCTCGGGAGCGACCCGGCCGCCGGAGTCCCGGTGGTCGTGGGTGGCATCCCTATCCTCGGGGCCACCTCGATCGCTAACGGTGGCGGAAACAACACCAACTTCTTCCGGTACCGGCTCCCCTACCTCGACGATTACTCGGCCGCGACGGGGATCGAGTACACACCAGCCGTCGAGCGTCCGCGCTACTTTGAGAAGCCCCCGGTCTCGCTCGACCCGGGCGTCGACCTGACGCAGGCCGGCGACTTCCCGGACTTCCCGAAGGACTACTGGACCTTCCAGGTCTGTCGTTTCCGCCACGAGTTCGACGTGGGCCTCGACTTCCCGGACCACGGCTCCTACCTTCTGCTGCACTTCCGGCGCGAGGCCGACTTCGAGGCGTTCGCCCGTGACGGCATCATGCCCGACGACGTCTCCTTCGGGTACGACCTGTGGAGCGCCGGGCTTGTCAACTACAGCTTTCCCGAGAGCACGGATAACCTGATCGACGTGACCGACCCGCTCGCGCCGGTCACGTCGGCCGCCTACCACGTCCTGCGCGGGGCCATCTTCACGCCCGACAACCCGGGTCTCATCAACACGGCGCTCTCCTTCACCTACGACCGCGAGCGCGACGAGGTCATGTTCTGCTCCGGGGTGCAGCATTTCCTGCCCAACGGGAGCGGCATCGGCACGAACTGGCAGATTGACACGCTCTCGTTCGGCGTCGACAACCTGTTCAACAGCTCGTACCGCCTTGGGTTCAACGCGGGCGCGACCGCCATCACGCCGGGCCTCACCCACATGAACCCGGCCGTCCTGTACCTCGGCGCCGGGACTGCCGACCAGAACATCGTCAACGGGCTCGGCGTCGGGTACACCGGGACCGCGTTCTACCAGCGCGTGGACTTCGACTACACGGACCTCGACTCCGTGAGCGGCCCCTTCGACCTGACCACGGGGCCGACGACGCTCGCCTCGGCCGACATCATCCTGCTCGGGGGGGACACGCCGATCACGTTCGCGGGCGACGACGCGCAGTGCCACTTCTGGTTCAACGCTCGCGTGCGCATGTTCGTTCGTCGTCCTCCCCTTCACAACGACGCCACGCCGGGCATGACGGAGTTCACGTTCCCGCTCCCCGGCGGCGATATGGTGCTCATGCACACGACGTCGCACTCGCCGAGTTTCGACAGCGGAGGCGATTATGGCAACTTCAAGACAGGCGTTGGGGACTTCCCACCCCGCGCCAACCTCGAGAACCCGCGCAAGGATGTGGAGGAGCGCTTCTACGACGAGGTCTACCGCGTGGCGCAGTCGAGCATGATCATGCTCGACCCGACCTACAACGGGAGCGTCGGCAACCTGACGGGGCCAGGCCTTCCCTTCGGGCCGCTCGGGCCACTCGAACTCCCCGTGAGATTCGCCTCGGAGGCCCTCGTCTCCTTCGGGTTCGCCAGCTACCTGCGCACAGACCTGCACCAGGCCGACCTCGCGCTGAGCCCTCTCGTCGCCGCCCTCGAGGCGCAGGTGTCCGGGCTCCCGGACCGCTCGCCCCCGGCCACGGACGGCGTCGAGAACCCGTGCCCGTTCAGCGGAATGCTGATCTACCCGCAGATCGACTACACGACGGGGTTCCGTCCCTCGATCGCGGGCGGCGACACCACGGTCACGCAGCCCAACTACAGCACCATCGCGGACGCGGACCGCCGCTACATCCGCGTCTTCGATGCCGCGTACAGCAACCAGGCGGCCGCGGGAGACCGAGAGCCCGGCGTCGTCGGGCAGCCCTTCCTCACGTTCCGCATCGACGGCCTCGAGCTCGCCGACTTCGCCTACGCGGCGCCGGGGCCCGGATCAGCCCTGATCGCGCTCGAGGTGAAGGTCCCGGGGCTCACGACCTGGATGGACCTGGGGCGTCGGGACATGGACGGCCCCTCCAAGCAGGACCCCCTCGTGGACGGCGCCGGGTGCCAGATCCTCGATCCGAATGCAACGTTCGACGGGCGCGACGCGGTCACCGGTACGGTCTTCTGTCAGGTCCGCATCAATATGGGTCCCGCCATCAACGTGTTTGCCAACACCGGCCTCAACCCTCTCGCTCCTCTGGGAGTGGCTCCCGTCATGGTCCGTGCCCGGATCAAGGCGGCCGGCGCCGCCTATAACTTCACGCAGGGAGGTCCCGATGCCAGCTCCGACACGCCTCGTGCCCTGACCGGAGTTACCCTCCTCCGCCACAGCGACGGGCTCGGCCCCAACGACGCGGCGCCATTCGGGCCTCCCGCGTTCCCGTAAGGAATTTACGATGGCCGACTTCACCGATCAGGACAAGGCTCTCCTCGACAAACTCCGCAAGGCGTTCGAGGCGAGGGGCAAGACGCGACAGGCTCTTGAGCCGTGGGAGGAGCATCTCGGCCGGGACTCCACCGTCTACGCCGCGCGGGCGGCGATGGCCGCGAAGGTCCTCGAGGGGTTCTCTGGGTCCTGGTCGGCGCAGTACCACTACGGCTGGCAGTCCATCGTCGTTCCCACCGGTGTCGGGTCTGGGGAGGGGGTTTCGACCATCGACCCGCAGGGACCTCCCTCCGTCGTCCACGAGAAGGAGCACCACGTCGGGCGCAAAGGCGTTCCCGAGATCAACTTCGTTCCCTACAACTGGGGGACCAACGCGTTCGGAAGCAAGGGGCCTTCTCTCGTCGGTCACCCAATCTCGTGGGAGGTCGTCGGGCCCACGCTCAAGTCGCCCTTCACCGACTGGACGTGGCAGGTGTTGCAGGGGGCAGGGCCCAACGGGGGCGACCTTCTCATTCCCGACGTGCGCCCAGACGGCACCGTGTCTCCGGTGGTCGGCGGCATCGCCGACATGTACGGCCCACAGATTGATCCCCAGGGTGCCGTGACATGGACCATTGGCACCAACGACGAGCCGAACGGCGGCGTGTATCTTCTCGTCACGGACGATGGGGCCACGCCCGGATCGATCTTCCAGCCCGGTGCCGAGCTCCCGATGGGTGCTCTCGCGCCTTACATCGACACGGCGAGATTCGAGCTGTTTAGGGTCTCGGCCATCCTGGCGGCCGCGATCGAGATTCACCCGAACAAGCGTTTCTCGCAGTTCTTCGACCTGCCTCTCGCCGGGACCAGGTACATCCGCGGCATCACGTTGCTGCGGCCATACGTGACGCGGCTTGCCGCCATCCCGCAGTCGGGGGCCGCAGGGGGCAACGACGGGACCTCGACCTCGGGCCGCGAGCAGACGTTCGTGGTGGTGCCGCCCGAGCGCGCGGCGACCAACGACAACTTCCCCGTCTACGACGGAGGTAACGGCGGTGGCAGCGGAGACGGCTCGTGGATCGGCGGCGGATTCACGTCGGCGACGCAGCCAAACGCCGGTGTCGTCGTGGGCGAGCCGGCAGCCTACGGTGGCAAGGCCCGACTTCCCATCCCGATCCCCGTGGCCGAGGCGCTGGGAGACGTTGAGGACACCCTCGCGTTTCCGGCGAGTTTGGTCGGCAGTTGGATCATCGAGACCGCCACCGCAGCGTTCACGTCGGGCCTGTTCACGACGCGGTTCCCCATAGTCCGAGTGGTCTCGACGGTCCGCGACGATAATCTCAGCGCGCTGACCTACGGAACCATCCCTAGCTGTCTGGGATGGTTCGATGTGATCGCCACCGATCCCACCCCTGGGGTTCTCGTGACGCGGGTTCCCGAGACGAGCCCGGTGACCGGTCTCACCTACTGGGGTCCCGGCCCGTTCATCGCCAACGTTCTTGCCAACAGGGACGTTGGTCTGGCAATGACCCTGCACGAGCCCATCGAGGCGCTCTGGTACGGCCCCTTCGCTCTCGACAAGGTCGAGGCATCTCGCCTCAAGAACCTCATCGACCCCGACTGGGTGTCGCGCTTCGAGAAGCAGGTTAGCGGTGTCTTCCCGCCTCCGGGGGGTAGCGGCCCGGGGCGCCCCGACAAGGCGGTTTTCGACACGCGACTGTTCCCGAGCGCCGGCCCTATTCCCCAGGCCGCGAACCCGGGCAGCCTGATGGACCTCGGATTCCGGGCCGTCTTTTTTCCGGCCAAGGAAGACCCGAACGACTCCTCCAATTTGGTCCCCGACTTCGACCGACCCATCTTGGGGCGCGAGGTGCAGATCGACGGTTCCATCGCCGAGAAGCAGTACCTCGAACTCGACTACTCGTCTGGCATCCTCCGGCTCAGTCGTCCCCCTCCGACCTCGCGGTCGGGCGTGCCGGACGATCCCTCCGAGATCATCCCCAACGGTATCCAGGGCACCGGCGGCAACAACCCTCGTGGAGAGGTTGTCCTGTACGCGGCGTGCGTCCCCTACTCGATGGAGGACTCGCAGCTCGGGACGGGTAACCGTGTAACGGTGAATCGAGGAGCGGGCTTGCGGGACGTGGACGCCTACAGTGAGGAGGTCTTCGCCCACATCGACCTCGACAACACCACGTTCACGGGCGTCGCGCCGTTCATCGGGCTGTCGGTCCCCACCGGCGCCGATGACATCATCTTGGATCGCGTCCTCGACTGCCCAGAGACAGGGGTCATCACGATCACCCGAGGAGGGCCTGACTCGCCTCCCCTGGGCCGTTTCGCGTATTCGCGGCGCACGACGGTGACCGTTGGGCTGCTCGAGCGTACGGCACTCGGAGGCATCAGCTCCGACATCTTCGCCGTGGACCCGGACCCGGGCGCGAGCGGGGAGGGCCGCTACGTCATGGTGCGTCGCGAGGTCAAGTTCGGCCTGCGTTCCGTGGACGTCTCCCTGGCCGTCGACTTTTATGCTGGCGACACGACCTACGGCAGCGAGGCTCGAGCGCACACGATTCGATTCGAGGGATCAAAGGTGCTTCCTCAGGTGGACGGCTCCCTGGTGGTTCGCCGCGATCCCGACCTCGCGGCACAGCTCGACCGCGTCACGGGGCACCTCCAGCCTTCCAAGCTGTCCCTCCCGATCGACACGCAGATCAACGGTCCCGACTACGCGCGCTCGTACTTCAGCGAAACCGGCGTCTACACGGGGATGTTCTACGACTGCGATGCCTCCTCCGCGGGGGTTCTCGGCACCGACAACCCGGGCTGTCGCTACTTCCCGGACATCGGAGGCCCTCAGCCGGACATCGACCGGGGTCCCATCATGCAGTTCAACTCGCCCGGACCCGTCCCGCCGCTGTGGCACGGCGTCATCAACTCTGACAACGGGGTCGTCGGAGAGGGTCTTTTCCCGTTCACCAACAACTTCCGTTTCGTGGCCAAGGGCGTGGTGGGCTTCCGGAATGCGGTGGCTGAGTCGACCGGGTTCATCGGCCTCATCCTCGACGAGACAGCCCCGGGTCTGACCCCGGTGGTCGCCACGCTGAGCGACCCCACGTTGGCTCCGCCCCTCCACACGTACATTGGATTCCAGTTCGACACCCGCGTCTCCGCGAACTGGCGCTACTGGACACGGGGCGTTACGGGCGGCGACAACATCATCACCATCCCGGGAGTCACGGCCGATCGGACAGTCCCCCCTCTCCAGGGTCCCTACTACTTCGTGATCGAGGCCAACCGGATCCCAAACGCGGGCAGCTCGTACTCTCCCGTGTGCAAACTCGGCGTCTACGACGCGAGCAAGAATCTCATCGCCTCCACGACCGTGAGCAACGTCGATCTTTTGCCGTCGGTCTCGGGCCGCGGGTTTTTTACGAGCATCGCTATTCGGGAAAATACCGTCGCGATGGGCGGCGCCGACCTGTACCTGTACTTCGCCAAGGTCATCCTCGACAAGGATATTGACGACCTGCCGCCGCTGCCGTAGGCGAGCGTTCGCGGGCCATTTTTCCCCTTATAGGATCACTCCACTAAGGACGCTTCATGCGCATCGTAGCCACACTCGTCGGGGACGAGATCCTGCAGGTGGAGCAAAACCCGCCCAACGGGACCCCCGTTTCGCGGAACGGCCAGTACATGGTCCCGATCGCGGAGGGCGTGAAGGTGACTGTTGAGCCCGACAGCTTCGTGCTGCCGAGCTCGGACCCGAATTCCGTCGTGGCGCGGAACTTCGCGGGGTTGCTCATGCAATTCCCGCAGTACGAGAATGTTCTCTACAACCCCCTGATCGAGGGGACGGACGTCGACGACCTCGATCCGGCCGGCGTCCTCAACGAGGGGTCCCCCGTCACGGCCTCCCACATTTCACGATTCCAGATCGGTCGCGGCACCGGCGGCCCCCTCCTCTCAGGAAACGCCGCCAACTCGGTGGCCGTCCTCCCGCAGAACGAGGCCGGGGGTGTCGGTTTCGAGCACCCGGGCGTCCTCGTCACCGATACGATCGACGTGGGACCACTGACCGGCGGAGTGGGTGCGACCGAATTCGTCGTCTACTGGTACGTGTTCAGGTTTTCGACGACCGACGACGTGAGTACGGACTTCGGATTTTTTGCTGGCATAAACAGCCCGGCGATCCGTCAGGCGTTGGAGGTAGACCAAGAGCCGTCTGATCTCGAGGTGTTTATCTCCGTGAACGACGGGGCCAATTTTTTCCCGGTAGAGCGCCTGATCCCTATTTCTTTCTGTGACCCCGCCATGCTGATCCGCATCGCATTCAAGAACACCAACCCGGATCTCAAATACTACGTGGCGCACTACGCCCTGATGTTCTGATGAACCCCTCCCACAAACCTGTCCAAGGGCTCCGTCTGGGCCCCACGGAGCTTTGAGCTATGAGTCAAGATTTCGGCAACGGTGTCAGTCGTACCCTCAGTGCTTTCGCACGGCAGTTCCAGGCCGTGGTGTTCCAGGAGGGTAAGCCTCCTCTCGACAGCGAGCTCAACCTCGTCCAGCAGGACCAGGTCGAGCAGCTCGCCCAAATGGTGCGAGCCAAGGCTCACTCCGGGTTCTTCCTCGACCCGACTCGAGCGCTGGCGGACTACGTGACGAGCCCGTCGTGGTCAAACTTCTTCCGCCTCGCTCAGCAGAAGGATGACCAGAACGGCGATCCCGAGGAGCTCGCTCCCGTCCTTTACGCGAACGTGAACGGCTGGGTCATCCCGGTCACGGGCACGATCCTGACCAAGGAAGGGTCCACCTCCAACGAGGTGCGTCTCTACCCGCCGCCCGAGAGCGACGCCCGGATCGACTTCGTGTTCCTCGAGGCGTGGATGGCCCTCGTGGCCCCGAACCCGAGCACTGCGAACAAGCCGGTCGCCAACAAGGTTTGGAGGTACGGCAACGTCGAGTTCGGCGCCACCAACATCAACGACGACATCACGGACCCCACGATCGGCTACGAGACCACGGAGCGCGTGCAGCTCCAGTACCGCATCCGCGTCGTCGGGAGCGGCTCGGGTGCTGGCTCGAGCCCCAATCTCGAGGTGTACCCGGACGGCCTCGGCGATCCCAATGTGTTTGCCCAGGGTGCTGCAGCCTCTCTCTCGGTCTTCACGTTCACCAACATGCGCAAGGCCCTGGGAGACCCTTCCCTGTGGCGAGCGGGCAATGGAGACTCGTCGAACGCCCTTGGCACCGTCGACGGCTACTCCTACGCCATCCCGATCTGCGCGATCTTCCGTCGCAACAACCAGCCCTACGTCGCGGCCAACTTCGCGGGAGCCCCAAACCAGAACGGCGCCTTCGATCGCAACCCGTCGGCCGTTACCCTGGCCGACCCTCTCGATGGTGCCAAGGCCCTGACCACGATGACGCTGGTCAACGGCCTGCCCCCGGACCAGTTCGCGGTCGACACCCTCATCGAGGTGGACAACCTGATCGGCTCCGGGTGGGATGACCCAAACATCGATCTCACGAAGGCGTTCATGATCATCGACGACGAGGTGATCAACATCTCGGCCGTCGACACGACGGCGTCGCCCAACACCGTCACCATCCTGGCCGACGGGCGCGGACGGTGGGGATCGGACATCGTGACCCACACGGGCCGCGTGGGAGGCAACCCGGGCACCGGCACGGCGGTCCAGTTCTTCAACACGCGCCCCGACGGGCGCTTCGCCGACGAGGTGCACGAGGACGACGTCCTCGACCTGCGTCGCGGATGCAACATCGGCGACTGGGACTATAGTCGCCTCCTGCTGCACAACATCGTGGCCGTGATGCGCAACCGCCTGCGCTCGACGTGGAAGCAGAGTGGAGCTCCCGGCGGCGACACCGAAGGAGTCACTGTCACCGAGGTCGACTACCTTCTTCAAGACGGCGCGACCGCGGTGCCCGTGGGCACCGAGGCCCTCGACGGCCCCGATGGCATCCGGCAAATCTGGTCCGACGCGGCCACGATCCAGGGCGACGTCACCATGCTCCTCAACCCGGATGGCACCATCAACGCCGGGTTCATCCAGACCCTCGACGACCTGGTGGACTGGGACGTGGGCGCGGACTTCAAGCCCGCGGCTTTCATGAACAACCGGAACAACACGACTCCGGGATTCACCGACGGCACGACCATCTTCGTGTACATCGGCGGTGACGACGGATCGAACGGAGCCCGCAAGACCTTCCGAGACGGTGGCACCCGAGCGGTTCGGTTCGTGAGTCCACGCGAGTACTGGAAGACGCGCTTCCCCGACGACAACACGGGCATGCAGAACCCGACCAACCTGCTTTGGGTGAGCACCGTTCAGGCGAACGCCGGCGTGGCCGGTCCGGGCGCGGGTCTTCAGGCGCTCTCTCCCGCCGGCCCCGGGGAAGTCCCGAGTGAGCACCCGGGACCCCTGTACCCGCTGCAGTCGCAGGACTTCGAGAAGCCGTTCCTCGTTTGCGGAGGAGTCCTCAACAGCGCGCTCGTCGTGACGGGCATCGACGGAGTTTCGCAACTTATCGGCAATTTCCTTTCGGGGGGCACCATCCCGCTCGGCGAGGGCGAGATTGTGCTTCCAGGCATCGATTTCGACATCAGCGGAGACTGGTGGAGCACGGACACCAACGGCGCCTTCGCCAATGATCCGAGCGCAATCACGCAGCCTGTGCTCCGAGGGGAGCGCACCCTATGGTCCATGCTGACCAACGGAGGACGCGACATCACGGGCAATTCGTCCGAGGTGTACCTGATCCTCTTCGGAGACGACGACACCATCGAGAACAATGGCGCCTTCAAGGTCATCGGCGCCGGCACCACGGCGGCCAACGGAGGCATGACGACGAACCCCGCGTCCACGTCCAACCGCGTCCGCGTCAAGTTCATCTCACAGGGCATCGACGACTTCAACAACACCACGACCAAGACCGTTACCGCCGAGGCTCGCTCCCAAACCACCAACTCGGAGGACGGCAACGGATCGGCGGGGGGCCCCGCGGCGCTGACCATCACCCTGACGGACCTTCGGGCCGTGGCGGGCGGCGCGAGCAACCCGTGGAACGAGGACAACATCAACCCGGGCGCCAAGCCGGGCTTCACCCTCACGACGCCGTTCGACTACAAGTGCGTCTGTAACCTGACACTACTGTATCATCCGGGTCGCGGAGCCATGGCTCGCGTGCCCGATCAGATCAGTCGCATCGCGCTCCAGACCCCGAACAGCGTGATCCTGCGCCAGAGCGACGCCGTCCTCGACCCGAATTTCCCGAACGAGTCGGGAGCCCCGGGCAACCCGGCCGAGGTCGACTACTGCCCCACGCACGTCCAGACGTGGAACCGGCTGCCGAGTCTTGGCCTGTGGGCCCCCGACGCTCCGAACTACGGTGGCAACGTCGTGCTCAGCTCGGAGATCGACCGCGAGAACGAGAGTTTTTTCGACAACGGGTCGAAGACGCTGCTGTTCCGTCCCTTCCAGCGGAAGGCGATGACGCTTCAGGGTCTCACCATTTCGCCCGCCGCGTCCACCATCGCGCCGTTCAACTTCCCGACCCTGCTCGGAGCGCCCTGGACGACGAACCCGTTCAACGACACGCAATACCCGAACCCGGCGCTCATCCTCAACGGCTTCACCGGTCCGAAGGACGACGCGCAGATCTTCACCACGGGTCTCCAGATGGGCTACGAGGTGCCGCATCAGTACATGCCTCGGTTCGGACGCCAGGACATCCCGTACTACCAGGACAATGGCCCGATCTTCGGCTCGGGTAACTTCCTCGAGGGCATCAATCACCTCTTCCTCGACAACACTGACGCGAGCCAGCCGGTCTTCAACATCATCGGCGGCGAGGACAACATGACCGGCGGCGCACAAGTCACGTACCTGTACGTGCAGACGGGAGCGACCTCGGGCCTCGACTACGCCCAGTTCGCCACGATCACCGGCACGCTCAAGCCCGGCTACCAGGGCCGACTGACCACGGAGGTGGGCACTGGCTGCGCCGAGGCGGAGTTCATCACGCAAAAACTCAACAGCGTCGTGAGCTCGGACTTCGGGGCCGGCCTCAAGGGCATCATGCTGCCGCCGTACCTGGGCATCGTACGTCTCGTCGGCGTCTACGATCGTCGGGACTTCGTGGCCAAGGGTGGAGTGACGTACCAGGCCGACCGCGTCACCCCTGAGGCCAACCCGGCGATCAACCTCCTGCGGCGCGACGCCGACAAGCAGACCCTCTACATCTGCGAGGATGGTGCATACGACTTGACGGGCCTCCAGGGGGACCACACGTACATCGTCCCGTTCAACGCCATCGACATCACAAAGAGCCCGCACTTCTCCTCGGGAGAGCTGCCCGAGCAGCTTGAGTATGTCCTCGAGATCACCACGTTCGGATTCGGGCACGGGTTCATCAACGAGAACAACTACGTGATGGCGCGGCGCCACAACGGACAGGGCACCCTCCGGTCCGACGGGGACAACCCAGAACTGTCGGGGGCTCTCATGTGCATCCCCGCTGCGGCTCCCGACTCACAGCGCCTCTACGTCGCCTACGAGCGCACCGTGTACCAGGGCGACCCTTACTTCTCCCGAGCGGGAGAGGTGCGCACGGTGACCGACTACGAGAACCGGTACGGGCAGGTGCCGCAGGCGGACGCCTACGGACTCAACAACGAGATCCAGCAGTACGACGCGGATGGCAACCAGATCCCGCAGCGCCCGAACGGGCGGTCGTTCCAGGTCCTGGCAGCCGTGGACTTCTACACGACGATGGGCACTGGCAACATCGGAGGCAAGTTGTTCGCCGGCACGGTGACGGACGTGGCCTTCACGAACGACATGCTGCCCGCGGGCAACCGGATCCCGCCCGCGGTCAACACGCCCGCGTGGCGCATCCTGACCCGCACGTTCACGGCCGGGCAGGCTCAGGTCAACACGAACCGGGCGGCCGCAGTGCTCGAGGTGGTCGGCGACAACTCGACGTTCGGCTTCCTGACGTCGGCGCTCACCATCTTCGCCCCGGACGGCACCCCGTACAACTTCGTCGCCGTCAACGGCGCCACGGTTAACCCGGTCGAGTTCGACGCGAGTTCGCCAGACCCGGCCGTCATCGCCCGCGAGCTGTGGGCGAAGATCAACGCTCGGACCGAACTCCAGGCGGTGGTCAAAGCCTTCAACGACATCGATTCGCCTCAGATCGAAATCGTGGCGTTCGAGGTCGGCATCTCCGGCAACGAGGTGAAGGTGCAGGTCAACGACCTCGTCAACTTCCTGCTCAAGGTGCCCACCACCGGCGCGCAGGGCCTCAACGCGATGCTCACGACCACCAACCTCATCGGGGGAGACGATCTGCGTCTCAACGCCGGCAACGGCACGACGCAAATCACCCTCACCGGTATGACGGAGAGACTGCCGCTTGGCATCCTCCTACAGGACTCCGACTTTCTCGGGGAGAACCCGCTCGGCGACACCGCCTCGGCGGTGAACACGTTCTTCGGGGGCATCCGCCCGGTGCAGACGCTCCTGCCTCTCACCGCGTCCGCGGGCGAGGAGTTCACCCGCTTCGCCGGCTCGCCCGGAGAACTCGTCGCACAGGCCGACGGCGCCATCCTCCAGTACACGGCCTTCTCGGACACGAACCCGGGGGGCAGCAAGCGGTTCCGCCTGTTCCGAGGGGGCGGCTCGAGCTTCGTGCTCGGCGGCCAGAACCCGGGAGGCCCCGTGGACTGGTTCTCCGATTCGTTCGCGCCCGCGCTCGAGCCCGTGCTCAAGGGGGGTCTCCTGGCCTGCAAGGCGCTGCTCGTCCGCAACTTCGTGGAGAAGGCATTCTCGACGGACGACGTCACCACGAACGGCGACGAGATCCAGATGGTCATCCTCACCGAGGGCGTCGGAAACAAGCGGACCGAGCAGCAAGACACCGGCATCACCATCGGCGGCATCATCAGCCCGACCGGCTTTGGCGAGGGTTACGCGGCATCCGACCGATACCGCATCAACGGCAAGCCGATGTTCGTGGGACGCACCCGCGTGACGCCGGATCCCGAGACGGTGCCCCTGGCTCCGTACCCGGGCCGCGACCAGACCGGCTGATCCATGAAGCACCTGTCGCAGCAGAGGATCTCCATGGAGATGCGTCGTCCCTTCGTCAGGAAGTGGCGGCGCACCCTGCAGAGGCGTCTCGCGTCCCCGGGACTTTCGGCGGACGCGCGTCGCGTGCTCGAGCGCGACATCCACAACCTCGGGGAGCCCAAGATCTACAACGCGGACGATCCTCCGCCCGTGGGGGCTCGCCGTGGCGGGGAAGGAGCCCCCGTCAAGATCGACCTGAACGCCGCGACCGCGGAGTCTCTGACCTCGATCCCGCACACGAAACTCTATCTCTACGCCCTCCAGCACGATCTCGAGGTCGCGCCGGGAGACACCAAGGCCCAGGTCGTGCAGACGATACTGGGCCACGCCAAAGGAGAAGCACCATGAAAAACCGAATGATGATGCTGTGGGTCTTCCTCGCAGCCTCCATGCTCACGAGTCCGGCGACGGCCGCCCCTCCCGAGGAGGACAAGGCCGCGACCGAGGAGAAGGCCGACGAGGCCAAGACCGACGACGTCAAGGCCGACGAGGAGAAGGCGGACGAGGCCAAGGCGGGGGATGGCGAGACCGGAGGAGAGGCCAAAGCCGACACCGAGGCCAAGGCGGACGAGCCAGCCGAGATCGAGACCGACGAAGAAGCATTCGACGTCGTGGCACAGCTCGTCGACGCGGCGAAGGGAGGCCAGTGGAGTCTCGTGGCCGCGTTCGTCGTGATGCTGCTGGTCTACGTCGTGAAGCGATTCGGCCTCAAGGACAAGCTGCCGTCGAAGGCCGTCCCGTGGGTGGCCGCCGGATGCAGCATGGCCGGCTACGTGGCCGCCGCGCTGATGGTCGAGGGAGCCGCCGTCGGGGAGGCGCTGATCGGAGGCATGGCGACAGGCGCCGCCGCCGTGGGCCTGTGGGAGATGCTGTTCAAGCACTTCCTGGGCAAGAAGTCGGAGGCCCCCGCCGAGAGCTAGAGGCGCAGGGGACGAACAAGAGAGCCCGGCCGCGCGGTCGGGCTCTCTTTTTTGGTTGGTAGGATTCACCATGGACCTCTACGAGCCTCAGTGGATCGTGCTCCGGTGGCCTGTCGGTCTCCTCAACGAGCACCAGCGCGGGCTGCTCGTCGAGTACCTCGACGACAACTTCCAGATCGGCACCGTGCGCTTCGAGGCCGGAGATCCCAGCTCGGCCGTGGAGATCCTCGGGTCGGCCCAGAGCGTCGTGAGGAGCGCTGTCCTCGAGTACATCGAGAAGTTCGTCCTGGCACCCCCCTCCGAGCCCCCGCCCGTCTACGACGCCGAGTACGAGGACGTCTAGAGTTCCTATCGGCGCGCGTACAATGAGGGGCCGGTCTCGGCACCCACCTTGAGCTGTGAGACGAAGAAGGAAGACGCCTGTCAGAATTTCTCGTGGTCTCGACGCCCGGAAGCAGATGCTCGACGGGATCGACGAGATGACGCGGGCCGTGGCGGCCACCTACGGCCCGCGCGGGCGTACCGTGATGCTCGACCGTCCGGGAGGCATCCTGTCGACGAAGGACGGCGTGTCGGTCGCGTGGGAGATCGAGCCCGCGGACCCCGTGCGCCGTCTCGGCACCCGCGTCGTGCAGGAGGCGTGCAGCAGCGTCAATCGAGCCTGCGGGGACGGCACCACCACCACGGCCATTCTCGTGCACGCCATCTTGCGGGAGAGCTTGAAGTGGATCGCCGCGGGCGCGCACCCGGTCCTGCTCGCTCGAGACTTCCAGCGCGTGGCGGACGACCTCGTCGGGGCAGACGTGTTCGACGTGTGCTGCCCCGTCGCCGTGGAGGACGAGGGGCTCATGAGGGAGGTCGCCTTGGCCGCGTCCAACGGGGACGAGGAGGCCGCGTCGGCCATCGTCGAGGCGTTCGGGCTCGTGGGCTCCGAGGGCATGATCGTCGTGGAGGAGGGGAAGGGCCGCGGCATCGAGCTCGTGCACAAGACAGGCATGGAGATCGACCGGGGATGCGAGAGCCTCGAGCTTCTCGACGACGGCGGCTCCCGCCACCTCGACGTCCCTCTCGTGGCCCTCGTCAACGGCGAACTCACCACGCTGTCCGACGTGGCCCCCATTCTCGAGGAGGCCACGCAGTTCCCTCACCCTCTCGTCATCGTCTCTCGCGGGTGTTTCGGAGAGGCGGTGAAGGTGCTCGTCGCCAACGACCGCAAACTCGAGAGGGCCGACGGCGGGAAGTTCGAGGTGACGGCGGTGCGGTGCCCCGGCCACGTCGACTTCATGCGCAGCCGCCTCGACGACCTGGCTGCGCTCACCGGCGCGACGGTGGTCGATCCGAAGGTCGATGCACTCTCCAAGTTCGAGTCTTGGATGCTCGGGTCGGTGCAGACGGCCACCGTCGACAAGGACAGCGCGAGCTTCGTCGCGTTCGAGGACAAGTACCCGCTGATCGAGGAGCGCGTCGCACAGCTACGGCACGAGATCGAGTCGACGACCTCGAGCCACGACGTCGAGGAGCTGCGGACCAGGATCGCGCGCCTCACCGACGGGCTCTGCGTCATGCGGGTCGGAGGATGGTCCGACACGGAGATTCGCGAAAGACGAGGGAGGATCGAGGACGCGCTCGAGGCCGTCCGGGTCGCCGTCGACGGCGGCGTCGTGCCCGGCGGCGGGATCGCATACCTCGCCCTGGCCAACCTCCTCGAGTGCGGCGTTCACCTCACGCGGGGCGGCACACGCAACTCCCCGATCTTCGCGGTGTCGGGGCTCGCGGACGAGATCCTCGCCAAGGCCCTCAGGGAGCCTCTCAGGACGCTCGCCAGGAACGCGGGCCACGAGCCTTCCGTGGTCGTCGAGGCCGTCCTCGCGGCGTCTCGCGTGCCTGGGACCGAGGCGGCGTGTCCCTCGTGGGAGGCCGGCTGGGACGCTACCACGGGCACGATTCGAGACCTCCGCGAGAGCCCGACCCTCTGCGATCCCCTCGAGGTGGTGAAGGCCACGGTGCTCACGGCCATCTCGACGGCGTCTACCTTGCTCACCGCGGAGGTGGCACTCACCCGCGTACAAGGACCGTCCCGATGACCAACTCCAACGTCCTCGATATTTTCACGTTCTGTGATCACTTCTTCAAGATCGTGCGCCTCGTGGACGGGGACGCCACCAAGTTCGAGATCGAGGACGAGTACGACACGAAGGCCGCGCTCGAGAACCCCGCGGACCTCAGGGAGGTGAGGGGGGTCTGTGTCACCATCCTCCAGCGGTATCGTGCCGAGAGGTCCATGCCGGGAGCTCAGCCATGAGAGGTCGCCTCGTCCAGTTCAAGCGCGGGTCCTGCACTCCCGACACCATCGACGCCCTTCGCAAACTCGAGAAGCGCGTCTCCAAACTGCGGGCCACCGTGTCCGTCGACGGCCCCGGGCTACTCGAGATGACGTGGGAGAAGGTTCGGGCGGCGCCCGGGCCCACGGGACTTCCTCCCGAGTGGTCGGCGGTGCCGACGGGCCGCGAGGTCTACCTCAAGCTCACGATCCAGGACGACGACGGTCCAGAGACGTCACGTCGGGAGCGCGAGCTCGCCATGCTGTGGGCCCTCACCGTGCCGCTCGGGCTCGTCCCGTTCACTCGGTACCCGCTGCCGGGTCCTCACGACTCCGTCTTCCACGTCTTCGGAGAGTGGGGTCTGCTGCTCGACCACCTCCTCGGGGCCGGGAGAGGCGAGGCCGGGTGGCCCTCCTTCTGCTGCGCGGCGCAGATCGACGTGGGCAAGTGGGAGGGCGGCCGCGTCACGGAGCGCCTCGTGCAGGCGCACCTGCACCGCATCGGGTTCAACGTCGGCAGCGTCGACGGCATCGTCGGCAACAAGACCCAGGGGGCGCTCCGGGCCGCCAACCTGCACTCGCTCCCCTTGGCTGACGTGGCGAAGCAGATCGTGGAAAAGGCGCCGCATATCCCGCCGATCCTGGAGAGGGACGTTCACGGGCGCATCGACCTCACCGGCGTTGATTTCTCTATTCATCCCTATGGACAGGTACGCGCGACGCGGACCGTTCGTGGGGCCGATCTTCAAATCTCGGGTCCCGGCCGCGTCGTCCTCGACGTCCGGGACCCGTCTACATGACCCTCCACCTCGCCAGCCCCGAAAGAGTCGCCCGGTCGTGGCTCCTGGAGAAGCTCCTGGGGCCGGAGAAGAAGCCCAGCTCGGCCCCGTCTCGGGGGCGCCCTCTCACCCCTCAGCAGCGGGAACGCGCGCTCGAGGACGCCTACAAGTCCCTCAAGGACGACCTCGTCCGCGGGGTGAAGCAGGAGTTCGCGGGGCTCGACGCCGCGGAGAAGCGCATCGCCGGGAAGCACGGCATCGATCCCCTCTTCTTGAACTGGTACGTGGTCAACGGACAGCACTGGCCCCCGATGCCTGCGCGCACGAAGAGCGCGCTGCGGACCATGCAGAGCGCCCGTATGTGGTTCGCCGAGGTGCCGAGCAGTTGGGCGAACATGACTGTCCCGAGCATGGACAATGCGCGGTCTCGCGACGCCGCGTTCCGGGAACTCGGCGAGTGGTTCCTCAAGAACTTCGTCGCCAGCGTGGAGCGTAAATTCACGAACACGATCTGGAAAAAGTCGCGGGAGCTCCTCAGCGTCTTCCACAGCAAGGGCTCGCCGAGCAAGGCGTCGATCCTCCTGCTGCGGGATTTCAAGAACCGTCTCGGAGAGGATCGGTTCCAACTCAAGCCGGCCGTTCGTCGACTCGTCGAGCTGTTCGACTAGGTGCGTATAACGGCGGCATGGATCCCAAGCTCGCGGCAACTTACTCTCGGCTCAAGAAGGTTCGACAGCGAGAGGATCTGTCGCTCAAGCCGACCTCGCTTCTCAAGCAGACGTACACGGACTTCGACGGGACCGAGCAACCGTTCCGTCACCGGTACTACCAGGTGCAGGGCATCCTGCATCTCGCGGCGATGAACCGGTTCGTCCTCGGAGACGATACGGGGTTGGGCAAGTGCGTCGTCGGCGACACGCTCGTCAAGACGAGCCGTGGCTTGATCCCCATCCGAGAACTCAACCCGGGCGTGACCGAGCCGGACGCCTTTGCTTCGCTGAGCGGCGTAGAGGTCGAAGTCGATGGGGCCACGGTGCCTGTGTCCCGGTTCTACTACGGAGGCGAGAAACCGACGATCAAGGTCCGCACCCGAAGTGGGTACGAGATCGAGGGGTCTCAGATCCATCCGGTCATGGTGCGGCGCGACGGCGTCGACCAGTGGGTCAAGTTGAGAGATCTGTGCGAGGGCGACTATATCGCAATCGAGAGATCGTGTGACATGAAAACACACGAAGACCGCGTTGAACCCGAGCTTCCGCCCCCGGGCCAAGGTGCTTCCCATGAGAGGAAGCATCACGTTCCGCGTCGCATGACTCCTGCATTCGCGCGGTTCCTCGGGTACCTCGTAGCCGAGAGTTGGTTCAACCGGCATGACTTCTTTCTTCTGAGTCAGCACGCGGAGAAGAACCCGGAAGTCTACGCCGACATGGCCGCCTTGGCCGACGAGGTCTTCGGGATCCAGATGCGCCCGCTCCATGGCGACAAGGGATTCTCGCTCGCGAGCACGCAGATCATCCGGTTCTTGCGTGGTGTCGGATGTGTCGTTGGGGTCGCGAAGGACAAGGAGGTTCCGTGGTCGGTGCTGAGGAGTTCCCCTGCTTCCGTCCGAGAATTTCTCCGAGGCTATGTAGACGCGGAGGGATCGACGAGCACTCTCGGGATCGAGGTCAGCTCGGCCTCGGAGACCCTCCTTCGACAGGTACAAGTCATGCTCCTGTCCTTCGGGATCATCTCCCAACGCAACCCGAAGATGGTCGAAGGGCGCGACCACATCTACTGGCGCGTGCAGATCCAAGGCGACAATGCCCGTCTCTTCATGCAGCGCATCGGACTCGTCTCGCACAGGAAAATCGAAGCACTCACTCCTCTTCTTGAGGGGACCTCCAACCCCAACTACGACGTCGTCCCTCAGGCTGTGGACCAAGTGGGAGATCTGAGGGCAGAGATCTACGCCCGCGCCGGGCGCCACGGCTACAAAGGGGGTGGCGTCGCGAAGCGATGGGGATCGGCCTTCTACAACACGCTCGGCCATGTCCGCGCTGGGCGGCGTAACCCGACGTATCGATACCTCGAGCGGGTCTTGGAAATCGCACGCGAGGTCGGCGTGTCGGAGATGAACCGCGCCTACGACGGTGTGGCAACCCTCGTCAGGCGCCGGTGGTTCTACGACCCGATCGAGGACGTCGAGGACGGGTGGGCGGAGGTATTCGACATTGAGGTCGACGACCAGCGACATGCTTTCGTCGGTAACGGTCTCGTCTGTCACAACACGCTCATGAGCATCTCTGGGCTCTGCTACGTGTGGGCTCGCGAGCCTGACCGCAAGGTCATCATCCTCACCAACAAGAGCGTCCTCGGCCAGTGGGCCCTGGAGTTCGAGAAGTTCTGCGTCCCCGACGCCGTCCAAGTCTTCACGGGGGTGGGGACGCCGGCCAAGCGCCAGAAGGTCTACAAGGCGTTCGAGCATGCGACGGGGCCTACCGTACTCATCATGGGGTACGCGACGGCACGGCGGGACATCAAGTATCTCCAAGCCTGGTCGGACTACATCCTCATCGCGGACGAGTGCTTCTCGTATCACACGCCCGTGACCCTCGGGGACGGGTCGACGGAACTGATCGGCAAACTCGTCTCTCAGAAGGCATCCGTTGAGGTCTTGTCTTGGAATCCTGATACCGGAGAAGTCGAACCCAAGAAAATCGTGAACTGGTACCGGAAACCGATGCCGGGGGTCTACGGACGCAGCCCTTCCCAGCGAAGAGCGGTCATGCGGAAGATGGAATTTCACTGGGGTGGAAACGTGTTCTGCACGGAAGACCATGATTTCTATCGCCTCGACGGATCGAAGACGCGTGCCGCCGATCTTCAACGCGGGGACAAAGTGGTGCACGTTGAGATGTTTGGCCCTACAGACGACCAGATGCAGATCATCCTCGGATCACTTTTGGGAGACGCTTCTATCTCGACTCCGAGGAAAACGTGGGGTGTCTCTTTCGGGCACTCGGATGCGCAGCGGGACTTGCTGGAGTTCAAGCAGACCGTGTTGAGAGGACTCGGAGTTTCTGAGTTGAGTCTTGTGGAGGAGAATGGCTACTCAGAAACGAATTACTGGCGTTTCCGCATGAACGGTAACTCGTACGTGACCCGCGTACTGGATGAGGGATGCAGTCTTTTGGTCCCCTACAAGGGAACCAACCCGACCCGGAAACACCGGAAACAGGTGACGGTCGAATGGCTTGAGCGTGTCTCAGGTCTGGGGCTCGCTATCTGGCACGCAGATGATGGATCTTTGAGCACCTACGAGCGGTCAGATGGCAGCAAGGGGATGCAGGTCCGACTCAACACCCAAGACTTCACCCGAGAGGAAGTGAGGTTGCTCGTTGGGTGGCTTCGGTGGCGATGGGGGGTCCAAGCCGCTGTCAAGATCGAAAACAAGCGCTGTGATCGGGAGAAGGGCACTCGGAAAACGTACCCGTACATCTTCATTGGGAACGAAGGTGCGAAAAGATGGTTCGACCTTATGCCAGGTGCCGTGCCGGGAACTCTGCACAAGTTCCCGGAGGGGATGCCTGTGCTCAGTCCGGCGGTCTTGGAAATTACACCGAAACCCGTGACAATGCCGGACCGTGTGGTGAACAAGTCACGTTGGCGTCCGAGCAACGACGGGGAGAGGTACGTCTACGACATCGAGGTTGAAGGTAATCACAACTATTTCGTCAACGGTACGCTTGTGTCGAATTGCACCGCCTTCAAGAACCCGAGCACGCAGACCTACCAGGTGGTGCGGCACCTGTCGTCGCGCTCGTCGAGGTTCTGGGCCCTGACGGCGACGCTGATCAAGAACAACCTCATCGAGGGCTACGGCATCTACTCGCTCGTGGTCCCGGGCCTCTTTCCGAGCTCGAAGAACCGGTTCATGAACGAGTACTGCATGACCCGGCTCCAGGCCATCCCGGGGAGCCGCCGGCAGATCCCTGTCATCATCGGGTACCGCAAGGACCAGATCGACCGCTTCCGCGAGAAGATCGACCCCTACTTCCTCGCCCGGGCCAAGTTCGACGTGGCGAAGGAACTCCCGGTCCTCCAGGTGCGCGAGCACAAGTGCGGCATGACGCGCGACCAGGAGCGTGTCTACCGAGAGGCGCTCGCGGGGCTCTTCGAGAAGCACACGGGCGAGGAGGTCGAGACGACCAAGCTGACGTCCTTGATCTACTGCCAGCAGATCGTCGACCATCCCGGGCTCGTGGAGGTCGAGGGGGACAGCGCCAAGATGGACGAGCTGTTCGACATGCTCACCGACGGCGATCTCGTCGGCGAGAAGGTCATTGTGTTTTCCCGGTTCCGCAAGATGATCAACAAGCTCGAGGAGGTGGCGCACTCCAAGAAGTACGATCTCAAGACGGTGCGCGTCACCGGAAACGAGGACGAGGACGAGCGCAAGGAGGCGATGCGCCAGTTCCAAGACCCAAACTCGGACATCCAGGTCTGCTGGATCACGGAGGCGGCGAAGGAGGGCATCAATCTCCAGGCCGCGAAGGCGCTCATCTTCTACGACTCTCCGTGGTCGGCCGGAGACTATCTTCAGTGTCTCGGCCGCATGATCCGTATCGGGTCGAAGCACGACCGCTGCTACGCGATCCACCTCGTCGCGCGCGGTACGATCGACGTGAGGGTCATGGGGGTGCTGCGCAAGAAGATGAAGCTGATCGAGCAGGTCATGGGCAAGCGCCTCAAGGGAGACGACATGGACGACGTCTTCGTCTCCGACGACAACAGCATCGACGACGTCTTCTCGGCGCTCATGGCAGACGCGAGGAAGTACGCCGCGTGATCGAGCCCGTGGAGATCCGACGACCGGTCGGAGACCGTGCCCCCACGGCGCGGCTCTACTACGGGGCCGACTGTCGGGAGACCCTGCGCGGACTCCCGGAACGGTCTGTCCACTGCGTCGTCACGAGCCCTCCCTACTGGGGACTGCGCGACTACGGGGGCGCCGCACAGATCGGTCTCGAGGACAGTCCCGAGCAGTTCGTCGCTCAGCTCGTCGAGGTGTTCCGCGAGGTGCACAGGGTGCTCCGCGACGACGGCACCCTGTGGCTCAACCTCGGCGACAGCTACGTGCAGGCGCGAGGGCACGGACACTGGGAGAGCCGAGGAGGTAAGGGGGACGAGAAGGGGCAGAAGGTCGCGCAGCGGTGGGCCAAGATGGGCGCAGAGGACATCGGGCTCAAGCCGAAGGACCTCGTAGGGGTCCCGTGGATGGTGGCCTTCGCTCTGCGAGCCGACGGCTGGTACCTCCGGTCAGACATCATCTGGGCGAAGTCGAGCTGCATGCCCGAGAGCATCGGCGACCGCCCGACCAAGGCGCACGAGTACCTGTTCCTTCTGACCAAGCAGCCGCGGTACTTCTACGACGCCTACGCCATTCGAGAGCCGATCACCACGAAGCCTCAGGGGCGCAAGACTACGGAGGCGTTCTCCGACACGAGTCGACCCGACCACCGCAAGGCGTCGATGAGCTACCGGTACGACGGGGTTCCTCCGGGCAACCCCGCCGGTCGTAACAAGAGGACGGTCTGGACCGTGAATCCAATCCCGTACCCGGGGGCCCACTTCGCCGTCTTCCCTCCGAAGCTCGTGGAGCCGTGCATCCTCGCGGGCACCTCGGAGAAGGGCTGCTGCCGAGAGTGTGGGGCCCCGTGGCGACGCGTCGTCGAGCGCGACGACGTGCGACCGAGCGACCGAGCGAGCGCGACGACGTGCGACCGAGCGACCGCGACGGGGGGGATGACGGTCGAACAGGGGTGGGAGCGCAGCGGCATGTCCCACTTCAAGTACAACGAATGGCTCAAGGAGAACGCGCACGGTCGGATGGGTGCCTTCGTGCGACTGCGAGGCGGGTGACCCGGTGCCATGCACCGTGCTCGATTCCTTCAGCGGCTCGGCGACGACTGGCCTCGTGGCGTTCGACCACGGCCGCGACTACGTGGGCCTCGACCTCAACGCCGAGTATCTCGAACTCGGCCGCGCTCGGCTGCTCGGGGAACGGCCCCCGAAGCCCGGCGACGGAGATGACGACCGAGGCATATTGGAGTTTTTCGGATGAGCATCGAGCCTGTCGAGATTTGCAGACCCCTGGGGGACAAGCCCGCCACCGCCACGCTCCTGTACGGCGCGAGCTGCCTCGAGTCCCTTCGCGAGCTGCCGGAGGGGTCCGTCCACTGCATGGTCACGTCTCCGCCTTACTGGGGTCTCCGGGACTACGGGGGCGAGTCGCAGGTGTGGGGAGGCGACCCGGCCTGCGAGCACGGGTGGGGCGAGATGGGACCTCCCCACCACCCGAACCAGGTCGAGCAGACCAAGTGGAAGACGGCCGAGGCCACGGGGAAAGGGCAGACCGCCGGCAGCGGTCAGTTTTGCCAGAAGTGCGACGCGTGGCTCGGCCAGTTCGGGCTCGAGCCTACGCCGCAGATGTACACGGAGCACCTCGTCGAGATCTTCCGCGAGATCCGCCGCGTGCTTCGAGACGACGGGACGTGTTGGCTGAACCTCGGAGACAGCTACGCGGGCGCCGGGCCGTTGGGGGCGAGTTACCAGTCCGAGACTACGAAGCGTCAAGCGGGGCAGCAGCACGACGGGAACTTCTCGCTCTCGAAGCGTCTCGGCGAGCGCGGGCTGACCTACAACGAGAAGAAGCCGGTGCCCCCGCCGGGCCTCAAGAGCAAGGACCTCGTGGGCGTACCGTGGCGAGCCGCCTTCGCGCTCCAGGACGACGGCTGGTACCTGCGGAGCGAAATTATTTGGTGCCTGAGCGGAGGCACTCGCGTCTACGCCCGGACGAAACGGACTGAAAGTCCGATGATGATCCACGAACTCGTGCGTCTCAACCCGGCTGATGTCCAGCTCTGGAACGGAGAGAGGTGGACGCAGGTGCTCGGATGGTCGGAGACCCCACGCCCCGATGAGACTTTCGAGATCGAGCTCAGGAACGGAGAACGAATCGGGTGCACGGGGGGTCATGAATGGCCCACGCAACGAGGGATCGTGCGTGCCGATGAAATTCAAGAAGGTGACGTCATCGAGACTTGCCGCCTCCCCGCACCGCCGGAACTGCAGACTCCAGACCTGCTCCCGGACGAGGAGATCGGTTGGTTCGTGGGCACCTACCTCGCCGACGGCAGCAAGGGCGATCACGACACGATTCTTCAGATCGCGAGTCACATGGACGAGGACCGCCGGTTCTCTCGTCTGTCGGACTTGGCCCGGTCCTACGGGGGGACCTGTGCACGCCACCAGACGTCCGAGAACGGTTGCATGATCAACCTCCATGGGCCCGTGCTTCACGGGATCGTGGAGCAGTACCTTCGCGGGCGCACGGCCAAGGACAAGCATCTCGATCCCCGTTGCTGGCGGCGCAGCGACGCGTTCCTTGAGGCGCTGATGCGAGGCTACCTCGCCGGAGACGGACACCACGACGACCCCAATTCCCGCTGGCGTCTCGGTTTTTGCCAAAACGACAGGCTGGCCGACGACCTGCGGACGGTGTGCGCCCGAATCGGCTGGTCGTGTCGTCTTCGTCGCTGTCAACACCAGATGGGGGATCGCAAGTTCGCCGGGTGGGGGGGCGACGTTAAAGTAGCCCGCGGGACCCACTGGAACGCGAAAGAGGACGGTGAGGTCGTGGCGATCCGGCGTTCGCGAGCACGCAAGTTCTGGGACATCGGGGTCGCAGACGAGCCCCATCTTTTCGCGTTGGCCTCTGGAGTCTTGACGCACAACAGCAAGCCCAACCCCCTTCCGGAAAGCGTGCGGGATCGAGTCACGCGGGCTCACGAGCACATCTTCATGCTCACGAAGAAGGCGCGCTACTTCTACGATCACGACGCCATCAAGGAGCCGATGACGATGAAACCGCAGCGTCGCCTCACGGCGCGCAGCGGCGATCGTCACGACGCGATGCGTCACGACAAGAAGTACGACTACGACGTCAGCGACGAGCCGCACCAGCAGGGGCCCGCGAACGGGCGGAATAAGCGGTCTGTCTGGACCGTGACGCCCAGGCCCTATCGGGGCGCCCACTTTGCGGTGTTCCCTCCCGAGCTGATCGAGCCCTGCATCCTCGCGGGCACCTCGGAGAAGGGCTGCTGCCCGATGTGCGGCAACCCTTGGGAGCGCGTCGTGGAAACGGAGGGGGGCGGCATCGCCTACGAGGGCTCGGGGGAGAACGTCCAGGGTGACCGCAAGGGGCTCGACCCGAAGAACTACGACCGGCTCAAGATCAAGGGGGCGAGCCGCGTCACCCCGATGTCGAGGTACCGCGTCGAGTGGAAGCCGACCTGCGGCTGTCCCGAGCACGAGCCGATCCCATGCAAGGTTCTCGATCCCTTCTCCGGGAGCGGCACGACGGGTGTCGTGTGCCTCGACAAGGGTCGCGACTACGTGGGGCTCGACCTGAACCGGGAGTACTTGGAACTCGCTACGGCACGCCTCCTGGGCGAGGACGCGCCGAGTCGGTCCCGCGAGGACGAGGACGTCGGGATCTTGGAAATTCTGGGGGTAAAAGAGGGGTGAAGCGGCCCTACGCAGACCCCGACTGCCCCAAGTGCAAGGGCGACGGGTGGCTCTACGCCAGGTCCATGATCACGCTACCCGGCGACCGCGGCGGACGGGACTGCGACTGCACCCTCGACCACCATCGACGCGCGAACATGGAGCGCGTATGGCCGTCGCTGTCTGGCGCCAAGGAGGCGACGGGGCTCCGCGAACCGTGCCCTCTTCTCGGGCTCGTCAAGCGCAATCTGTGGATCACGGCCAAGGAGAACGTCTTCCGCGCCCACCTCAAGGCGGTCTGCTACCGCAAGCACCATCTGTGGGACGCCAAGGTGTGGTCGGACAAGGATCTCGTGAAAGCGTGGCTGAACACCGCCTACGCACAGGGCCACAAGGTCTACGACACCGAGCTCGACAATGTGCGCGTGACGGCCATGTACATCGACGAACTCGTTGAGTCCTATGAACTCGTCGTCTTCGTCCTCGGCGTGAAGGAGGCTCCGAACAAGGAGACCCCCTCCGTGCTCCTCGAGGCCATCAAGACGCGACGTCACTTGGGGCGTTCGTCGTGGGTCGTCGACCAGCCGCAGCGTCCTCTGATGACTCCCGAACACCGGGCGTACAGCGAAGCACTTGAGGGGATGCTGAAGCACTGGCCCCACATCCACATCACCGGCTCGGGTTCCCTCAAGATCGTGGGAGGCTCGGTGCACGAGTCCGATACGGTCTCGGACGTCGATCCCGACGATCCCGTCGAAGAGGACGAGGCGTCGGCCGAGATCAACAAAGCGCTCTCGAATCTCGACGAGGAGGGCGAGGAGGGCGAGGACGACGTTGTCGTTTCAGCCAGCATGCGGAGTTTCTTGAACCAGATGGCGCAGAACGAGGAGGTGCAGGAGGAACAGGCGCGTCGCAAGATGTTCAAGAAACGGTCGAGCAAGAAGCCCCCGCGGGGAGGACGCAAGTGAAGAATCTGCTTCGTTCCTGTTTCATCGCAGCGCCTACCGACAGCGAGCCGCTGTGCTCCCAGAACTACCACGCGATGGTGGAGTCTGGTCTCGGGTTCGACACGCCCGAGGACGTCATCATCTGGACCTTCCTCCAGGACTTCTTCAAGACCTACGGGCACGTCCCGAACGTCCAGACGATGCGTCAGCACTTCACGTCGGTGCAGGAGGCCGACGTCGTCGATCGTCTCGAGCGCGTCGCCATGATCAAGCCCCGCACCCGGGGCGACTTCCTGACCTACCTCGAAGAGAAGGCGAAGGACCGACGCAACCGCGTCACGATCGACCTCTTCAAGGAGGCCGCGAAGATCATCTCGACGGGTGTCGAGATCAAGGACCCGCGCGGGAACACCACGAAGCTGCTCGGGGCCCTCGACGCCATCCGGTACGTCCTCGACGGCAGCCACGGCATCGTCGCGCCGACGCTCGGCAGCAAACTCTCGGGCAACCTGACGCAGGACGGCGAGGACTTCCTGAGCCGTTACGACAGAGTCAAGGCGGACCCACGCTACGGCGTCGGCCAGTACTGCGGCATCAGCCAGATCGACGCCGCCCTTAAGGGCGCGAAACGGTACGAGCTGTGGATTCACGCCGGCTTCACCGGGTCGATGAAGTCCACGTTCGCGTTGCACTGGGCCTACGTGCAGGCGGTCTACTTCGGCTTCTCGGCGGTCTACTTTTCGCTCGAGATGCCCTACGTGCAGTGCCGCAACATCATCTACACGATGCACACGGCCCACGAGGATTTCGCGGAGATCCGCGAACAGCTCGGCATCGAAGGGATCGGACTCGACTACGAGAAGGTCCGCGACGGCACTCTGTCCCCCAACGAGGAGAAGTTCCTCAAGGAGTACGTCGTCCCCGACCTCGGCGGCCGGTCCACGGTGCCGCACGGCGGCCCGTACAGCCTCAAGGCCGAGGAGTACGGGTCGATCCATCTTGAGGTCGCGGACCCGGACAAGTCGGACTTCACCATCGCCGACCTCCGCAGCCGGGCCGAGCTCATCTTCTCGAAGACGCCCTTCGCGATGATCGTCGTGGACCACGCTGGCCTCATGAGCGCGCGCGGTCGCTACTCCAACACGACGGAGAAACTCAACGAGGTCGTCCGCGATCTCAAGCGCCTCGCCATGTCGTTCAACCGCGGCATGGGTCTTGCGGTTCTCTGCCTTTTCCAGATCAGCCGAGAGGGATACAGGGCCGCCGAAAAGAACGGGGGCCGCTACAACCTCACCCACCTCAGCTACGCGAATGAGTGCGCGGTTCGCGCCACCGCGGTACTCACGGACGCGGGAATCGCGCCCATCGAGCAGATCGAGCCTGGAACTCGCGTGTGGAGCCGTTCTGGGTGGAAACAAGTTCTTCACAGATTCGACCAAGGCAAGCGTCGGGTCTGGCGGGTGACCACGGACCGAGGGGACATCCTCGAAGTCACCGGCAACCACCGAGTGCGTATCCTTCGGGATGGCGACATTGGCTGGTGTCGCGTGAGAAGCCTAAAGCCCGGAGACTGCGTACTCTCCACGCGAGGGGACTATCCGTGGGCGTCCAAGACGCCCCGACTGCCCAAAGGAGGGCGCCCTTCGACGCACCTCACGGAGGCTTTGGCCTATCTGCTTGGGGCATGGGACGGGGACGGGAAAATTCGTCCCGACAAGATCGCGTTCACGGGGAACCGTAACGAGAAAACGCTGCGGCGTCGCCTCCTGACGACGTTCTCCTCCGTGTTCGGAGAGGACCTGTTGAGGTATCTGTTCCCGAGCCGTCCGGGATCTTTCGATGACGAATCAAGAGCCCACCGAGAGCGCACGAAGTGGTTCGAGCAGCTCGCAGGACAACGCGGTGTGCAGGTTCCAGAGATCATCCTGCGGTCGCCTGCCCGCTTCGTGATCTCCTACCTGCGTGGCCTGTGGGACACCGACGGTTGGATCAACTCGCAGAACATCGTGGGCCTCAAGATGAAGTCACGGGAGTTCCTCGCTCAGGTCCAGATGCTGATGACGCACCTCGGCTACGAGACCAAGCTGGTACGCACGGACACCTTCCTGCGGAAGACTGGAAAATCATACGAAGGATGGACGCTGCGTCTGCTCGGATACGAGTCCCGTCTCCAGTTCAGCGAGGAGATCGGTTTCACGGAACCATGGAAAAAGCGGCGTCTGACGGCCTCGGTGCAGCAGGCGCCGCAACGCAAAACGACCGACCAAACCTACCCGGTTCCTGAAATCTACCTGGGACTTTACGACGACCACACTCCTTACCGTCTCATCGCCGAGGGACGACTGCCGAAGTCGCATTACAACGCGATGCGAAAAGTTCGGGAAACGGGCCTCGTATGTCGTCAAGCTGCGCAGTCCATGCTGGCTTTCCTCGATGACGAGGGCATCACGGATCCTCGCGCAGAGGCGCTCCGGCATCTACTTGCTCTCCAAGTGTGTCGTGTGGAATCTGTCGAACGTACTGAGCGCGTCGAAGAGGTCTACGACCTGGAGGTGGACGGTGACCACGAATTCCAGACGGGACCCCTCCTGTCGCACAACTGCGAGCGGTCGGCCGACATCGTGACGGCGGCGTGGATCGACGAAGCGCTTCGCAGCATTGACAAGCTCATCTTCCAGTGCCTCAAGTCACGCGACCAAGCTCCCTTCGAGCGCGTCCCAGTGCGGGTAGCATTCACGTGTCGTCGTCTTCTGACGGACGACACCCCTATGTCCGAGGTTGACGCCGAGATTCAGCATAAGAAGGGCGGCGAAGACGAGGATCAGAAGCAATGGCGCAAGCGGACCAAGAAGCAGCAGGAAACCCCTGACCTGGAGTTGTGATGGCGCTGCTGATCCGACTCTGGCAGGGCAACTGCCTCGACCACCTCCGAGACCTGCCTGACGCGTCCGTGGACGCTTTCGTGGGGGATCCTCCTTACGATCTGTGTTTCATGGCAAAGGAGTGGGACGACAACGACGTCCTGCGCAACGACAAGATCTGGCGCGAGTGCCTCCGCACCCTCATCCCGGGCGGCATACTCAAGCAGTTCTCGGCCCCGCGCACCTACCATCGCCTGTGCAAGACCCTTGAGACGGTGGGTTTCCTCGACGTTAAATTGCATGCTTGGGTGCACGGGCAGGGATTCCCCAAAGGGAAAAACATCAGCGCAGCCATCGACAAAATGCTAGGAGTTGAACGAGAAATTGTAGGCTATAAACGGGGAGTGGAAGGAGAAAACCTGAACGACATCGTTCATGGGCGGAAGGTCCGGCAGACGACGGATCAGGGCGGAAAAGGCGCCAAACAAGTCGCTGTCGACGTTCCCATCACTGTTCCCACAACGGAGTTAGCAAAGCTATGGCAGGGGTACAACGTGGCGCTGAAACCCGCGTGGGAGCCTGTCGTGGTCGCGAGGAAATTTGATGCCGGTTGAATGCACCTGCGAACACTGCGGCGCCCGTCTTCTACGTTCGCCGTCCCACGTTCGTGGGCGCGTGTTCTGCAGTCGAGACTGTCGTTCGCAGGCGGCTCACCCCACGCGGATTTGTGAGGGGTGCGGCACCGGTTTCCCGCGGGATCCCAAGCAACCGGAGGCGCGTCACTGCTCTTGGGACTGCTACAGGGGATCTCGATTCGTGGAGGAGGTCTGCCACGTCTGCGAGAAGACGTTCCAAGGGTATCTGAGTGAGAGACGCAAACGGCAGCAACGGCGTCACGTCACCTGCTGTTCTCGGTCGTGTCGCAACGTCTACACCTCCCTCTTGTTGGGGGGTGACGGGACGTGGGTGCTCGGTGGTCGCTACAACAAGAAACGAGATCGAGGCTGGCCGTGGAGAAAGGTGCGGCTACGGTACCTTCACTTCGTCAACTTTACCTGCGAAGGCTGCGGGGAAGAGGCGACGACAGTCCACCATCTCCATCAAACGGCTGCCGGCGGTGCTGTCCTGGACCCGACCAACCTGATGGCCGTGTGTAAAGACTGCCACGACAACATGCACGAACAACTCAACGAGGGCGCGTTCTGGTGTTCTTTCGAGGGGCTGGGGTTCGACCGGACGTTGGCGGAGGTAACCTGATACATGAAGAACCGACGCGAATTCCTCCAGATGCTCGGGGTCGGCGGCGCAGGCCTGGTCTTGGCGACGAACGCGGCCGCGAACCCGATCGTCCCGCTGTTCTCCGGGCGCGAATCGAAAATCTGGACGCCGGAGCACACGAGCCTGACGCGGAGTCATCTCGTCCTCACGCGCCCCCAAGGTGCTCCCTTTGCGTTCCCAAGTACGAGGGGCATGCTGCTCACCCCCTCGGATGAAGATCTCAACATCCCCTCGGTGAAGGTGCTTCTACATCCTGAGCAAGATCCTCATGAAGCGTTCTACAAGGCTGCGACGGAGATGCGAAGGAGTTTCTCTGAACAGTCCCTGCAGAGGTTTGCCGGGATCCCGGAGTGGAAACGACGCGATGCCGTCCTGATCACGCTGGTGGACACGGAAATTTTCGCAGGTTCTCTGGAGACGAGCGACGAGGGGTTCTATCTCGAGGTCAGCTACACCCCCTACCACGTCAGCAGTCCTGATCTGGAGAGCCTCAACCTCAACGGGTGGGGGGTCTACTCGGAGAATGGCGAGTACCCGATCGAGGTCCCGTCTGAGATCGACATGGATCGCTTGCTCAGTGTCGACTGCCGTATCGTGTGCGGGGAGATGACCACCAGCACCCTCGGCGGCGTGCTCGTCGGATAACAGACCCGCATGCGCGTCGTGACTCTCAGTCGGAAGCCGTGTGCCGCTTCAAGCACCACGGCCAATGTCGTCAAGCACGAGGCAGGCGCACTGAACATCGACGGCTGTCGCATCCACTACGCAAGGGATGAACCGGATAGTGGAGTGAACTACTACCGGCATCGGGACCTGGAGATGTCTCAAAACCGGCACAACTACTTCCGCGGGCCTGATCGCGTCATGGTGGCGTCACCTCCTGCGGGAGGGCGCTGGCCCGCGAACCTTTTCCTCGTTCATCGAGCCTCGTGCGAGGTGCGGGGCACAGTTGCGGGGCCGGGCTACACCATCAACCGGTGGAAAGACGGCGCCAAGCCTTTCGGCGGAGGTGCGGGGCACGAGTACGAGTCTGAGGAGCAGCCGGCCGAGCAGGTCGCCGTGTGGGACTGTGCGGAGAATTGTGCTTCGTGGGCTCTGGGTGAGCAAAGTGGTGTGTGTCCCACGGGTGACGTTGCGGCTTACACTCGCAAAAACACAGAGTTCTATATGGGGCGCCAACCCGGCATGGCGACCTCTCTCCATAGAGGAGATACGGGGACTGCTTCTCGCTACTTCAAGCAGATGAAGGAGGAGGACGACGACATGGACGGAATGCCTCAAGAAATGGTTGACTACCTCGCCACGCTGATCTCGCCGCCTCCGTCGTGCAACCCCGTGGTCATCGTTCAGATGAGCCTCAAGGACTACCCGTGGGAGGAGCATGAGGACGCGTCGGTTCACGGGCTCATCACGATGGGCAACCCGGGGCCACACATGCAGGACATCGACCGCGTCCTTCGACCTGGAGCGCACCTCCTGATCCTGTCACCCGAGAACGAGCCGACGGGACACACGGGTGCGTGCGCGGTCGAGGACTTCGGCTACGAGATCCGAGACGCCATCGCCGTGCTCGACACTCCGGGCGATTTCCATTATGTCGCCAAAGCCAGTTCGGCCGAGCGCAACGCGGGGGTAGAGGCGCGCACGAAGGACAATGGGCGCGTCGTGCAGAACGACCACGAGACGGTGAAGCCAGTGGGCATCATGGAGCGCCTGCTCGCCGACATCCCCCGAGGTGCGCTCGTCGTGGACGCCTTCATGGGAAGCGGCACCACGGGCATCGCGTGCCTGCGCACGGGGCACGACTTCGTCGGCATCGACCAGGACCCGCAGTACCTCCAGATCGCCGACCAGCGCGTCAGGCACTGGGACCGAGTCAAGCATTCGTGGAAAGGCGCGACGATCGAGTCGGAGGCGGAGTTCCAGAAAGAGGAGTCGATGGGTCTCGAGGATCTGTTCGGTTTCGCGGCCCACGACGAGGACGACGACTTCGAGATCGGGGACTGCCCGGTGTGCGAGAAGAGAGACACCGAGATCGAGATCAAGGAGAAGGGGGAGCGCCTCAAGGTGTGCTCCGCCTGCGCCGAGGACCGCGAACAGGTACGCCTGTACCTGCTGAAAGAAGCGCGCAGACGCGTCGAGGAACTGGAGTAGGAGGAGTAGGAGGAGGAGGAGGAGCAGATGGCTGCCGTGTTCGACCTCAACCGCTGCGCCCACGTCGGGATGAACCCGTGGCGCGGCAATCTTCCTCTCCGAGCCGACCGCACCTTCGCCTTCGACGAGCTGCGGCAGGTGCTGGGGCTCAACTCCGGGCAGCACTTCGTCGACGTCTCCGTCATCGACAATGTTGCTGGCAACGAGCGTGCCGTGTGGCAGCCCGAGATGGGGACGCAACGTGAACGGGGACGCAACGTGAACGGGGACGCAACGTGAACGGGGACGCAACGTGAACGGGGACGCAACGTGAACGGGGACGCAACGTGGTCGCGGAACCATCCTGACATCCCTCCGCAGTTCAACCGGCAGGAACCTCCGTGGACGCTGGGCGTCCTGCACGGTGACGGAGACAGGGTGATGTGGTGGCAAATCGAGGGGGCGACAACCCGATCGTCCTGGGGCCTGGCCCACGCTCTTACGACTTCATCGGTTACGTGGATCGGTTACGTGGATCGGCTCGTGCAGCTCAACAATCTTGGGATGCCTGTCTACGTCCACTGCAGGAACGGCACTGACCGCACTGGAGCCTCCGTCGCGGCCTTTGCCATGCGGGAGATGGGGTACACGCTCGACGAGGCGTTCAAACTCGCCGACAGCGTGAAGGCTGCGGGCACGATGAACTCGGACTACGTCGCGCTGGTGAAGGCGTACGTGAGGGAGTCGGGGCTCAAGTGAGGATCGTGACGGTGGCTCGCAAGCCGTGTGTCGCCTTGAGCACCACGGTCAACGTTGTCGAGCACCAGGCCGGAGCGCTCAACGTCGACGAGTGCCGAATCAGCTACGCGAGCACGAACGACCTTCGAGAGACGCTATCCAGGAATCCCGGCACCGATCGCCGGTTCACGTCGAATCTCTACGACACGGAGAGCGAGACGCGGCTGATGCAGAGGACGAACCCCGCAGGACGGTGGCCTACGAACGTCATCCTCCTGCACCGACGTGGCTGCAAGATGGTCGGCACACGGAAGGTATCCACTGGTACCGCCCATCGCGAGAACAGCAGCGGACGAACCATCTTCTCCGAGACCGAGAAGCCCCCGATGGAGAACATGAGCTACGCAGACGCGGACGGGAAGGAGACCATCCCCGACTGGCAGTGCGAGCCCGGGTGTTCCGTCGCCGAGATCGACCGGCAGAGCGGGACGCTGACTTCGGGTTCTGGCGCCGTGAAGCGCGCCAGTTCGGCGCAGCGGGAGGGGAACCGGGGTGCCGCCTACGGTGCCGAGAACCGCGCGGAGGGCACGCCGATGATCTGGTACGGGGACACCGGGGGCGCCTCGCGCTTCTTCAAGGGGTTCGGAGGACAGGGATCAGGGGCCTGACGGGGCCTCCCCCGCGGTTCGGGGCCTGAGCCCCCTTTTGTGCAATTAAAGGGTAGGGGCCGATCCCTATCGTAAAACTCCCGAGATGAGTCGGACCGAGATGTACCTCGTGGACCGCGTCGTCGGCGACGTCGTCCCCCTCGCCACTCTCCAGAACGCGCACGGGGGCGCGATGGCCATCTGGCGCATCTTCGCGGAGAAGCGCCTCGGCATCTCCGGGATGTCATTCACGATGCTGATGATGGATGGGATGCGTACGATCTTCCAGGCCGCCCGGGAGGGCAAGTTCGAGCCGTGGGAGACGGTGACACTCATGACCACGACCGACAAGGTGATCGTGCCCACCGAGCACGTTGCCTCCGTCGCCTCCGCGCTCCAGAAGTTCGCCGACGAGCACGGCCCCGAGATGGAGGCGAACAACTTCGTGTTCCACGTCGGCGAGCAGGCGAAGGTGCTCCGCGACTACGTCGAGCAGTCCGAGAGGGAGTCCCTGTGGGACGACGTGCAGCTCACCGAGGAGGAGCATACGCTCGCCGTCGAGGAGGACGGCATCGGTGTGTCGTCGAAGTGGTCTGAGGAGGCGCGGCCCTATAACGTCGACAGGGACAACGACGGACACTGGTTCTGGCCCGAGACCCCGAAGGACGCCGCCAACGTCGAGGCGCTCAAGGGCACGGCATGAGCCTCGATGATTTCCCCGACGCCTTCCTCGCGACTCTCCGCGACATGTTCGGCGGCGTGGACGAGAACAAGATTGAGCACGTCCGACGCCTCTACGCCATCTGGACGGCGGCGCAGGACGACGAGTGTCGCGCGGCCTTCAGGTTCGTCTCCAAGCAGGTCGAGGGATCGAACGACAAGGCCGAGCGCATGAGGATCTCGTGGCTCCTCGGTAACGGGACCTACTGGACGAGGATCCCCGACGTGAGGGCGCGTCCGTGGTGGCTCTCCGAGCCCGAGGACTGGAAGGCTCACGTCGCGGACCGGCTCAAGGTGCGCCGCGTGGGCGTCGATCGGTGGCACGTCTACGACCGGGATGACGGGGAGCACGTCGCCCGCGTCACGAAGGAAGGGGGCGCCTACGAGGTCTGGCACCTCTCGGACGACCCGAAAGAGGTGGTCGAGGTACGGTTCCACCATATGTGGACCGCCGCGATGCAGGACGTGGTGGCCCGGCAGGTCGTCCGACAGCATTTCGTGCAGATTGCGCCCCAAGCCCCCGAGAAGGTGTAAAAACTTCGCCGACCCCGTACAGGGAACGACCCATGAGCCAGCGCGACATTCAAGATCTCGTAGAGCAGCTTCAGCAGGCGCAGGACGCCTACTACAACGGCGATCCCGTGATGTCGGACGCGGAGTTCGACGCTCTCGAGGACGAGCTCCGAGGACGAGCTCCGAAGAACGCCTACTTCAAGCGCGTGGGGTCCGGCATGGTCAGGTCCCCGGCCGATCTCTACGGCCTCGACGAGGCCAAGCTCGCCGCGCTCACCCTCTCGGGCAAGAAGGTCGGCGACAGCACGGCCAAGAGGGTCATGAAGAACCTGCGCGCCAAGATGGAGCTTCGCATCGCGGACTTCGTCGGCTCGCTCGGCATCGACATGTGGGGGCGCTCCATGACGCAGTTCATCGTCGACGCGGGCCTCGACACCCTGGAGAAGATGGAGGACGCCACCGTGGCGCAGATCTCCGCGATCCCGGGGGTGGGCGACACCAAGGCCGTGAAGTTCGTCGAGGGGTTCCGCCGGAGTCGCAAGATGATCGACGAGCTTCTCGCGGCCGGCGTGGAGGTGAAGAAGCCCATCACGGGCGGCAAGCTCTCGGGCGTCTCGTTCTGCTTCACCGGGGTGCGTGACCCGGCCTTCGCCGACGACCTCTTGGAGGCCGGGGGCACCGTCAAGAACAGCGTCGGGAAGGGGCTGACCTACCTCGTCGCCAAGGACCCCAAGAGCAACAGCGGGAAGGCCAAGAAGGCTCGAGCACAGGGCACCGAGGTGATCTCCCTGGAGGAAGCCAAGGCGCTCCTGTAGAGCCCGGGGAACGAGGAAGATGGCGACCGCCTACTACCGCAAGGGCACCTTCCAGATGCTCTGGGACTGTCCGCAGTGCGGACGCCAGAAAAACCTGGGGGTGGACCATCGCCATTGTCCCGGATGTGGGCAGGTGCAGGAGGAGAGCCTGCGCTACTTTCCGAAGCCGGGAGAGCGCGTGCCGACCAAGTTCCGGGGCCGCAGTCCAGACGTCGAGTGCGACCACTGCGGGACACCCAACTCGTCGGCCGACAACAACTGCATCAACTGCGGGGCGTCCCTCTCCGGGACCAAGCCGGTCCATGTGCGTGCGTCCATCCCGGAGCACGCGGGGGAGAAGGGCGCCGACGCGAAGCGGGACTGGGACGCCCGCAAGGCCCGGGAGCGAGCAGCACAGGTCGCCCATCAGCAGCCCGAGACACGGAGGTCTCGAGCGCAGGCTCGCGCTCGCCGGGCCGCGCGTGCCCCCACGAGCCTCGGCGTCGACGACGTCGAGGAGGGCCTTCACGTCTCGAGGTTTCGTCCCGACCGGCGACACGCCGTCGTGGGGGCCGTCGTTGTCCTGTTCGCGTTCGTGATGACGTGCGTGTTCTGGAAGAAGGAAGCGATCGTCGAGGTGCAGGGGCACACATGGGAACGTCGCGTCGCCATTGAGAGGTACGCGTCCTACGACGACGAGGACTGGTGCAGCTCGATGCCCGGCGACGCCTACAGCGTGAGCCGGAGGTCCGAGGTGCACCACCACGATCGGGTGCCTGACGGGGAGGACTGTCACACCGAAGCAGGGAGCTGCACCGAGACGTGCCGCAACGTGGACAACGGGAACGGCTCCTTTTCTGTCGACTGCACGAAAACCTGCAGCCCCGATCGACGGGTGTGCGAGACGAAATACCGCGACGATCCCGTGTACCGAGACAAGTGCAGCTACACCGTCGACAGGTGGCGCACCGACAGGGATGCTACAGCTAAGGGATCGAGGCTGTCGCCCGCGCCCTCGTGGCCCGAACCGAAGTTCAGGCAGTGCACGGGCACCCGGATAGGATGCGAGCGTCTCGGAGGCCGCGCCGCGACGTACAAGGTGCACTTCGTGGCACCCTCGGAAGAGCAGGCGTTCGAGTGCGAGTACGACCAGCGCGCGTGGCAGAGTTACGAGCCCGGCAGCAAGTGGGTGGCCCGAGTAGGGGTACTGTGGGCACGAATCGACTGCGAGAGCATGAAGTCGACCGAGGCTGTGGAGGGAGGAGGTGTGCTGTGACGCCTGACGAGAAACGGCGCCTCTTCGCACGCATCGACGAGGGCAAGAGCAGCCTGCTGCCGCAGTTCTCGGGGCACTGGGAGCACGTCAACACGCTGGCCTCGTGGCGCATCTACATCGTCCACGACCCGTGTCACGACGGTGGAGACTTCCAGGACGACCGCAACACCGTCGTCGCCCTCCACGACGGGCACGGCCTGTGGCGCATCATCGGTCGCGAGCTGCCTTACGAGCTCGCGCTCGACATCGCGGAGGGACGGCACTGATGGACATGACTTTCGACGAGTGGGGCGAGCACCTCAAGAAACTTTCCCAGAAGGTCGTCGCCCGATGGCCCGTCTCCGTCTCCGTGGACAAGGCGACATCGCTGCACGTCGAGATCCGCGACGCGACGGGTGGACGCGTCGAGCTGGACCTCTCGCGGCAACCCGGCGACGACTGCATGGTCCCGAACGTGCGCGTGGGGAGCGGCTCGGGGCTGCCCTCCGACCTCTCGTACGCGCAGGCGAAGCTCAACGACATGCGCCTCGTCCTCGAGGCGCTGCACTTCTGCAACGTCTCGTGCTCCAACATCCGTGTGTTCCCCGAGGGGAAGTGCCCGTGCGCGCAGTGCAGAGGGAGTGGCACCAAGTTCAGGTCTGACGCGCCGTGCGAGGCGTGCAACGGAGAGGGAGTCCGATGAGCAACCTTCCTGCGAGACGCGGAGAGACACGCGTTGGCCTCTACCGCGACCTCGACCGAGCGAAACTCGGGGGCGTCTGCTCGGGCCTCGCCCGGTGGACCGGAATCCCCTCCGTCTTCTGGCGCCTCGGGTTCGTCGTCGCCTTCTTCGGATGGGGCGTAGGTCTCGGCGTCTACGTGCTGATGTGGTGGCTCATGGACACGGAGCCCGAGTCCGAGAAGAAGCAGCCCAGCCCCCTGGACCTCGACGAGGACGATCGGGAGATCTGGAACGCGGTCAAGAAGGACATGAAGTCCCTCGACCTGGAGAACGACGGATAGAGAGCACGTTCAGGTACTACGAGGCCCTTGCGTCGCTCGTGAGCACGACGTGGAGGTCCAAGAACGAGCCCGGTCGCCACCATCCCGGCGTGAGCAGCGAAATGGTGGGCGAGCTCGTCGTCCAGGATCTGGCCGAGCGGGCGCACCACGATCCTCTCTTCGCCGAGGGGAAGGTCGTGCCGACCGCGAAAGCACAGGAGGTGCTGGACGGCATCGTGCTCACGCCCGACACGCCGGGCGTCGGGGTGCACCTGAGCCACTGCTGTCTCCGCGTGCACGGCTGCAAGTACGGCCACGAGTTCTGTCCCGTGGAGACCAAGATGCTCCCCCCGACGACGAGAGATGCGGGGCCTGCTACGAGGACGACGAGTGGAACGAGGGTCTCGAGCAGTACGACTCCGGGGATCTCGCGGACGAGCTGCGTCGTCGCGGATACTCCGTCACGGCGCCTTCGTAAAATTCGGGATCGCACGCGAGCGGTCCTATCGAGACCCCCGGGTGTGGCATCGCGGCTCACCGTCGGCAGGCGGCCGCCCCGAGCGTACAAGGGGGGGCATGAGGCTCTCGGAGGCATACGGGCGGCTGGAACTCGCGCACCCGGTGCAGCACGAGCGCAGGATTCTCGAGGAATGCGAGGGCGTCCTGAGCACGCGACGCCTCGGGACGACGGTTCGCACGCTCGTCGAGCTGTACCTCGACCTCGAGAGGGCGACGAAGTCCATCGGCTGGGCGCACGCGAACCGGGTCAAGTTCCTGTACGTGTGCCTGCACCTGGAGCAGGGGAGGCACCTGCGTCAAGAGCTTCGGAGAATTCACGGCGTGCTCCGCCTCGACGTCGATCCCCACCAAGTGCAGTTCTTCCCGCACAAGGGTTCTGATCGTCACGTCGGCGGACACGGGTTCTACTCGTGGAGCATCTTCTGCGATCACTCCGTCAAGGAGCTCGACGGGCACGAGCGCACGTTCGGGCCGTTCGGTCTCGTGCGGTCGATCCAGCGCCGAGGGGACGTGTACACCGCGTACGACCGCGACGGCCACCGCGTCTGCTTGCTGACCAAGCAGGGCACGGACGACGTGATCAGTCACTCGACGTGCCCGATCACGTACAGCCCGGACCGCGACGTCTCCAGCATCACCTTCGGCGCGTGGTCTAGGAACGATCTCATGTCGGCGATCAGGATGAAGGAGGCATTCGAGCTGTGAGTCGCGAGCGCCTGCGCGCCCGGGCCGACCGGGTCAATCAGGAGGCCGACCTCGGGGAGATGCTCGCCGAGTGGGGGTACGCCGTCGTGCCCGACCGACAGCGCGAGCAGCAGTTCTCGTGCGATCTCCATGGCCCCGACAACAAGCCTTCCGCGCGCTACTACGGTCCGAGCAACTCGACCTACTGCTGGGTGTGCCAGAAGACCCGCGACCCCATCGCGTGGATGATGGAGAAGGAGTTCTTCGGTTTCCGCGAGGCCGTCGAGGAGCTCGAGTCTCGATGCGGTTTCGAGTCGCTGCCGTGGAGCGACGAGCACGAGCGCGTCGTGACGCCCGAGGACGAGATTGGGGAGGCGACGCGCCGGGCGGCGGGTTCCTACGAGGATGAGCGCGATCGACTGCGCAGGTTCCTCGACACGCTGACGACCGAGCGTGAACTCAACGCGCAGAGGATGCTCGCGTTCTGGGAGGCGTTCGATCGGGTCGAGTACGGCGTCGCCAAGGAGGGGTGGGAGCAGCGCAAGGGGATCTCGGCCCTGTCCGCGTTGCGAGAACGCGTGCTCGAGGCACTTCGGGAGGCGGAGGGATGATCGACGGCCTCCGCTACGTCACCATCCCCGATCCCGAACGCCACGGCGACGTCCTCGTCGCCTACCCACCTCCCCGGGAGGGAGACCCGTGGGGCGTCCTTCGACCGCTGATGGGGACGAGCTGGGGAGCACAGATCCCGACCGTGACCGGAGAGGCGCTCTCGCACGCACTCCACGGCAGGCCGAAGCCTCTTCGTGAAATGCTGGGACCTCCTCCGCTGCGGAGAACGATGAGGATTGCACTCGAGGAGCGCGTGTGCCTCGAGCGACAGCAGGGGATCTGCGCGATGGCGGCCCCTCACTGCATGCCCGGGACGGGCCGGATGCCCGAGTGCTACGTCCCACCTGCCGAAGATCGGGCTCTCAGGGCGGTGGCGACGGCGGTCGCGCACGCGTGGGACGAGGGGCGCTACGTCTTCCTCGTCGACGGACCCGAGTTCGTCGTTACGTGAAGTTCTGACGGGTAGAACGTCGGAGCCCATGAACTTTCTGGAGAGTTTCGAGGACGCGACACGACCTGACATACCCAAGAAGCCGTGGTTCGACGAGGTCTCGATGGGACTCGTGGACTCCATCGAGATGCTGAACCGCGTCGTGGACGAGTGCATCGAGACGGGGCGCTACGGCCTCGACCTCGAGACGACGGGTCTCGACAACCGCGTTTTCGACGGCGAGACCAAGGACAAGATCGTCGGCTTCTGTCTCGCGCCCGACGGCAAGCGAGGATACTACGCCCCCCTCCGGCACCAGAAGGGGGAGGAGCACAACCTGCCCATCCAGGCGGCCTACGCCTGCATCCGGCGCCTCGTCGAGGCCGACAGCGTCGCGGTCTTCCACAACGCGAAGTTCGACCACGAGTTCCTGCAGTTCCCGGGCGGGGAGGGCATCGGCATGTGGGACGACCCGAAGACGTTCGACGACACGAACCTCCTCGGGTGGTTGAGGAACACGCGCGACAAGAACCTCAATCTCAAGCACATGTCCGCGAACGAGCTCGGCAAGGAGATGGTCGAGCTCGAGGATCTCTTCGGGAAAGACCACCAAGACAAGCTCGACTTCTCGGAGCTCGATCCCTCCTGGGAGCCCTGCATCTGGTACACCTGCTCGGACGCCATCTGCACCCTGCTGCTCTACGAGAAGGTCCACCCCGAGGTCGTCGCTCCCGACGGCAAGCGCAGCCTCGGACAGGAGGTCATCTACAACCTCGAGAAGATGACGCTCCCGGCCACGAGGTGGATGGAGCGCGCCCGCCTGTGGGTCGACCAGGAGCGCGTCGCAGAGCTGATGCAGCTCGGGCAGGTCGAGCTGTTCCAGGCGATGTGCGACATCTACGACTTCTGCAACGAGGCGCTCGGGTCGAAGCGGCCGCTGGACCGAGACGAGCACGGGAACACGCATCCGGGCACCGTCGAGCCCGGATGGTTCCGCGTGCTGCGGAAGAAGTTCGTGCCGGACAACCCGGACTACGACATCAACAAGCAGATCGAGGACTGCCGCCAGGAGGCCAAGCGCAAGAACATGGACGACCTCGACGCCAAGGGGCACTACTTCAAGCTCGACGTGCCCGAGGGGGACCCCGACCACGGCTCCCCGCAGAAGTACGACATCCTCAGCCGACAGCAGCTTGGCCCGCTGTTCGAGGAACTCCGCATCCCGGACCTCAACCGCACCGCCAAGTCCGACCAGGTCCAGACGACGCAGGCCGAGATCGAGTGGCTCGACGAGAAACACGGCCACAAGTACCCGTTCCTCCCCAAGATCAAGCGCCTCGGCGAGCTCCAGAAGGCCCTGGGCACCTACCTCATCTCGCTGCATCGCGACGTCGGCCCCGACGGCACCCTCCGGGCGAACTACAAGCAGATGGGCACCGACACCGGACGCTTCACCACGCCGTCGAGCAAGAACCCCGAGGAGGACGGCGGCACGAAGTTCCCGATCCACGGGGCGCCGGCCACCTACGACAAGAAGCGGCCGCAGTGTCTGCTCGGCATCCGGTCCGCGTTCAGGGCGAGGCCTGGTCGTACCATGGTCGCCATCGACTGCGGCGGCGTCGAGCTCCGCATCGCGACGATCTACTCGGGCGAGCCCAAGTGGCTGCGCGAGTACTTCCGGTGCAGCTCGTGCGGCAACGAGTTCGAGGCGGGGGACGGCACCATCACCCCCGAGGCCCCGCCGGCCTACTGCCCCAAGTGCGGAGACGACCGCATCGGCGACCTGCACACGCTCACCGGCATCACGTTCTTCGGCGAGGACAAGGTCGGCACGAAGCAGTGGAAGCAGATGCGCCAGGAGGCGAAGTGCGTCCATCCGGACACACTCGTGCTGACCCCCTCCGGTTTGGAGCGTATCGGTGCGAAGTTTGAGTTCGGGAAAAGGGACGAATTCCTCGATGTGGAGAATCCCGAAGATGCTGCCATCTGGAACGGTGACGCGATGCAGCCGGTCAAGGCGTCCTACAACGGGGGATCCAAGAAACTGTTCCACGTCGTCACCCATCGAGGCATCGTGACGTGTTCGGACAAGCACCGGTTCAAGCTCAAGAACGGGCGCCTCATGTCCATCGAAAAGGGGCTCGCGGAGGGGGTGGGCCTCGTGCTGCCCAATGTTCCTCGGATGCCTGTTTTCAGAGGATGGAAACAGATCCAGTACCGGGCCGGCGAGGACGTGCCGCCCACGTACATCGCTCTCGGCCCGGATTTGGCTTACTTCGCGGGAGTCTACCTCGGTGACGGGATGAAGAGGGGAGGGTGGTCTGTCGGCATCTCCCACGGCCATGTAGAGAAAACCGACAAGATGGGCATCCCATACGCGGAGTGGCAGGACCATCTCGTGGCCTTGTGTGAGGAGTTGCAGTTCCGTCCCGTGCGTCGCAAACAGTCGGTTTACCTCGGGAGCAGGAAAGTGATCGGGTTCCTTGGCGCTCTCGGGCTCGTGGGTGATGACGAGAAACGGCGTCTTCGCGTGCCCGACTGGGTCCTCCAAGGAGGACAACTCTCGGCACTGCAATTCCTCGGGGGTCTGATCGATACCGATGGCACCGTCGACAAGGAGGACGCGGAGATCGCCATCACCACCAAGGACGCGGTGTTTGGCGGTCAGCTCATGGCCCTCCTTCGGGCCCTTGGGTTCATGCCACGCATGGAGCCCTGCTGGAACAAGACCTACAAGCGGTGGTACTACCGCCTCCATATCCGGGCCTCCGAGGCCCTTCGGTTGAAAGACGTGATCCGGCACCGGGGGAAAGTGGATCGGCTTCGCAAGGCAAAACTCGGCACGAAGGAGCCGGAGAACCAGGTGCTAGCCATCATCCCGGCAGGACGACAGCCCTGCGTGGATGTGTCGATGAAGGGGCGTGAGCACTTGTACTGGTGTAACGGCCTGATCACCCACAACAGCGTAAACTTCGCGATGGCCTACGGCGGCGGTCCCTCGGCCATCATCCGCGTCATCAAGGGCTGCTCGGAGCAGGAGGCGGCGCGGCACCACCGGTCCTTCAACGAGGCCTACTCCACGCTGAAGAACTGGTGGGACGAGGTGAAGACGTTCGGTCGCAAGCGCGGCTACGTCACCACGGCGTTCGGACGTCACTACCCCATCCCCGACATCCTGCTGCCGACGAAGTTCGGCAAGGTCAAGCAGCAGCTACTCGACGAGTATCCCGAGAAGCTCGCCAGGTGGGAGAAGAAGTACGAGGCCGCGAGGACGCCGAAGCAGCAGGCCCATCTGCTCGAGATCAAGCCCGCCCCCCCGACGGACGCGGCCGTCAAGAAGCAGATGGAGATCAACCGGAAGTTCAAGGCGAAGGCCGAGCGCAACGCCACGAACGGTCCGATCCAGGGACTCTCCGCCGACATCACCAAGCTGGCGATGGCGCTGATCTACCGCGAGTGCAAGAAGCGCGGGTGGTTCGAGAAGGTCTACATGATCATCACGATCCATGACGAACTCGTGTTCGAGGTCGAGGACGACATCCTCGCCGACGCCGTCGAGACGTTCCAGCGCATCATGACGCGGAACAAGACCATCCTGAACATGAAGTGGCCGGTGCCGCTGACGACCGACTGCGAGGTCGGCTTCGACTGGACGGTGCCGTGGGACATCAAGGACTTCAAGTACAGGCGCGTGCGCCCCGACGGCTTCCAGACGGACGAGAAGGGACGGCTGTTCCGCGACAAGGAGACGGGCGAGCTCAAGGCCAAGCGGTGGCCCGAGAAGTTCGTGAAAATCTTCGGGCCGGCCTACGGCTTCGCCCCGGTCGTCGAGAACCTGACCGAGGAAGAGGGTCGCAAGTTCTTCGGAGCCGAGTGGAAGCCGCTCACGGAGGCTCCCACGGAGCCCACGGCTCCCGTTCAGGCCCCCGGGCCCTCTCCGGCCCCACAGACGGCACAGGAGACTCCAGAGACGGCCCAGAAGGCTCCACAGGCCGTCCCGGCCGAGGAGATGTCTGAGGAGGCCGCCTCGACACCGAATTCTCCTGCGGCGCCCTCCAAGGCCCCTGCGGCGCCGACGACGTCTCATCGACCCTCCGCCTCGACTCTCAAGCAGGGGGAGGTTTTCGAGTACCGTCTGCGCGAGCTGGGCATCGGCGTGGCGGACAAGCTCGCGCACGTCATCGTGCACTGTCGCGGCCGCGGATCGCATCCTCTGCGCATCGTCGGGCCGAGCGGCGAGCGGTTGCCTTGGCCCGACGCGAGTATCATGGTGAACGATGTCGAGTTCCTCCACATCGCGGGGCACTACGGGATCTGAACAATGCTCAAGCCACTCACGACCGCCTTCCAAGGCCGGGAGATCACTCTCGAGTGCACCCACAAGCGGGAGTTCCCGCCTCCGCAGATGTACGGGTCTACGCCCGAGGACATCGACACCCTCTGGAAGCAGGGCACGATCGACCAGAACCAGTACCAGCACCTCAAGGTCTGGCACGACAAGTGCGGGCTCATGGTGATGGGGCCGCGCTGTCTCGACTGCCCACTCGCGCTCAAGCAGAACCCGAGGCCTGGCCGTCCTCACGTCATCGAGACGGAGAACTGGCTTGAGGCGAAGAACAAGATGCACTGGGCCGACATGAAGGCTGGCAAATTCGCCCCTGCGCCCGAGCAGGAGCCCGGCGTCCCTCAGGTGCCGCTCGGTCCCGAGGAGAGCACTCCGCTTGAGGGCGCCCCCTTCGCGGGACAGCACGACGAGGGGTATCCCGTCGATCCACCGGAGCCGGAGGAGATCGCAGTCGAGACGCCGGAACCCACGTCGATCGCCGACATCCTCTCGGGGTCCGAGGAGACGGAGGAGCCCGAGGACGTCGAGGATGAGGAGGGGGCCGACCTCGACGACGACATCATCAGCGCCCTCGCGGACGACTGATGCCCAAGAAGCCCAAGCGTCTGAACATCACGAAGGATGACCGGGTCACGGGCGTCCTCCCGCGGCAGAAGGTCGACCTGTTCGCCGGCTGCAACCAGCCCGGCACGCCATGGTTCCAGCGTGACGACTACGAGTTCATGAAGATCCACTGCCGGATCTGCAAGAACGCCGACTGCGTCCGCGCCAAGGGAGCCATCAGCCCGTGGCTCACGCGCATGGCGGAGCAGGTGGACTACCTGCTCAACGACCCTCAGTTCTCCGACCTCACCTCCGAGCAGCACCGTAACCTCGCGCAGATGGCCTTCGACGACATCTCGAAGAAGGCGATGCGCCTTGAGATCGCGAGGCAGCGTCAGGATTGGACGATCCCTGACGGGCCCACGGACGGCGTCGACAAGGTCGCGGCTCCCGAGACGACGGACCAGTTTGACGACGCGGTGCGAGCCCTCGCGGAGGCCAAGGGAAAGAAGTCACCCGAGCTCGCGCGTCCGCAGAAGGCAGACGGCCCGGCCCATTTCGAGGCCGAGGAGTCCGAGCCGGAGCCCAAGGAGGGCAGCGAGTGGGAGTACGACACGCAGTACCCCTCTTCCGACGGGAAGCGCACCTACCGCGTCACGCTTTCCAAGCAGGGCGCGTGGCGGTGCGAGTGCGACGGGTTCAAGCACCGAGAGAGATGCAAGCACCTCAACACCGTGCGTGCCTGGTACGAAGAGCAGGTGCGCATCACCGAGGAGCAGGAGCGCAGGGACGCGGAAGAGGCGGTGCGCAGCAACCCTCGACAGGGACAGAGCCCGTCCACGCTGCCAGCTCCCACGAGTGACCCTCGCGTCCCGGACACGCGATACAACACCCCGATGCCCTCCGGTGGCGTCATGGTAGGCGGCGGAATGCCCCCTCCGAACACGCACCAGCAGCCGACGAGACAGGAGCCCAAGGACCCCTGGGCCCCTCGGAAGAACAAGGCGACGGTGGTCTCGCCCGGCGCCGTGGTCACGTTGAAGGGGGACAAGAAGAATGGTTGACGACGAAGAGGCGAAGTTCCTCGAGGTCATTGAGAAGTTCGGGCAGGACGTGCTCAAGAACAGCCCCGAGCTCCGTGACGTGCTGCGGCGTTTCTGGACCGACGAGATCGACGCGAAGGAGGCGATCAAAGAGGTGTGGCGCGTGGCCGCCAGGGCGCCCAACCAGGCGTCAAGTATCGAGCAGGCAATGTTCCAGGTATTCGGCGTGGAGCCGAGATCCACGGATCTCGCGCACTTCCCGGATCGCCAGCGCATGCTCGAGCGATGGGGCTTCGATGAGGAGGATCTGATCTACGTTCCCGACGAGAATCGTCCCGACTACAAAATGCTGCACCCGCTCCTCATGGGAATGATCGTCGAACTCCTCCAGTTCGACGGCGACATCCCGGAACTGCGCACCGGGAAACTCCCCGAGGGGGGCTTGCCCGCGGTTCCCGTGAAGACGACGGCCCGCGACCCCGTGGCTGTCGGGGCCATGCTCCGCACCGCGAGCGAGGAGGTGGCACTCGAGCTGGCCGCGGCGCAGGCCGAGCACGACGCCAAGGTGGCCAAGATGATCGAGGGCGTCGGAGGGACCGGGGCGGCCGTGACAGGTCTCGTGCGCCAGGAGACCGAGCGAGGGGTCGCCGTGCCCGGGTACGCGCCCGGGAGTCGTGCCGCGGCTCGAGCGGTCGACATCCCCACGGGCAAGGTGCTCGCGGCGATGCCGTTTGAGGAGCGCCAGGAGTTCGCCCACAAGGCGCTGACGAGCACGCAGGGCAGGCGCACCGCCGTCCCCGTGATCGCGCAGATGATCCTCGACGCGCTGCACGAGCATGGTTTCACCGCCGTGCGCGTGCTCGAGGGTGACGGATCGACCCCGTTCGCCGACGTGGAGTGGACGGTGGGCATCGACGGAGGCCAGGGAGAGCGGAATCCGAACTTCAACTTCATCGACACGGCCGCGCGGTCGCTCTCGGGAAAGCTGATCCGCGAGCTCTCCGGCAACGCGAGCCGATACACCCCCCTGCATCTCGCCGTCTCGTGCGTCAACACCGTGGCCGAGCGCCGTGTAGGGTGGCGCGCGACCCTCTACGAGCGGGGATCATAGAACCCGCGGAGATCGATGCCTGGAGAGCCCCGGGATGGCAGCCCCCATTTTTCGGGTATTAAGAGTGTGATGCGCGCCTTGATCGTGTACCTGTCTTCGCTCACGGCGGCGATCGAGCACGCCCGCAGGTCCGGCGAGTGGGTCGTCGTGGTGGCCCCCACGGACAAGCAGAAGTCGATCGAACTGGGGCACGTATTCGTCAGCATCGTCCCGCGAGACGCGTCGTTCTGCGGCCGCACGGCCATCTTCCCCGGAGGCGGTCGCGTCACCGTCGTGGGGGGATCACAGCCTCTGCACGGCACCGGTTTCCGGGTCATGTTCGTCGGGTTCGACGGGAAGCTGCTGCTGGCGGACGAGATCGCCATACACGCGTGGCGCACGGCCGCCATCGGACACGTCACCCTCGGAGAACGCCCCGGGGAGCTGAGGGTGCATTGATGGCGAGGAAGCTCTGGATCTTCCGAGTCTCCGGCGGCGACCCCTTCCGCCTCCAGGTCAAGGGCAACCCGCAGATGGTTCACGACGGGGGCCCCGAGGCCGTGCTCAGGTGCCTGTGCACCGACGAGCAGGCCGACGTCCTCGAGGCGGAGATGGTCGAGCATGGGTGCTCCGTCTCCAAGAACTCGCCCGTCGTGGAGCCCGAGCAGAAGCGTGAGCGAGAGAACCTGCTCCAGGTGCTCGGCGGAGAGCGGACGTTCCCGTGCGAGCGCTGCCCTCAGTGCGCGTGGTTCGACCCCCACCTCGAGAGCCTGTGCGGGGCCGGGCTCGCGTTCGGGCAGCCAGGGTGGGAGGACGCGGCGATCAAAAGAGCCATGACGAGCGAGAGGCATCAGCAGGATCTCAAGGCGTGTCCGCTCCGGGAAAGACAACTCCAGTGAGGAGCACCGCTGGGCGACCGGGTTCATCGCCGTCGGGTTCGCCGCGTGGGTCAAGTTCATCTCGTGGGCCGGCGTCGGCCGTTTTGACCCGAGAAGGAAAGATAGCGATGAATGACGTACTGCCCATCGGAACGAAACTCGACCACCCGTGCCCGGAGTGCGGAGAATTCATGATCCTGCGCGAGAGCAAGTACGGCTTGTTCTACGGCTGCACGGGGTTCCCGGAGTGCGTGGCGGCCCACGGCGCGCACAAGGATGGTCGTCCGCTTGGGACGCCGGCGGACAAGAAGACGAAGCAGGCCCGTATCCGGGCCCACGACGTCTTTGACCAGCTCTGGAAGGACAGGCACATGAGCCGGAACGCTGCCTACGAGTGGATGCAGGACGCGATGGGCCTCTCCGAGGACGAGGCCCACATCGGCAAGTTCACGGAGGAGCAGTGTGACGAACTCGAACTCAAGGTTGGGGAGTTCCTCGAGGAGCAGGACGACGGATGACTTCCCACGTCGTCAAGATGGTCGCGGCCCTGGAGGGATTGCGCGAGCTCGCGGCCTCGTCGGTGGACCTCATCGTGACCGACCCTCCGTACAACACGCTCGAGAAGCACCGGGCGGTGGGCACGACCACGAGGCTCACGAGGTCTTCGCAGTCGAGCAACGACTGGTTCAAGACGGTGAGTTTCGACTACCTGCACGAGGTCTTCGTCGAGTGCTTCCGCGTGCTCAGGCGTCCCTCTCACCTCTACGTCATGTGCGACGAGGAGACGGCCGACATTCTCAAGCCCGACCTCAATGGCATCGGGTTCGAACAGCGCAAGACTCTGATCTGGGAGAAGATCGGCAAGCTTGAGAAGGTGAACTGCCCGAGCTGCGGGGTCCATGTCACCGACAAGCACCGCCCGGGAACGCCGGGCATGAGTTATCCGTGGCGGTCGTGCTATGAGATGATTTTGTTCTTTCAGAAGGGACAGCGGAAGGCGGCCGACGACAGGAGCCAGCGCAACGTGCTGCGTGTGCCCTGGATCAAGCGCCAGGGCGCGTACCCGACGGAGAAGCCCGTCGAACTCCTCAAACGCATCATCGCACAGGCGTCGTTCGAGGGAGACCTCGTGCTCGACCCCTTCGCCGGCAGCGGCTCGTGCGGAGAGGCGGCCTTCAATCTCAAGCGCAGCTTCCTCGGGTTCGACGTCGAGGACAAGGCAATACGAAGGTTCGAGGAGCGCCGCCAGCATTGGGTGTACGAGGATCCCGCAGACGCTCCTCGCGTGACGGGCGGCATCCTCGACATGTTCGGCGACTGACGGTGTCGTTTCTATAACTCGCCCCCTGCATGGGCCGCATACACGAAGCACGGCGCCGCCGAGAGGCCCTGCAGCAACTCACGGGGCGACACAAGAACGGCCGGTTCTGGTATCCGGTCCTCGACGAGCGCGTCTTCTCCCGCGGCGACGTGATCTGGATTGACCGCGGGCCCTCCGTCGGTCGTCACGAGGTGAAGGTCCTCGGGCACCGCGAGCTGCTCGTGCACCCCATCGGGAAGTGGGAGGAACTCGCGCGGAGGTGGAGAGGACGCCTGCGGCGCTGGTGGATCCGGCTGTGGCGCGGTCGGTAGGGTGAAGGGTGGCCGACGAGCCCAAGGCGCTGCCGGGGGACGTTCCTCCCATCGAGTTCGTGTTCGAGGACGGCGAGGTGCTGGGCTTCCTCGCGCACGAGTGGGATCGCGGACCGGGCGTGGCCCCGCGACCGCCCATCCGCATGGGCGCGATGCCGTGGCTCAACATGCCTGCGACCCACTACAACCACGTGAAGCCACGGTGCCATGTGTGCAGGGGTCCTCGAGCTGCGGAAAGGGGACTTCAAGGCCCCCGTGAGCACCCGGGAGAGCATGTGGTGGTATGAGGACGACGGGGGCAAGCAACTGTTCTCCAACATCGAACTCTCGTGCCCGGGCCCGGGGAAGACGCTGACAGGGGAGGCCATGGAGCGGGCTCGACGGAACAAGGTGGAGATCAGGAACACCAACGAGCACGTCCATCGCGTCGAGAGACAGCAGTACGCGCTGGCGGCCGCGATGGAGGCCCGCATCACGCAGCTTGAGGCCGAGAACCGTGCGCTCAGGGAGCAGGTGGGGACCGTCTCGCAGATCGACCTCGGTCAGCTCGCGGCGAAGCTGTTCGAGCTCGCCGAGGCCGCGAAGGCCCGCAAGGCCCGCAAGGCCCTCGAGTCGGTCGAGAGCAAGGGGCGCGTGGTCCAGATCCCGAAGGAGCTCGCCGACGTGATCGACGTGATCGGGATACCGATCGAGGGAAAGATCGTCGACGAGGACGAGTAGCGCAGACCGTCGCTACCACAGCTCGCGCAGGTTCCCCCTGAGGTAGCTCTTGGCCGAGGTGCAGCGTCCCGTCTGGTGGTCCGTGACGATGTCGCGCTGCAGCGCCACCGTCCGCACCTTGTCGCTGCGCATCCCGGAGCCTACCTGCTGTCTCCTGCGGGCGTTCCGGTCCTTGGTCGCCCTCTCGGTCCCCGCTTCCTTGAGGCGCGCCCTGAGGACGCCTAGGGCGGTCTCGCGCCTCGACGACCTCGTGGTCAAAGACCCTCCAAGGTCAGGAACTTGACGTAGATCTTGTACTGCTTGGTGACGAGGAGCTTCGCGTCTGTGCCGCCTTCTCCACTTCTGATTTCGACGATTACCGTTTCCATTGGATTGACTCCTTCAGATCCTGAGTTTTCGGCAAGCCCAGCCACCCCATCCGGGGGACATCTGAAAATGCGCAGAAAGACGACTTTGTGTCCATCCTTGAGCCCGAAGATCTCGTAGTTCGTGTTCGACTTTGGAGATCTTCGAGAGGGCTTGGGGCTTGATGTCGATCTTGCCTGTGAAACAGGGGGGACAGTAGGGGCCGATCAGGGCAACCAGTTGAGTACGGTCGCGCTGCTGGTAGATACCAATCGTGAATTGTCCCGGCCGTCGCTCTCGTTGGGTAGTGGACCATCCGTACAGTGTTTTAAGTCGGAAGCGCAGCCGCGCAACCTCCTCTTCGGCGAAGCCATCGGTGTGGAAAAGCATTCCGTACCCATCGTCCACCGTCGCTCCGTCTCCCCAGTACCAATGAGCCAAGGCACGTGGAGAAAGTCGCACATCGCTGGGCACGTGTTTGTCTCCGTAGGGGTACCAGCGGGCCCGCTGTTCCGTGAACGGTTTGTACTTGCGGGTGCGGAGGATTGCGGACCGCTTGCCTTTCACGGCACGTCCGTGAAGGAGACCGACACGGGGCTTTCGGTATCCGCGGCTTACGGAAATTCCGATATGGGAAAAATCTTGCTCCACGCTGTCGAGCCACGGCTCGTGCCGTACTGTTTGTTCAAGTCCCAAGCGGCCTTCGCTAGTCCCGTTTACCTCGATCCACGCATCTCCCAAGAGAAGGCCGTCCACGAGTTCTAGGAACGCCTCCGTAACTTGGAACGTCTTCCTGGTGCGCAGTGCCGTTGCCTCAACCGCGTCCCGCGTTGTTATCCCCATGGAACCCCGGCTTGTCCCGAACTGCCGTGCCAGTTGGGCCTCCGATTCCCCGTCCTTGTAGCGACGCAGGATCTCGCGGTCGGGAAGCGCTTTGCGTGGTCGTCCCGTGTGTCCTCCTTTTGCTGCCCGTAATTTACTCTCTTTCGCGTTCGGGTGCAAATTCTGGACGCTTTTGAGAGCCCGCTCGGATTTGAACCGAGAACCTAGGGGTTAAAAGTCCCTCGCTCTGACCGTTGAGCTACGAGCCCGGGAGGCGAGCGAGCTACGCTATACCCGCCCTTGAGTACCAAGGAGGGGCACGTTTGAGCCGGTGAAGTGCGATCGGCATGGCTTTCACTCCCGGAGCTCGCCCGGAACCAGGCCGCGCTCCACAGCGCGTCGACGCGCCTCCACGAGATGGGGATCCGCGCTGCGCGTGGCCGCCCCCATCCCGCTCTTGTAGTCGGGGCCGTCGGGGCCGAAGCGGGCGATCACCGTGGGGATGCCTCCCTGCGGATCGAAGTAGAGGTCGTGCCCGTCGAACGAACCGAGGAACGTCTCGGCCCCGGAGCTGTTGGGGAAAAAGTGCCATGGTGTTCACCTGTCGTGGTGAGCCCGGAAGGAGTCGAACCTTCAACCCGCGGATTAAGAGTCCGCTGCTCTGCCAATTGAGATACGAGCCCTCCCGCGTGGGGAGGTTGGTTAGGGCGAGCCGAGTGTCGGCGATGATGATGAACTCACTGCTCTGCGCAGACTGAGCTACCGGCCCGGAGGATGCACGCTTGCGACGCCCGACGAGGACGGAGCGTGCGTCCCCCTCGGGCTAGAGCTTGGTCTTGCGTTTCAGCAGAGCGGTCATGGCCTGCTCGTTCTAGTGCGCCCCAGGGTCGGTGTCAAGGCGACGACCAGGAATTCAAGCGGGAGGCCCGGTAGAGACTGCTCTGCAAGGCGTCGGGCTGCAGGCTGACGATGAGAGCGTCCGCGCATGCTTTCGCGTCGCCTCGCGTTACGTGGGCGTGGGACCACACCTCCTCGTTCGTGCACGGACCGGCCAAGACGACCTTAACGTGCCATCCGTCGTCGTTCTCCTCCTCGACCTCGACGACCATGATCCGCGACGCGTCGATCCAGGCTCCCCACGGTGTCTCGCACAGCCTCATCCCACGGGCTCCACGCTGATGCCGCATCCGGCAGCCACGAAAGGGATCGCTTCGGCGAAGAATTGGCCGTAATTGTCATCGCAGATGCTACCGACGAGCGAGTAGGGAACGTGGTTCATGAACTCAAGTAGGTTGGTTGGGTACTCGGACGTGCAGGGACTGTCGGGGAACAGCCCGATGAACGCGGCGTCCTCCAAGGTCCCGTCGCGAATCCGCTCGACGTGCTCCATCCACTCCCAAGGACTCCTTATCGAGTCGATGTCATCCTCGTCTGTGATGAACACGACGAGGAGGCTCGAGCGCTTCTGGGTGAAGTCGCCGTTGGTGTCGCCGAGACGGTGGTACCCTTCGTTGCACCCGCCTGGGCGCCCGTGCCAGTAGTCGAGAGCTTCGAGCATCGCGTCGATGGGGCGCTCCGATCCCGATCCGTAGGTACCCACCATGGCGGCGCAGGAGAACGTCTCCTCGAGGTCGTCGTTCTTTGTCATGTAGCGGGCACCGTCAGCGTACGGTCCGCAGACGTGCGACACGCTTTCGTAGTCGACGGCCGTCTGCGTCACCAGGGCGCCGAGCAACCGGCACTTCGCTTCGTTCCTGCCGTAGCTGTCCGTCGAGACGACGCCGACGTGGATGCCACCGTGTGCTCCGATGCCCAGTTCGACGAGATGTTCTATGAACGAGGGCACGTTGGCGACCAGACGTTCTTGGTCTTCTCCCATGGACCCGGAGTTGTCGATCACGAACAAGATGTCGAACGCCCCGCACAGGTCCTGCTGTGGCAGGTCGAGGCGCTCTGGTTCGAGTACAGCTTCAAAGCCGAAATCGGGGTGCGCGACGGGGGGTCGGGAGCTGGCACCGTCCGTGCCGCCCGTGCCAGCGGAGAGGTCCCCGTCGAGGGAGGGGACCTCGTGCGTGCATGCGAGGACTGCGAAGATCGAGAGCACAGGTTGCTTCATCTCCAGTCCCTCACGACGAGTCCCCGGGCGGCGACCTCGTGCGTGCATGCGAGGACTGCGAAGATCGAGAGCACAGGTTGCTTCATCTCCAGTCCCTCACGACGAGTCCCCGGGCGGCGACGCGCATGGCGTCCCCTTGGCTGAGTGTGAAGCGGGCTCCCGCGTCGTCCCGCTTGGTGCACATGACGTTGTCTGGATCGTCTTCGTGGTCGAGGCCCAGGGCATGTCCGATTTCGTGGGCGAGCGTGGTCCTGCGGGCGTGGGCCGCCAAGATGACGAAGTCGTGGGCGCCTCCGGCCTGCGCGTGGAGTCCGTTGAGGCTATCTCCAGGCTCGAGCGAAACGATGTCGACGACGAATACGTGGACCGTGCCGTCCCTCGTGACGCGACTCCCGAGGGGCTGTCGGTCTTGTCGCGTGGCGATCCTCTGCGGGAGGCGGTACAGGCGGTCCTCCGACCACACGACGAGTCCGATGCCGTGCGGCATCAACGTTTCGTTGCTCAGCTCAAGCGATTCCTCGAACTTGCGGCGGATGCCCTTCTCGTCGGTGAGATAGTGGACGGAGAGCGGGAGAAGGCTCGGCCCATGTACTTCGGGGGCCGAGGGTCCCGGCAACGTCGGGGCGGTCGTGCAGGTGGTGACGAGCAGCAGGGTGCCGATGAGAGGGAGGCGTCGTCCCCGTTCCATCGTTAAACAGCGTGACCGAACTTACTGAGCTACGCTCGTGCTCCTGTTTAGTATTCGTCGCGCTCCACTGCCAGCTCGGAGAGTACCTCTCGCAGGTAGAGAATGACGAGCCGCTCCTGCCGGGTCAGCACCGGAGCCGCGTATCCTCCGAACCGTCGCGGGTTGCCGCATCCCGAGCACGAGCACGCCGCGAGGTGGTCCACGTACTTCGCCGCGCTTGCGTCGGCCTGGGTGTGGTCGACGGCCCGCTTGGCGAACACGCGGCCCTCTCCCGGCACCCATTCGCTCTGGTCGGGGGTCCAGGATCGCCACCAGCGGCGGCGGATCTTGCGTGCACGGGCGACGAGTCGCGCGCGATGATGACGACGAAGTGCTCTCTTGGACATGGCGACCTTCCCGGCCCGCCCGGTCCCGAGAGCACACTGCTCGCGGGCCGGGCTAGGTCGTGAAGCCGCGGCTTCCGCCAGGCGGGGAGAACACCTCGGCGACCCCGGCGATGCCTGTCGTCAGCTTTTCGTCGATCACAATTCCCACTCTACAGCCCCTCCGCGAACTTCGCCAGCATGGCGACCGCGCGGTCGTGTTCGTACGCGGTGCGGGCCTCCACGAACAGGAGGATCTCGGCCCAACCTCCGCGGCGCTCCTCCGGGTGGGCCTTCCAGACGAAGGTCTCCTCGAGCCCGTCCGCGTCCCTCATCTGCGTGCTCGCCTCGTACAGGGCCTGGAACATGCGCCCGACGTGCTCTGCTTGGCATGCCAGACGGAGCATCGGAGACGTGTTGACCGCCCACGCGTTCCCCGTCGTGTCGTCGGGGTGTCCTTGGCAGCTCTCCGCGGTCCACAGCCACCCGCTCGCGTTGATGTCGACGACGATGTCTCGGACGAGGGGGTCGATGGTGTCGGCTTTGAGTGCAGCCTCGAAGTCGAAGGAGCCCATGGCGCACGGTACCCAAGCTCAACCGTCTTGCCGTGCTCGCTTGTCGTTCAAGATCTTCTGGATGGCACGGTAGCGGTCGATGTTCCGCTTGCGTACCTCCTCGGGACTGACCGGCACGATCTCGCGCTCGAGCCACGCTTGGAGGTTCTCGGGCGCTTCCTTTGGCAGGGTTCCGAGGTGAAGGTAGTGGGGGTCGAGTTTCGCGAGCTCGGCGATCATCGGCCGGCTGTGCGTCGTGATGAAGATGCCCTTGGTGTGGTCGGGCAGGTTCTCGACGAAGTCGGCGATGACGATGGCAGCCCCGAGCGACGCACCCTCGCTCATGCCGAGGTCGGGCTCGTCCCAGTACATGAGATGTGGGTGCTCTCGCTTGCGGCAGGTCTCGATGGCGGTCTTGACCGTCGTGGCCGAGTTTGAGCCGGTCGAGTCGTGATGTTCGTCGCCGTAGATCAGGCCGTGGAGGGGCCCCAAGTAGTTGCCGCCCCCGCGGCCCTCCATGCTGATGTGGATGACCTCTTCGATGGAAGTGTTCTCCTTGGCGCAGATCTGTACGCATCGGCGGAAGAAACTCTTGCCCCCCGCGTTCTCTCCGAGAACGAGGAAGAGCCGACACGACCCCGGAACCCACAGGGCCGGGATGACGGGGTCGTCGTCGGCGAAGTACTTCCAGTTGGTCAGGAGGTCGTCGACGATCCACTTCGCGGTGGACGGCTTGCTCACGCCCGGTCGCCCCCGTCGAAGAAGTGGACCTTCGGTAGCATGGACGCCGGGAAGCGACGCCGAGCCATCTCCTCGATGTGCGCCCGAGTCCACCGCATCGAGCGGTGGCACAGGACGAGGGCCTCTCCCTCGAACTTCTCGCAGTGCTCGACCATCTCCGCGATGTGCGTGTGGCCGTAGCGACGGCATCCGTCGAGGTTGCTCTCGTCCTCCTCCCAGACCGTGACCTCGTGGACGAGGACCTTGGCCTTGCGGGCCTGCTCCTGCTCGAGCAGGAACTCGATCTGAGTGTCGCCCGGGATGCACACCATCGTGCTCGTGACGTCGTCGGTGATCTGGACCCCTTCCCTCTTGAGACGCCCGATCTCGGACCCCCCCATGCCCTTGAACTCGTCCTTGAGCTTGGAGGTCGTCTGCTCGACGGCCCACCCGATGGAGTCGGTCCGGTGCGTCGTCTGGACGCCGCGGACGACGATGCCTCCGCGGAGCTGGACGGCCTCGCCAGGCTCGACGCCGTGCACACGGAACATTCTGTTCTCGGCACGGTCGCCGTACAGGTCGGCCATGTGGCTCAGCACCGCGTGCACCTTCTGCTCGATCGCCTTCGGGACGTGGACGTTCAGGATGCCCTTCTTGCTGCCCACGCTGCGCCGCGCCGCGATGTACGGCAACGCCCCGACGTGGTCGGGGTGCCCGTGGGTGATGAAGTAGTGGTCCACGTTCACGCCCGGCAGCACGCAGCCCGCGTCGAACACGGCGCGCGCCTCCGGGACGAAGATCGAGGTCTGGAGGCCTCCCTGGGCGTACCCGTGGAGCGTGACGCCTGCGATGTTGAGTTTCTGCATGAGTAGGCCCCCTTCAGACCCTGTACAAGGCGCGGTAAGAATTTAAACGGTGCCCAGGGAATGGGTTTGAACCATCGACGCACGGGGGTTTAGACCCGCCGCTCTACCAACTGAGCTACCTGGGCTCGGGCACCCTTTATACCCCACGTCAGCCCGAAGATCGGGCCCTTGGGGGCGCGGGTGGCACAGCCCCTCGAGTGGACGCAGAATTGGGGGGTGGATGTTGGAACGCTGGAGTCCTTCGGGCGGTGCTCGAACCCGCGTGCTCCGGGCTCCAACCGGAAGCTAACCCATCTCAGCTACCGAGGGGTAGAAGTGGCTCGCTGACCCGGCTCGGTAAAACTCTCGCGGGTGTCCTTGACGGTCGCGCCGCAGCAGACGCACATGCGGGCGCCGTCCTTGTCGGGGCGTCCGAGCATGCCGTCGTGGTCGCACTCTTGGGTGCGGCTGTCGTGGTGGGTGAAAATGAGTGACATCGTGTTGTTCCTTATGGACTTGGTGCCTCGGGTTGGAATCGAACCAACACCTCCAGCTCTTCAGGCCGGCGCTTGCGTACCAAGTCAGCTTCCGAGGCGACGAGATTCACTCGCCACAAGTGTCCTCGCGGACGGACTTGCGGCGGCGGATGCCGATCTATCGGCGGCCATAACTCGCAGAAAAAGCGAGTTATGGCCGGATAAAGCTGTCGCCGAACTTGGGGTGGGTGACGGGATTTGAACCCGCGGCCTCCAGGGTCACAACCTGGCGCTCTGCCAGCCGAGCTCCACCCACCATGAGATGGTGGTGGTCTTCGCCCTCGGAGAGGGGCTCGGTATGTGACTGGGTCAGCACGGAACGAATCCTTGAATTTGGGAAGATACCCGGCTCGCGGGCAAAGTCAAGGATCTTCGGGGACTTCCTCCGGTAGGCGCCCTATGGGTCCCCCCTGTGAGATGCCCAAACGCCAGGACCCCTCCGACCCCACCGGGCTGCCGTATGACTTCCGCATCGACCGGGCCAACGTGCAACGGTCGGAGGCGGACACGTCACAGGCCCAGAACTCTGACCGCTCCCTGATGCTCGATCGGGCTGGCACGTTTTACCGGACGGCCCTCTTCTCGAAGACACTGATGCACAACAGCTACGGCGAGGTGGCCGACGGGGACTGGGTCTGGATCGACGTCGCGATGCGTAGCGGAGATCAGGAGTACTTCGACCGCATCCCCCTCAATCCTCTCTCGGTTCGCAGGCTCGTGAACCCTCAGGCGGCCTTGGCGTCCCTCATGGAAGGAGCCGACGCATTCTCCGTCTCGATGCCGCCAGCGCCCTCGATGCTATCGGAGGAGGCGGCTGGCGAGATGGTCGAGCTGTACGGCATGGCACTCCTACGCGACGAGTCGTTCCGCGACATTCAGGACGGGACCACCTCGCAGGAGGCCACCGTCACCACCCTCCTCGCCGACCTGAACTCGATCGGGGCGTCCTTCACGGGGCCCAAAGACGGCGGCGTGGTCACTCGAGGCACGCTGTTCCGCGGCCCGGGCTACGGCGAGACCATCGGGCCCTACGTCAGCCAGTTCCTGCTCCACGACTTCCCCTACGGCAATATGACGGTCTCGCAGGTGATCGGCGTCGAGCTCGACGACGGTCCCTCCATCACGACCGCGGGCTGGCTCGACATCCAGAACGGGATCACGCCTCCGGGCACGAACCCGGCCGGGTTCAGCCGTCGCGCCTACTCCCCTCGCGTGCTCGCGAGCTACGTGCACAACGACCCGCCCGCCACCGCGTTCCTCAACGCGGCGATGATCCTGCTGGCCAACGGGGCGCCCCTCAACCCGAACTTCCCCGTCCTCCCCAACGAGGAGGGGTTCGTCACGATGGGCGCGGCGGAGATCTGCGCTCGCGTGATGCACGTCTCCGAACTCGCGCTCAAGGCCGCGTGGCGCCAGAAGTGGGTCACCAACGTGCGCCTGCGACCCGAGGTCTACGCCGGTCGCGTGCACTTCACCCTCGATGACGCGCAGGACTACAGCCTCGACGCCGCCGTCCTAGGCGCTGGGACCACCGCAAACATGCTGGCGGCCAATACTGGCAACGGTTCGGCCACCTACCTGCTTCCGCTCGTGTATCCCGAGGGGAGCCCGGCTCACCCGAGTTACCCCGCCGGCCACGCCACGCTCGCGGGCGCCTGTGCCACTGTGCTCAAGGCGTTTTTCGCCAACGACACGCTGATCACGGGCCTCGCCTCGGGGACCTTCGAGGTCATCGAATCGATCACCGGCGAAGAGACCTACGCGGAACTGCTCGCGGCCCCGATCACCGATCCCGGAGTCGTGGACAGCCTGACCGTTTCGATCGAGCTGAACAAACTCGCCTCGAACATCGCGACGGCCCGCAACATGGCCGGCGTCCACTACCGCTCCGACGGCGATCAAGGCGTCCTGCTCGGGGAGCAGGTTGCCATTCAGTACATCAAGGACATCGCCGCGACGTACAACGAGACGTTCCCGGGCTACGAAATCAGGAAGTTCGACGGCACGATCGAGGTCATCTCGACGTTGTAGCGCGGTAGCCCGTCCATAGGTTCCTCTCTCCGTGGGGTGGGAATCCGCGATTTCGGTGAACGCGGCCGTCGCTGTGCTCTCGTGTAGGTCGGAGCCAGCAGTCGTCGGGCCCGAGCCTGAGGATCCGTGCCCCGAGGTGTCGTGCCCGGTTCCCGAGGTGTAGCAGGTCGTCGACTCGCTTGAGTACCGGAAGGCCAAGTACCACGTCCTGACGATCAGGAACGCGCGTCTCAAGGAAATGGACGAGTGCGAGGCGAAGGGGAACAGCTACGTGGACTGTCCGCACTAGGTCTTCGGTTACCTGTTTTTGGACGGCACGCTTACTCCGTGAGCCGGTAGGTCGCTCGCGGACGGCAGCGCCACATGATCTCGCGCTGCAGGTGGCGCCGGCTTTGTCGGTCGAAGCACACGGGGCACGGAGTCGAGCGCCCCGCGTAGAGGTGGATGACGAGCTCGTCCTTGCACCGCTAGTATGGGGGTTTGGGGATCTCGAACTGCCTGTCTTCTTCGTTCATGGTCCCGGAAAGATTCGACCCCGGGCGTTGCTCTTGAGCGCCGCCCGGGGTCGTGAAAAGTTGATCGACGCCGAGTGAATCACCTTTGCGTTTTGAAACGCCAGATTTATATGTCTGGTGGCTTTACCAATTTGCCTACCTGCCCGCAGTGGAGGGCAGGGTTGGACTCGAACCAACAAGTGCTTGTGAGGTAGTTCTGCGGGCGTCGATCGAAAAGTTAAGAGGCAGCCGAGTAGAGAGGCTGGTTTTGTTGCAAGGACTGGATTCAAACCAGTGACCTTCGGCTTGCGATGCCGACGCTCAACCAACTGAGCTGTCTTTGCTTGTGAGCCTGACCGTGGAGTTGAACCAGGATTGCGTGTGGACCTTCAACGATTGCTCCTGTGAAGGAGCGAGTGGTGTGGTGGGTTTGTACCCATTTATCGTCGGGTCCGCCAGATTGTGAAGGGTAGTTCCGAGTACGCGGTCTGGGAGGGCTTCCAAGGTCCCGGTCACTCTCGGACCGGGGTTGTGCTTGTGAGACCGCGCTGGTGGAACAGCCTTGGAATGGGACGATACTGAATTCCAGATGAACGTCAAGAATTTTCTTCAATAAATTTTAGGCGCTGAGGGCGCACGAAAACCCGGTATATAGTCGGGGAACCTCTCATGACGGGTTGCAGGGTCCAGACGTTCAGGTATTTTGCGGCTTTCGGCGATGATTTCGTAGTAGCTGCCGCATTCAGGGCACTCGAACAGATCGGACTGCCGTTCCGAGTTCGTGGCCAGGATGCCCCTGTACCTGTAGAGGTGCAGAGGGTACTTGCACGTATGGCATTCCATCAGAACTTCCGGATAGGGATCCATGTCCCGTCGTCATCCACTTCAAACAGAACCGACCCTGGAGGCATTGGATTCCCTCCAGGGGTGACAACCTCTCGAGTGGGATTCATCAGGTATGTGTCACCAGGCAAACGCACAGCGGTGTGCCCCCCCGGCAGGAAATTCGGGTTCCCATCCGCGTCAGGTTTAACAGGGAGACGGGTGGGTACGCTGGATGATGGCACGGATACCCCAAAGACGTGATCTCCATTTACAAAGGCATCCTTGACCGAAGGGGCCATGCCTGCATGCCGAGCGGCATCACCAGCGCTGACCACTTTACGAGCATCTTCGAGTGGCGTGAGCCACGAGAGACCATTAGGGGCTCCAAGCAGAGCATCCGGTTTGTCAATGAATCGTAAAGATCCTCGGCCGAAGAAGGTAACGAGATAGTCGTCGGAGGTTAATCCAAAGGGGTCGATTTCTCTGAGAGGATCACGGCAGTAGGCGTACAGGCGAACACCACCCATCAATCCGAAAGGATCGCGGCTGATGTACGATTGCGTGGTTGGATCATAGTAACGATGGCCGTTATAGTAGAGGTTGGTTTCTTCGTCGAAATATTGACCCGAGAACCCCCACGAAAATGGTTTGCTAGAAGCGTCGTTGCGTTGCTGCCAAAGTACCTGGGCATCCGAACCTACAACAAGCAATGGCTTGTCTACGTGGTCCGTGAAGATATTCTGTGCCCCAGAAGGGCTTAGTTTGGCGAAGGGGGTGTAGTGGCCGGGTTCAAACACCCACGTGTTGAGTGAATTTTGGTCACCACGAATGACGATTTCGTGAATCGGGTAGACCCCGGACCATTGCCACGTAACAACTCCTCCGCTCGTCTGTTTCTGCACCCGGCGCCCCAAGGCGTCGTAGAGAAACGAAACCTCTTCTCCGTCAGGTTTCGTGACCCGAGAGAGACGTCCCGCGGCACTCCAGTGGTAATGCCACTCGCGGCCATCAGGTTCTTGGCGCCGAACCAGATTGCCTTCGGCATCGTAGTGAAATAGGCGCTTCCCTTCTGGGATGTGCTCGACTAGCACATTTCCCGTATTGCCAAAAAACCGATCGGACAACTCCGGTGTGCAAAAGAGATTTCCGGCCTTGTCGGGGCAGCGATATTCCACATTACCATCGGGAAATGTGGTGGCCGTCAGATAGCCTCTACCATCATGTTGGTAGCGCAGGGTGCCGTGTCCCGAATCTTGGATCTCGTCAAGTTGCTTTGGAGAACTCCAATCATAGTGACGATTCCGAAGGAGAGTATCGTCGTGGAGGATTTGATGTTGAAGAGGAGTGCCTCCAACGTCTCGCCACCAATGAGAGCAACTTCCTCCAGTAACACTTCGATCGATCTCACAACCGAGAGCGTCGCGACTCATCTGTGCTCGCCAAGACTGGTCATCCTGCTTGGCAAACATGCTGGATACGTGGCCGTGGGTATCACGTGCAAAAGACTGGTGGGCCCCCAAAGAGGTTGCCAGTCCAGCTCGTAGCCCACGGTAGTCGTAGTGCGAGGAGATCCAGTGGTCGTCTCTCCCTTCTTTTAACACACGGCCGAACGCGTCGCGTTCGAACCTCACTGTGGTCGTCTCGTTGGTAGCCTCGAGCAACGCACCTTCGAGATCGTAGGTGAAAAGTTCCGTGGTGCCGTCGTAGTGCTCCACCTTGATTGGGCGCCCCGAGGTGTCGTAGTCAAACGACGAAAAACGACCCCCACCAGGTCGTGATACCTTCAGAATACGACCCGCAGCATCGCGATCGTACCTTCTGGTAGTTCCATCGTAGGCAACTTCTTTCCGCACGCTGCCTACAGCATCTCGATTAAATTGATAAGAAAACCCCTGCTCGTTAATGAATGCGATGAGGCGCTCTTCCGTGTCGTACTGGAAGAGAACATGACTCCCGGCACTCTTTTTCCAAGCAACGCGACCGAGACCTTGGTATCCTATCTGCACGTCGTACGTATTGTGACGGGCACGGATCACGTTGCCCTCGGCATCGTACGAAAATTCCCGAACTTCTCCTTCAGGGCTCCACACACGAACTACTTGTCCGAGGGCGTCGTACTGACGGTATCGGATGCCTCCTGCCGGATTGGTAGCCTCGATCATTTGCCCACGGGCGTCGTAACTCCAAGTCCTCCGAGTGTTGTCGGGATGGTTCATTTGCACGAGGTTTCCCGCATTGTCGTACTGGAAGTGCGTGCGTGCCCCAGCGGGATCCTCAAGGGTCACGAGGTGCCCGTGCTCGTAGGTGTATCGCGTACAGGCTCCGAGCGGATTCGTCTCGGATACCCGTCGCCCCCAGCGATCATACGCCCAGCGCCACACCGCCCCCATAGGTGTCGTCAGGGATACCGGGTTATCATGCTTGTCGTAGGCAACCTTCGTCACGCCACCACCCGGATCAATGACGGAGGTCCGGTTGCTGCGGTCATCGTAGGTGTAACGGGTAGTATTGCCTACAGGGTCGATGGCCGACGTTTTTCGGGTCAGTCCATCGTACTCGAACTGGGTCACACCTCCACGAGCATCGACGATCTTCGTGACGGTGCCGTGCTCTCCCCACTCGTACACCGTGGCGTGGCCGAGCGAATCCTCCACGATCGTCCGTCGACCCTTGATGTCGTAGGTGATCTCGTGGTCGTGGATCTGCCCGTCGCCCCACGTTCGCTTGCAGCGGGCCAGCGGTCCCCAGCCGTCGTACACGAAGTAGAAGCTCAGTCCGTTGCGATCGGTCTCCTTGACCAGGTTGTGATGGTCGTAGGCAAATCGGATGGGCTTGCCCATCGCGTCCTGCGTTTCGACGAGGTCCCCCTGCGGCGAGTATAGAAAGCGCGCGTGCTGTCGCCAGCCTTCGCCATTGGCCGCCGGCAGCCAGATGTACTCGAGCCGACCGTCGCGATCGTGCTCGAACTTGATCGACCGCCCGCCGCTGTCGACGACCTCGGCCAGGCGCGCGCGGTCGTCGTACCGCAGCGTGATGGCATCCCCTCCGCGGTTGCGGATCCGAGTGAGCCTGGCCATGCCGCGGTCGCGGTTCTCGGTCGTCTCTCCGCGAATCGGTCCGAACTCATGGATGAGACCGCCGGGTGCCTCCACCTCCCAGCGGAACGCGCCGAGCGAGCGCAGGGTCAGGCGGCTGATCGGATCGAAGATCTCGTCACCCTCGCGCATCACGTGCTTGGGCAGCGCGAACGTGTCGAACTCCAGCTCGCGCCCGTCGTCGGTCAGGTACACGACGGTATCGGGTTCCATCCACAGGCGTTGATCGAGGCTGTGGGACCAGCCATATCCAAGCACCGAATCACGATCGCAGAAGCTCGAGCGGTAGCGACGGGAGAACGACAGCGGGATCGGTCCGGGCAGTTCGAAGTCCGACCACGTGGTGAACATGCTGCCGTTGACCACGTTGACAGGGTGCCCCGTAACGAAACAGGCGGCACGATGGAGAAAGTCTCGGGCGCGCTTCCAGTTCTTGGGCACGAACCGCTCGATACCCGCGTGGGCCAGCTTGGACAGAGTCTTGGTGCGCAGCGCCCGGAAGCCCGCCGCGAACGCGACGGCAACCCAGTCCACCGCAGTGGGACCACCAACCATCACGTTGGCGGGGCCGCCCGAGGAGACGACGAACGACGTTGGCAGCCGCACCGGGTCGGAGCACGACAGCGCAGGATCCCCGAGCCGCACGGCCTTGCCGCCACGCATCTCCACGGTCTTGGACCCGAAGACTAGCAACGCGTCACCTGGTGGAGGCGCCGGTGGGAACCAACTCACGCCGGGAGGGATGAGGAGATGCCCTGTGGGCATCTTGGCTTCGTCCCCTGTGGCAGTGGCAATCTTACCGTTGATCAGGACGGGTCCCGTGGTCCGGGGCGTCTCCGTTGCCCAGGCCACCGTGGAGCTAATCATCTCATCCACCACGAGCCCCACAGGGTCAAACACCACTCCGACGAACGGATGTGGGAATGGCACGGGTGCGGGAGAGGGAGGCACCACCTCGTAGTGGAGGTCTAGTCCCACGACAAGATCAAACCATGTGCTCGCTTGTGCCATTGTAGTTCTGCTTTCAGGATAGGGTCACCCAGAATGCCCAGATTGCGAAGCCAATCGTGACTACCCCCGTGAGGAAGCCCATCAACGGCATTGCGGAGACTCTATGCTTCGGAGATTCTCCGAAACCATCCTTGGACTCCGTGATTCCGGTGTCGGTAACCTCGACCCTCCATGTCCCTGATTCTTCAGCCGTAGACGGTGCGAGAGCGCGAGAAAGTACTTTGGGAGAAGACACCACCCAGGGGTGTATTGGGCGCCTACGTGGTTGTGGAATATCTTGGGAGTCTTCCAAGATTCGCAGGGGAGTGGTCTGCGGCACCTCCTTTGCGCGTGGCAGGAAAACCTGTGTAACGGATTCCTCGAATCCCCCATTGAGAATAGCAGCGCGGACCATCCTCGTAGACCCCGACATATTAGCCTGCGTTCCGATCTGCGCACAAACCAATTGGCTCAAGGCCTTTTGCGCAGCTACGACGTCCCCCAGGACATCCAATGCCTCTGTCGAGGTCTGGATGCGGAACTCCATGTCTCGTTGGAGAAGCCCTCTGTGTAGGGCTCGAAGGTTAGGGGGTACTTCTGGACGCGTGAGTATGGGGGGGGCTTCCTCTGGTATTCTTTCCAAAAGCTCCACGGTGGTCAAGCAGTCCTCTCGGAAACGGCAGCCTTCGATCATTTCATGCAAAAGCGCCCCTACGGCGAACAGATCGGAGGCAGCTCGAACCTCTCCCGCCACCTGCTCGCGAGAAGCGTAACGAAGCTTTCCTGCGAAGTATTGCTGGGTCTCTTCGCTGCTCAGGAGCAACGCGACGCCAAAATCCATCAATTTCACTTCGCCGTGGCACGACAGCATTACATTGTGAGGGGAGATGTCACGGTGAATGATTGGGTGGGGCTGACCTCCAACCACCAAGGTGTGGGCGTGTTGCAACGCCCGAAGTAGGCAGTGCACGATGTAGCCGATCACGTCATAGGACAGATACTTCCCGTCAGAGCGCATTGATTTACTCAACTTGAGTAAATCAAGACCATTGATCCACTCCATGGGGATGTACAGTCGAGAACCATCGGAAGTCCCTCCTGTTGGAAAGAGACGGCAGATATTCTGGTGGCTGAGCAGAAGCGCGAGTCTTTGCTCGTTCCTGAAAAGTTGGACTGAGGTGGGGTTAACGGCGTTGGGTAGCATCAATTTAACCGCGCAGGGCATCAGCATGTTGTCGTGGCCTGCCCACTGAGCACGGTAGACCTCGGCCATACCTCCCTTGCCGATCTTTTCCAGAAGGGTGTAAGAACCGATCTGGATAGGGACGTCAGACATGTTTCACCGCCTTCCCTCGGATACCCTTCAAGTCTTCGGGGTCCCTGACGACAGTATGACCTTTCGACCTCTTCACAGGTACATGGTTGACACCCTCCAGCACGGCAGTCTCGGAAATCTCCTTTGAAGCAGATTCGCTCCACGCGTGCAGCGATGCCAATTCCGCTGGGGTCATGAGATCGGTGGCTTCTTCCTCGGGGACGACTGCCCGGTGCTTCGTCAAAAGGTTTTGACATTCTTGGAGGGTTCGTGATCCGTTGAGAGCGGGATCTGCTCGACCACAGATCATGGCGTGAGTCCAGAAAGCGATGGCATGGGACTTCATGCCAAGATCCAGGGCGATATTCCCGGAGATCCGGCACGCTTCCGCAGTGAGCGATGGCGCCTCGGTCTTTGCTCGAGAGATGGCATTGGCGAGGACACTCAGGGCAGCGTGCTTGTTTTTGTAGACGAGATGAGAGGACCCGAGCGCGAGCGCGGCGACCAGGTACAGCGTAGTGTCCCCCTCGGCCGCAGTCAGAGCACGCTCGTAGCTGGAGAGGGCTTGGGTTTTGGTGCCAATATTCATGAGGTGGCTCCCCAACACAATCTCCGTCAACACCTTTTGAGGAAGGGATCCTTCACGCCGGGCTTTATCCCGTGCGGCACATAGATGCCGAATCGTCTCCGCCCCCTCTCTCTCCATCATTGCCGTGATGCTCAGAAGAGAAGGATCGTCCTCCTGGTTTGGTGGCGGTGCTAACCCTTTTCGAGGAGGGATAGAAATGTCGCCTTGAGCTCCCACGGGAAAAAACCTCATTGGAGGCGCGCTCTTGGGGCCTCCCTCCGACGAAGTTGGCACCACGACTAAGGTGGGCACATCAAGACTTTGTCGGGTCTGCACTGGAGAAGCGACTGATTCCAAGAGGAGCCATCGCACTGAACGCAAGAGGGTGCTGTTGATGAAATGCTTCAACGCGCTTAACCACGGCAATTCAAGAGAATTGCTGTCCAGCGCAAGAGCGATCAGAATTTCGCATTCCCTATTTGGGCGCGCGTGGACGAGCTGGCCCAATTGCTCCGCAAAAAGCACAAGCCCCTCACCCACGGGCGCCTCAGGGAGAGGGGGCCACCCGTCAGAAACGGAAGTTTCTTGCCAGTTGAGATACTTTTCACGAATAGAGTCTCGTCCTGAGACCCACGGATCACCACCTTGAGTTTGAAGTAGAAGGAGAGGGCCTCGGGCTTCGGGACGGCAAGATAGCACTGTCACAATACGAAGCACACCTTTTTGAGCGAGGGCGGGGGCTTGAACATGGAGCAGCCGATATGTGGGGTCACGCAGAAAGCGTACCCCACTTACCTGTAGCACCACGAGGAAGTTTTTCAGGTCCTCCATCTCAGTTGATCTTCACGAGCGGCGCCGTGATGGTGGTGAGCGTTTGCCCGGCGACATCCACGTTGCCCCCACTCAACGAAATTTGCTGAGTCGCGGAACACAGCATTTTGTCGCAAAGCGACTTAATGCTTTCCGCATCCAAGGTAATGTCCTCCGTCATGGTGAGAGCCCCTCCGTCGCTCATCACCGTGACCTGGTTGCCTTGAAGCGTAGCGTCGGAATTGAGCAGGAGTGACGCACCCGACGCCCCGTCTCCAGGAGCCGAGGCCCTCACCTCCGCCTCCCCCGTCAACTTAACCACGCTCCCTGCCTTGCTATGGAGTCGTGCCGTGTTGTCCAGTGTCAGCCACGCAGGCCCTGTAGACTGCATGGTGGCGTGCCCTTCGTCGTCGAGATGCACGAACGCGCCGGGCTTGGACTTGAGCAGTGCCAAGACATCGAGGATCGCGTGGGCGCCGTTGCCCGCCTGGAGCGTGATTCGGTTCGGCGTCAGTTCTACGTAGGTCTCGCCGCACCGCAGCCGGATCGAGGACTTGGCCTCGACGAGCGCATCGTGCTCGGCTCGCATGGAATAGTCTCCATCGACCTCGATCCCGTAGTGCGGTGAGGCGAGGGCCTCGCCCTCGTGCCCTTTGCCGTTGACCGTGAGCAGCTGGTTCCCCTCCACGGCCACGGTGCGCCCTCCTGCCACGCTCACGGCCTCATCGTTGCCGACGCTGCGGCTGCGATCGTGCTGCACGGTCTCGCTGTAGTCCCGCTGGGCGCGGAGCATGACCTGCTCTGCGCCCGCCGCGTCCTCGAAGCACAGCTCGTTGTAGCCGTCGCCTCCGGGCGTGCTCCTCGTGCGAAACGCGGTCTTGGTCCGCCCTTCGGGCAGGGGGTACGGCGCGGCGTTCTGGCCGTTGAACACGCAGCCGGTACATAGCGGGCGGTCGGGGTCGCCGTCGAGGAACGAGACGATCACCTCCATCCCGATCCGTGGGATGAACACCGAGCCCCACCCGGGGCCGGCCCAGGTCTGTGCCACGCGTACCCAGCACGACGCATCTTCGTCGTGTGTCGTGCTGCGGTCCCAGTGGAAGCGGACCTTGATCCGGCCGTGCTCGTCGGTGTGGATCTCCTCACCTTCGGGGCCCACGACTACCGCGGTCTGTGGACCGTGGATCAAGGGCTTGGTCGATCGCCCCGGGCAACGGTAGGTCACCTCGGCGGGGAGGCACGTGAAGTCGTTGTCGTAGGTGGGTGCCGCCGCTTGGGTGCCGTCGTGAACGTCGACCTCGGGGGCGTCGCCGCGATGCTCGACACGCGTGATGAGGTAGCGTCCGTCATGGTCGGAGTCGAGCAACTCAAAGACGCAGCCAGGCGCGAACGAGACCACGTTGCCGGCCCCCTCGAGTACGTCCTCGCCGGACGCGAGCGCTTCCTGGTCGCGAGCGGCGATGTCCGCCGTGTCCAGGTTCCACAATCGTCGCCCACCGTGCTCGATGACGACGAGATCCGAATCGTCGCGCGCGGGGGCGGAATCCTCGTACACGCGTGCCGGGTTCGTGGCCCAGTCCCAGTTGCGATGCACGATCGTCGGGCCCGCGGTCCGTCCACGACGCGCGATGGACCGGATGCTCTCGGCCTCGGCTTCGTCGTGGCGATCGACGACAAGTCGCACCTCGGCCCCGCCCGCCCATGCTTCGAGATCCCGGGCACCATCGCCACCATCGGTCACGACCGTCGCCTCGCGCTGTTGGTCGTCGTGGTCGAAGCGGTACGACAGCCCTTCTTCGTCGAGCAGGCGATGCAAGAATGCCAGATCGCTCTCCTGGTACTGCACGCAGTAGTCCCGAGGTGTGAATCCCCGCCCCACCGCTGAGAGGTCGAACTCGCGGTCGCGCTCCGTGAGCGTCGGACCCGCGAGATCTTCGACGACCTCGAGGACCGTCATCCGCTGGAAGATCCTCGAGCCTCGGCCCCGAGCCAGCAGTGCCAGTGCGGGTCCGAAGCGGAGAACCAGCCGCGTATGGTCCCCCCGTCCGTCGCGTACCTCCACTTCCTGGACGATCCCCGAGACGACGCGCTCGACATCGCCGCGGTGGATCCTAAGGCTCAGCTCGACCCCCACCAAGTCGCTGCCCTCCACGTCCGCGTCTTCACAGATCACCTCGATCTCGCCACGGTAGGGCTCTCCCAATGCCTCAGTGAGCCGAAAACTCCGTACTCTCCACGGCCGATCGTCGCACTCAAAGGTGTAGCGAACAACCGGAAGGGGGCTCGGCGTACCTGATGAGGAAGCTGCTTGGAAGTCCATGTTTCGTTCAAGCATCTTTCAGGGTCCCCTACCTTCTACCGGAAAAACCGTCAGAAGAAGGGGGAAGTCGACAACAAGCCATTGGGCCGTCTTGAACGAGGTTTGGATGAAAACTCCTCTGATCCCGCGTCAAACGCGTGGAGGCCTACGTCAAGAGATGTAGGGCGTTCGGGGCGATATGGTAGCTGGTCTTGCGGTCTTCCTTGATGAATGACTGCACCGCGTAGGCCAGGTACGAGCTCACGATCTGGATGAAGGGGAGGAATTCACCCTCCTCGCAGGTCGCGGCCCCGGCACCGGACTCGTCATCGATGACGAAGTGCTCGTCCCACACGACGCGCCCGAATCCCCCGTCTGCCGCCAAGGCCCCGTGGATGCACGGAACCTTGTTGGCTCGAGCGAATGCCTGGACCACGCGTCGCGCCTCCCCGTTGTCGAGGCAGTCGACCAGGAGGTCGGCGCCCCCGAGAAGTTGCGCGTCGTTGTCGGCCGTGAGCTTGTTGCCGACGGCCTCGATCTTGCGGCCGTAACAGAACTGCATGGCCTGCTTGAGGGCCTCGGTCTTCTTCTTGCCCACGCTGTTCTTGAAGTGGAACTGCGAGGCCACGTTCTTCATCTCGACCCTGTCGAAATCCACGACCTTGAGCTCGACGTCTTCGTTGCGCAGGGCCTGCACGAGGTGGGAGCCGAGCGCGCCGGCTCCGATGATGGTGATCTTCTTGCTCATGGTCTGTCCAGCGCCTCTGGCGTGGCGTCGCGGATGTTGAGGGTGTCGTGGGTGTCGGGAGGATAGGTGCCGTGCTCGTCCCTCCCCTCTTTCCAGTCGAGGACGAGGTCGTCCGGGTGTTCGAGGTCGAGGTCCAAGGTCACGTCCCGGAAGTTGCGAGGTTCGCCGCGGACGTGGAGGTACGAGCGGCCACCGTCTACGGAGATGGTCTCGCACGGGCACGAGTGCATGTCGTGGTGCGCGCGGCTCACGATGACGTGCTTGCACCGCAGGCACAGGACGCCCGTGACCGTGATCACCGCCAGTTCCTCAAGGAGCTGCTGGTCGCCGGTGATCCCCGCGTGCCCGGTGATCCCCGCGTGCCCGGTCAAACACGGTCGAACAGCAGGGCCATTTCGAGCGTTGCTTGGTCAACGAGGTCGAGCGCGTTGTTTCCCAGTTCCCAGTGGTGGGTGGGACACAGGGCGACAAGGTTCTTCAAGTTGTTGATCTCCGAAATTAGAGCCTCGTCGGGAAAATCCGCCACGTCGCGTAGGTGACACACTTGAACATGTTTCTTGTAGCCGCAGACGGCACAGCAGGCGGGGCGCTGACTAGCCTTGTACTTGGCGCGTGCGTCCTTTCGGAGAGCAGAGGCGGCAGACTGCCAGTTTTTCGAGAGGCGAAAAGAGCACCCTTGGTCAGCTCAGGCTGGTCTCCTAACCCCGACCCCTGTATGCGGAGTCGAACACAACGGTCGCAGTATCTGCGCTTGCTGTATCCTTGGTGTCGCCCGGGACGCCGTTTGCACTGCACCTTCGTGCCACAGTCTTGGCATGCCACGATCCCGTCTGCGGGTCGCTTGAGGTGCTCTCGGTTGTTGTGCCGAGCCGCGCAGGATTTGTCGCAGAATTTCTTCCGTCGTACCTGCCCCACCTGCCGCTCTCCAACTTCTATCACCGAATCGCATTGGCGGCATCGATTCGGGTTAGCGTAGTAATCCTCTAAGGCTTTCTTGCGGAGCTTCTGCGCTGTGACACGGCCTCCTTTACGTTGTCCTTTCTCTCGAGACACCCACAGAGGTTAGCGCCCGTGGGTTGTGCAGTCAATTGGTAGCGGGGGTGGGATTCGAACCCACGAAATCTCCGGGTTATGAGCCCGGCGCCTTAACCTGACTTGGCTACCCCGCAGCAGTTGCGATGGAGAGAATCGAACTCTCGACCTGCCGGTTATGAGCTGGCTGCTCTACCACTGAGCTACATCGCAAAACCTGTCGTTTGGGTGGGCCTGGGAGGAATCGAACCTCCGACCTCCGTGTTATCAGCACGGCGCTCTTACCCCTGAGCTACAGACCCTCGCTTGGTAGTCCCGGGCGGGTTCGAACCGCCGCCCCCCACCGTGTCAAGGTGATGCTCTCCCTCTGAGCTACGGGACTGTGCTTGGTAGGCCCAGAGGGACTCGAACCCTCGACCTTCTCCGTGTAAAGGAGTTGCTCTTACCGCTGAGCTACGGGCCTTTGAAGTCGGGGCGTCCTGAGCCGGACTAGACCAACGCCCCATGGCGGAGCAGACGGGACTTGAACCCGCGACCTTCCGGTTGACAACCGGGTGCGCTACCAACTGCGCCACTGCTCCGTAGCTATCGTCGGCATCATCGTCGTCTTCCATGAGGCTTCTCCTTTCTTCGTCTCGAGTGGGTGCCGACCCCGGGGCTCGAACCCGGCCCTTCCCCGCGACTAGCGGGGGCTCCCCTGGGAGCTTGTCGGCATGTTGTTGGCGTGGTGGTGGTGGTGGTGGTGGTGGTGGTGGTGGTGGTGGTGGTGTAAAGTTGGGCTGTTGTCTCCCCCAGGCCGCCCGGTCGCCTGGCATTACATCCTCGGATTGCGTCGCCCCTCGAGCTCGCGCTCGACGAGTACCTGGGATGCCGCGTTAGAGCTGCCGGTGGGAATTGAACCCACGACCTCGAACTTACCAAACTCGCGCTCTACCCCTGAGCCACGGCAGCGTGTGTTGTTGAAGATGCTCGGAGCCCAGGGTCGGGATCGAACCGAACGACCTGCTCATTACGAGTGAGCTGCTCTGCCACTGAGCTACCTGGGCCTGCTGTTGGTGTTCTCCTGGTGAAGTTCGTCTCGGAGCCCGTCGAGGGACTCGAACCCCCAACCCCTCGGGTACAAACCGAGTACTCTAGCCGATTGAGCTAGACGGGCTGAGGGGACGTGCTGAGCAACCCTTCCGGGGTTCCCGGCGGGCTGCGTCACTCAGGTAGAGATCGGGTAACTCGCCGGGAATCGCTCAACACGCGGTCGTATCGTCCATAATCGGACGTACGACGGCCACGACCGTCATGGAGACGGTTTGTGTGGCGGTGCTGTTGGTGGAGCGGTTCATTGGCGTGGAATCCGAAACCGTGTCCTGCCAAGGGAAACGGCCAAGGGTTGGTGTACGCGGCCTTCGGGCACGAGTCAAGTTTCGGGTTGATTTTTTTCAACCGTCGGGAGGGCTGGCGCGTGGGGCCGACTACCAACGCCAGGTGAAGCTCTCAAGCCAGTCGCCCTTCTCCTCGTCGTCGAGGGAGAGGAATTCGCGCTCAGCTTCAAGCATCTCGCGGTGGAATGCGTCCGCGATCCTGCGGTCGCGCGTGCCCGGCTCGAACGCCCACGGCTGCCAAGGGTAGTGGTCGCCGAGCTTGTGTTCGTTTTCGATGTTGATCGTGTGGTCGAGGACGGGAGCCATCGCGGCCCAGGTGGGGCGGTTCCGGTCGTACTCGCGCTTGGCGAGCTCCTGTCGGATCAGGAGCTTCACGGGCAGCGGGCTGTGACCGACCTTCTTGTTGAAGTAGCGGCCCGCGATGACGATGTTGCCGTTGCCGTTGCCATAGCCGCCGTTGCGTTCGCAGACGAGGTGTTCTCGCGAACATTCCCACGGCACCATGCGCCCGAGCCTCTCGCGTATCTCGTAGGGTACAAGGTAGAGGAGCACGCCGGTGTACCAGCACCGCTGCGCGAGGTCGGGGTCCCTCCCGAAACGCATCGTCATGATCCTCGAGATCCAGTTGCGTCCTGCGTTCCTCTCCGCGATCTCGTCGTGGTGCATCCACCTGAGGACGGGGTCGTGCTGGTCGCCTCCCGTCAGCACGAGCAGGTGACGGTCAGCGTAGTCGGAGTACTTGAGCGGGCGCCCGTCCTCGTCGAGGTGGGCATCGGGCTTGGCCTCGAGACGCGCTCGGAACTCCGGGATGTTCTGGAACTTCCACGCGCGCAGGAGCCTGCGGTTCTTGCGGCCGTGCCGTCCCATCCAATCATTGTACGCGGAGGGCCGCGGAGCCTGACCTACCCGAGGTCGTACACGGTCACCGGGATCCCTTGCGTGACGAAGTGCTGGTCGAGCAAAGGCTCGATCTCGGACCACTTGCCGCCCGCGAGGCCGCAGCCGATCCTCGGCGTGTGGATGGACACCTTGCGCTCAGGATGATCCGTCGCGTACTGAGCAAGGAACCCGAGGCCCTTGGAGATGGCGCCGTAGCGGACCGGGATGCCGCCGTCGGAGGCACGGCCCACGCCGTCCTGGCCAACGATGTTGGCGACGCACACGTCGTGCTCGACGGGGACGAGTTGCATGGCGCCGAGCATCTTCCTGAACCGCTCGCCGTGGCTCCGGGCCCACCGTCGGTACTCGATCTCGGGTCGGGGCCACCGCCTCGAGAGCGCGACCACGAAACCGGCACCCCATCCGCCCTCGTTGTTGCAGCAGTGGGCGATGATCTTGAGGCCGTCCCCCTCGGGGCGCGTGGCGTCCCCAATGATGTACCTGACGGCGTCGTAGCGTTCCTCGGCGGCGCGCACGGTGCTTATACGCTACCTACGCGGTCCACTGCTCGTAGATGCGGTGCTGCTCGTTGGTAGGGAGGGACCCGAAAAGCACCTTGTTGCCCGTATCGGGGTGCCTGAAGCGCTTCCCCTTCACCGCCTTCTCGAAATTCTGACGGGCGTTGCCGTCGCCTTCCTCTTCGCCGCTGTCGAAGTGTTCCTTCACGAAGCGTCTCATCTGGCCTCGAGAGACCGGGCTCTCTCCATCCCACGGGACCTCGTTCCCCCACAGGAACCCAAACTCAAACGAGAGGCCGCGTGCCTTGGAGAAGAGGCTCTTGTTGGGCTTCACCTTAAAGGCAGGATCCCCCTTGGGGTCCACAGCGATCTCCGCCCGGGGCTCACCCTTGGTGTGGTACATGCCGAGCACGCCGTCGCGAGACTTGTGAATCACGGCATCTTGGCCGTACTTGCGCCCGAGCTCGAAGAGATCCTTCGGGCCGATCCGCGGGACCAGCACGGACTTCTCCGTGACTCCCTCCCACGATCCCCGCAGCGGGATGGGACGCAGGCCGAGTTTCTGGAGGTCGCGCATGAGTTCCCCGTGGCGCTCCTGATTCTGGCGTTTCGAGCCAGACTGGTACGCCGAGAGGATCCCGAACGAGCCTCCGGCCTCCATCAGCTTCTTGAGTTGCTTCTTGCGCAGCGCCTCCCGACGCATGGCTGCAATTTTCCGAAGCACGGGGCGCAGAGCCTCTCGAAACTCGGGACGGTTGTGGGTGATTTGGATGATGTTGCTGCTGGAGAACGGTCGCATCCTGATACAGGTTTCCGATAGGCTGTTTCAGCGAGAACCGGTACCTCGCCTATGACGCATGCAGTGGTGAGCCATGCCCAGCAAAGCCAAAGCCAAAGCCAAAGCCAAAGAGAAGGACGCGAAGGCGAAGAGCTACTTCGCCAAGCGGATGCCGAAGATGGTCCAGGAGTCCGCCGACGTCCAGGGGCGTCCCGAGGACAAGGATGCGGCCGTCGAGGCCCTCCTCGAGGTGGTCCCGGACCCGGACGCCCTCTCCGGGGGGTAGAGATCTCCCTCGGGCTCTCGTGAGAATTTCACGAAGCCTCGAATTCGTCGTCGTGCGCCCTCGTTGCGGCGGAGGCGCGCTCTCGGAGGTCGGTAGAAGTAGGGCATGGAGGCGCCCGAGCATCCCGAGACGGCCCACGACCGGGCCCGGAGGATCGTGAACTTCTGGCGCCGCCGGTCGTGGCTGTCGAGCGCCTCCCCGATCCACATCCACCCGCTCGACGTGGACAAACTCGTCGAGTTGATCACCGCCGAGCTCGACCGGGGCGGGTAGGGTGCAGCATCGGCGCCTCGTCGGCGCCTTCCAACAGGAGACATGTCCATCAAGGAAAGCATCGCGGGGCTCAAGCCTCTGCACGAGAACATCAACGTGCCGCTCATCGAGCTTCTGCGGCCGTGGATGATCATCGCCGGCCTTGAATTCAAGGACGGCGTCCACCTGACCGCGGACGACCTCGTCCAGAAACTCCTTCGCGTGTACGCCAAACTCGGGGACTCCCTCGACCTGCTCGATGAGGACCAGCTCCGCGAGGCCGCGTGTCGCTGCCTCAAGAAGATCACCGTCTACGGCGACTTCATCGAGGACGGCGACATCGTGTTCAAGCACGGTCAGGACATCGAGTGGGACGGGAGCACCTGGGTGTTCATCTCCGATCCCAAGCTGCGGTTGCGCGAGACGTCCAAGCTCTACGAGCACGCGCTCGATGCCATCAAGCAGCGCCTGGGGATCTAGCCTTCGCCAGACGTGGGATGTCCGGCGTCGTGCCACGCC